ATTGTTTTGGGATAATACAAATAAGCGGTTAGGAGTTGGCACTATATCTCCAAGTACAGCCTTTCACGTTCAAGGAGCAAGCACATTGGCTGGATTAACAACAGTATCTGGTGATATTAGACCTTCTGTAAATAACACCTATAACGTAGGTTCCTCGACATTAGGATTTCTTGGAATGTATGCCTCAAATAGTGGTATTTGGTATTTTGGTAGTGCTGAATTTGCAAGGCGCGGAGGTTCTGGAGGTGTAGAATTTTCCACAGCTGGCAATAATTTAACAATTTTTAATTCAGACAGAACGGCCGAAATCGGAAGATTTACAAGCACGAATAGAAATTTATTATTAGGTACTACTTCCGATGTTGCGCGCTTGCACGTCGTAGGCTCTGGAACCAGCTCCTCAACTTGGACAGCCCAATTTCACAACAGCGCAGGGAATAACAACGCGCTTATGATACGCGATGATGGGAATATCGGTATTAACACTAATACCCCTAACGCACGGTTGCAGGTTCAAGGTGCTGATACAAGCAATTCAAATTGGACGGCGCAATTCCATAACTCCCTCGGAAATAGCAACTCCTTAATGATCAGAAATGACGGGAATGTGGGGATTGGTACAACAGGAACAACAGCGAGATTGGTTGTCAGAGCAAGCGGTTCTTCATCAGGTTCAACAGCTATGCTTGTTGAAAATAGTGGAGGAACATCTATGTTAATGGTTAGAGAAGATGGTAATGTGGGGATTGGAACAAATACACCAAGTTTTAATTTAGAAGTTGTCGGCCAATCAAGGATTGGGGGTAACTTTGATGTATCGACAAATACTTCTTTTTTTGTAACAGGGTCAAGGACTGATCGTAGAATTACAAATACTTTTACTGGTTCAATAACCAACTCTGTAGGGTACTTTGCTGGCACTGTTGATATGAGAGGAAGTCAAGCATTTACAGCATTTAATGGAATGACATTTGCAGTAAATAACCAAAATACAAGCGCAAGTAATAATATCACAGCTGGCAATTTTACAGTAACAAATGACGCGGCAAATGCAGGATTGAGCAGAGGTATTGGAGTTGTAGGTAGATTTGTTAATTCTTCAAATGTTGCAGCTAATGATATTAGATGCGTTCAAGGCGATGTTAGCAATTTATTAACTGGAAGCACAATAAGTAATTTGTATTTGTATAGAGCTGAAGTGGCCTCTAATTTGGGGACAATAACAAACACATACGGTTATTTTGTTGGAGATATAACTGCTGGTACACAAGTTAATACACCTTATAGTTTCTATGCTATTGATCCAAATGCCTTTAACTATTTTGCGGGATCAACAGGTATAGGCACCACAACACCAGCGCAAACCCTTGACGTTGCTGGTACGATGCGTTTGACGGGATCAACTGGAACGGGAACAACCTTAATGGCTAGGAATGCAGCTGGAGATGTTTCGGCTGTTACGGTTGGAAGTGGTTTGAATTTATCTAATAATACCTTAACAGCAACAGGCGGTGGAACAGGGACTCTAACAGGTTCGGGAACAGCAACACAAGTTGCCTTTTGGGGTGGTACAACGGGTTCAACATCAACAGCTTTATCAGGAAGTTCAAGTTTATATTGGGATGGTATAAACAATCGTTTGGGGATAGGTACATCAACGCCTTCTGCACCCCTCACAATAAAAAGTTACGGTAATTCAATTTCAACAAATGAAGCGTTTAGCATATTCAACAGTGCTGCAACACCATTAAATTTATTAACGGTACTTGAAAACGGTAATATTGGGATTGGTGGTCAAACCTCACCTATCTATAAATTAGATATTTTAGGTAATCTTCGTTTGGGTACTTCATCTATTCAATTTGGTATCGGAGAAAGCGGTGGTAACAGCGTTATATTGGGCTCATTGACAAATCACCCCTATAGATTTATTGTAAATACAAATGAAGCTGCTCGTTTTACAACAGATCGTAATTTAAGTATAGGTGCGACTGGTTCTACAGCTAGATTATTAGTTGTCGGTTCACAACCAAGTGGAACAACAACGTGGACGGCGCAATTCCATAATGCACTCGGAAATAGCAATTCTTTGATGATCAGAGATGATGGTAATGTGGGGGTTGGGACAAGTACCCCTAATTTTAAATTAACAGTCCAAGCAAATGATGCTGGTTTACTTGTAAGTGGTGCTAACGTATCTCCTTTCACTCAAATCATTGCTAGTTTTGTTTACGGAGGAAACGGTAATACTATAAATGTAGAAAATAGGGGTGGTAGAGCATCTTTTCAAGCGAGAGCAACTACAGCAGTAGGAGCAGCTGCATCTCCTTTGTTTTTAAACCCAAATGGAGGAACTGTTAGTGTTAATAACGATAATCCAGATGCTTCTGCTATTTTTGATGTTAGAAGTACCACACAGGGCTTCCTCCCACCGAGGATGTCAACAGCTAATAGGAACTTAATTTCATCCCCTGCAACAGGTCTTCAGGTTTATAATAGCAGTTTAAATGTGATGCAGCATTATAACGGTGTATCATGGGTAAATGAAGCTAATCCTATATTAACTCGTGTTTCCACTGGTACAACACAGGTTGAGTTGTTTTTGGACGGCGTTTCTTCACGGTTTGGTCTTGTGGGTACCAATAAGGTTTGGAATTTTAGAATACAATTATGTGCTATTGTCGCTTCCGCTGGAACAGGAACTTTAGATATAGCTGATTCTTATATATCCGAACATTTAATCGGAATAAAAAGATCAGGTTCAAGCATTAATGTTGTTGGCGGCGGCGTTGTTCAAAATTTAATCGGCGCGAATACACAAATGGAAGATTCTGTTGTAACAATAACGGGCGATAGCGGAACCGAATCCATAAGGGTGTTTTATACCCCGCCTTCGGGTGCCGCTGCAAATACGGTTATAAGAATAAGTGCAACATTATATTATACCGAAGCTGGTGTGTAGTGGGGTGGACGGCGAAATATATAAAAACTAAATAAAAAAAACTATAAACATATAACATGGCAAATATAATAAATTTTCCTTCTGGAAAGGTTGGTATAGGGACAGAAAATCCCCAACAAACCCTTGATATCGCTGGAACATTACGTTTATCGGGTTCGACGGGAACGGGAACAACATTGATGGCAAGAAACGCATCGGGTGATGTTTCCGCTGTTACTATCGGTGTCGGATTAAATTTATCAAATAATAGCCTGACCGCAACGGGCGGCGGAACGGGTACGGTTTCGGGTTCGGGAACCGCAACCCAAATCGCTTTTTGGGATGGTGCAACGGGCACAACATCATCATCCCTTGCAAGCAGCGCAAATTTATATTGGAATAATGTTAATAGCCGTTTGGGTGTGGGTACCAATACTCCCACAAGAACATTAGATGTAGTAGGTGATTTATCTATTGGTTCATCACACAAGTGGACTATCTCTTCTAATATTTTTTCTCTTCCAAATAGCACAAATGCTTTTATAAGCCTACAAAGTGATAGGTATTTGAATATAACTAATTCAAGTTCCACTGTTGGTATAATATCCTTCGATCATAATAATCGTAATACTTTTATAGGTAATAGAATTTCAAATCCAATCACGGAGGCTAGATTAGTTGTGGCTGGTTCTGGTATTACAGCAGCAGGGTGGACGGCGCAATTCCATAACAGCGGTGGTACAAATAACTCTTTAGTGATAAGAAATGACGGTAATGTTGGTGTAGGTACTGTTGATTTAAACTCTCGTCTTCAAGTTCAAGGCGCTGATACAAGTGATACGGGGTGGACGGCGCAATTCCATAACTCCCTTGGAAATAGCAATTCCTTAATGATCAGAAATGACGGGAATGTGGGGATTGGAACAACAGGAACAACGGCAAGGTTAATAATACAAGGTACGGGATCTAGTAGTGCAGCTACAATGGCTGTTGTAAATAGTGGTGGAACTAATTCATTAAGAGTTCTTGACAACGGATCTGTTTTAGTTAATTTAACAAACGCTAGTTCTCCGATCACACTATTTGAAGTTAATAGTAGAGGTAGATTTTGGGGTGGTATTGAATTAGGTGGTTTTGCTATTGCTAGAATCGACGGGTCAGGTAACTATTTTAAAAATGTAACTGGGTCTAACGGCTTCGGTTTTTATAATACATCTGGTTTTAACGGTACAATCGGGCAATTTTTTTGGTCCGAATTTAGTACAAATATTAACCCTACGTCTGGTTCAGCTGAATTTAGTGTACTTAAATTATCTCCAACTTTTAATTTAAGTGGCACTGCTGCAACAACTGTAATAGGTTTAGATTATAATCCAGTCATAAATTCAATAGTTAACGGTAAAAATTATGCAGCTCTTTTTCGTTCTGGTTCTGTAGGTATTGGTACATCAACACCAGTGCAAACCCTTGACGTTGCTGGTACGATGCGTTTGACGGGATCAACTGGAACGGGAACAACTTTAATGGCTAGGAATGCGGATGGTGATGTTTCGGCTGTTACGGTCGGAAGTGGTTTGAATTTATCTAATAATACCTTAACAGCAACAGGTGGTGGAACGGGTGCGGTTTCTGGTTCGGGAACAGCAACACAAATCGCTTTTTGGGGTGGTACAACGGGTTCAACATCAACAGCTTTATCAGGAAGTTCGAATTTATATTGGGATGGTATAAACAATCGTTTGGGGATAGGTACGTCAACACCTGCTGCTAGATTAGATGTTGGTAATGGGGTTATAGGTATAACAGGGTCGATTGGTTTTACCAATAATAGTAGAATGATCACATTTAATGATGCTAATAACGGGATGCTTTATACTGGTTTTGGAGGTCATAGGTTTTCAGTTTTTAATCAGACAACTTATCAAAACGCTTTAGTTATAACAGGAAATAGTCCCACACCAAATGTAGGTATAGCAGTTGAAGCACCTGTAGCAAGATTACAGGTTCAAGGATCAGATACAAGTGATACGGGGTGGACGGCGCAATTCCATAATTCTCTTGGAAACAACAATTCCTTAATGATCAGAAATGATGGAAATGTTGGGGTTGGTACAAGTGGTACGACAGCAAGATTTGTTGTCAGAGCAAGTGGTTCTTCAACTGGTTCAACAGCTATGCTTATTCAAAATAGCGGTGGAACTACTTTATTAAGAGTTAGGGAAGATGGAAATGTTGGGATTGGTACAGCAGAACCAACTAATAGACTTTATGTTGACGGTTCAACTTACGTAGGTAGCTTAACTGTATTAGGAGGCATAAACAGTATTACTGGTAGTATATTTTTAGCTAGCGCTAGATCTATCCAATTTGGAAGTAATACTTCTATTATAGGACAAGATGGTAGTTCTGGTTTTATTAGATATACAGTTAATAACAATGAAATATTTAGAGCAACTACAACATCTATAGGCATAGGCACCATAACACCAGCGCAAACCCTTCACGTTGCTGGTACGATGCGTTTAACTGGATCAACTGGAACGGGAACAACCTTAATGGCTAGGAATGCAGATGGGGATGTTTCGGCTGTGACGGTTGGAAGTGGCTTGAATTTATCTAATAATACCTTAACAGCAACGGGTGGTGGTAGTGGAACTGTTTCTGGTTCGGGAACAGCAACACAAGTTGCCTTTTGGGATAATACAACTTCTTTAGCAGGTAATTCCAATTTGTATTGGGATAATGTTAATAGCCGTTTGGGTGTGGGGATTACAACACCAACATCAAATCTTGATGTTGTCGGTTCTGTGGAATTTCAAAACCCTTCAACTGCTTTTGATGGGGGTGTTTTGGGGTCAGAATTGTTAACCACAGGTACAGGTACAAACTGGACTGGGACAAGTTTCGCTACGGGTTATCTTCATGCTACTGGTAGTACTGTTGCTTTGGTGTCATCTGCTTCTATTTCAAATGGACAATATTATCAGGTTGTCGTTACAGTATCAGGAAGAACAACTGGTAGTATAACATTCAGTATCGGTGGCTATACCAGTTCAAGTATCAGTACAAATACAACTACAACAGTAGGACCTTTTACTACTAGTACAGCTAGCTTTACAGTGACACCAACAAACGATTTTGATGGTACTGTTTTAGCATCTGTAAAAGTAATAACTGCTGGTTCAGCTTCTTTTGTTGGTAAAAATAGTGCTGGAACAATAGTTTACGAGGAGAGATTGAGCAATTCAACTACAAATATTTTTCAAGGTATTAATGCTGGACCAAGAAATACTACTGGGCTTAATAATATCTTTATAGGACCTTCAGCTGGTAATTCAAATACTACAGGTAATAATAACCTTTTTATCGGACTCAATGCAGGATTAGTTAATAGTATTGCAAATAATAACACTTTTATAGGAACTTCAGCTGGTTTTTCAAATACTATTGGAGATTCTAATACTTTTATAGGTGCTGGAGCTGGAGTTAATAATACATCTGGATCTAATAACTTCTTTTTAGGTAGAAATACAGGTCTTTCAAATACTATAGGTGTTAATAATTTATATATAGGAACATTTTCAGGTGTCTTTTCAGTAAGTGGAGGCAGCAATGTTTATTTAGGTGGAAATACAGGTCGTAATAATGTTGGTGGGTCAAGTAATGTATTAATTGGTTTAAATGCTGGTAGATATTATAGTGAGTCTACTTTAGATGATACTTCTATAAATAACAGTATTTTTATCGGTGCAGAAACTAGATCAACTTTATCTGGTCAAACAAACCAAATTATTATTGCAAATAATGGTCGCGGCCTTGGATCCAATACAACCGTTTTAGGAAACACAAGTACGGTTCAAACCCACCTACACGGTAATCTTACTCTTGGATCAACATCTTCACCTACTGCAAGAATGGTAGTTGTTGGTTCTGGAAGTAGTAATACTGGGTGGACGGCGCAATTCCATAATGTTCTCGGTAATAGCAACTCTTTGATGATTAGAGACGATGGTAATGTGGGGTTTGGGACTGATGCACCTACTGGTAAAATAGATGCTAGATCTGATTCAGGTGTTATTGCTTTTTTTGGAGTTGCAAATGGAGGTACTAGACTTTCAGTTAATTCAAATGGCAGAGTTGGTTTAGGTTTAGTTGGGTGGATTCCAACGACAGACGGAGGACAAAATATAACCACGGGAGCAGGCGGCTGTTTTATTGGTTATGATGCAAGTGGAGATTTAGCATATACTAATGTTGCAAGCGTTACATTAGGAAGGCCATTGAATAGACTGTTAAATGCAACAACAAATACTCAAAGGATGGTAGATATTGTGGGTAATTTTTCTCCCACAAGCGGAAATGCCACTTTTTATGATTTAGGTATTATTCCAATAATAAACCAAACAGGGGGTGCGAGTGGTATAACAAGAGGGGTATTCGTAAACCCAACACTTACAGCAGCAGCTAATTGGAGATCAATTGAATGGACAAATAACAGTGGCTTTGGTTTATATGGTTCAGGCACCGCAACCAACTATCTTGCAGGATCTTTGGGAATAGGAACCGATGCCCCAGCGCAAACCCTTCACGTTGCTGGTACGATGCGTTTGACTGGATCAACTGGAACTGGAACAACCTTAATGGCTAGAAATGCGAATGGGGATGTTTCGGCGGTTACATTGGGCACGGGCGTTGTATTATCCAATAATGTTATATCGGTTGCATTATCCCCGAAAGCGGAAACCCCAAGCGGTTTGGTTAATGGTTCCAATATAACATATACATTGGCATCCACACCTATAGCAAACCAAAGTGTGATGGTATTCTTAAACGGTGTTGCTCAATATAATGGTATTGATTACACTGTAAGCGGAACCACGATAACGTTTGGAACAGCGCCCGCGAATGGATCAAGCATATTTGCATATTATATGGCGTAGTGAGAGGGTGGACGGCGAAAAATAAAATAATAAATCCGCCGTCCACCCCATTTTCGCCGTCCACACCTATTTATAAAAAAAACCTTTTTCATAAAAAATGCCACAAAATAAAATAAGAACAGAAGATATTGTTGATTCGCAAATAACCTATGCGAAGATACAAAACGTATCCAATAATAATCTATTATTGGGAAGAAATACAGCAGGAGCGGGGCTTATAGAAGAATTAAATGCAGCCACCGCAAAAGCAATATTGGCGTTAAATAATGTTGAAAATGTCGCATTATCAACATGGACAGGTTCAACAAATATTAATACCCTCGGAACCATCACCCAAGGAACATGGTCGGGATCCACAATATCCATTGATAAAGGCGGAACAGGGCTTAATACCTTGGGAACCGCAAATCAGGTGCTTGCCGTTAATTCGGGAGGAACCGCCCTGCAATATGTTACACCATTAAGCGGAACAGGTACAGCAGGACAGGTTACTTTTTGGACAGGAACAAATTCTCAAGGGGGGGATAATGGTTTGTTTTGGGATAATACAAATAAGCGGTTAGGCGTTGGCACAAATGCACCAGCGCATAGACTACAGATTTTAGGGCCTAGTGCAAGGTTTGAGAACTCGAGCGGAACATTTGAGTTTGATATTGTTGGAGGAGGTACGACCTCACGCATACAAACAACAGCGACAGGCATGGCTTTGGGAACCTTATCAAATAACGCTTTGATTTTTTGGATGAATGCGAGCGAAAGAATGAGAATTAATTCATCAACTGGACACGTCGGTATAAACCAAACAGCACCAGCAGCCCGCCTTCACGTAGTAGGATCCAGCACAGGCACGACGGCTTGGACCGCACAATTCCATAACAGCGGTGGTACAAGCAATTCCTTGATGATCAGAGATGATGGGAATATTGGTATTAACACTAATACCCCTAACGCACGGTTGCAGGTTCATGGTGCTGATACAGCAGATACAGGGTGGACGGCGCAATTCCATAATTCCCTCGGAAATAGCAATTCCTTGATGATCAGAAACGACGGTAATGTGGGTATTGGAACAAATGCACCAGCAGCTAAATTAGAAGTGGATCCAATTGTAAATCAAACAGGTATTCTTGTAGCAGGATATAGTCTTACTGGTTCAAGCACTATACCTGCAATTGATATCACAGGTGCTTGGAATACTAGTGGTATAGCAACATTAATTAGAGGAAATCTAACAAATAATGTTTCAGCTGCTACTAGTAGGCTTATAGATTTACAGGTAAGTGGCACAAGCCAATTTAGGGTTTTACCTAACGGTACTATTAATGGATCAGAACTTATAGGGCAATTGAGTGGAACTATAGCAGTTAGATCTAATTTAACTAATGTTGCAGGTAATTATGTAACTATAGATAATAATAGTTCAAATATTACCACTACAACAGGTATAGTTAGTGGTGTTATAATACGATCATCTTATATTCCACCAAGCGGTACTGGAGTGTTTGTTGGATTAAATTTAAACCATACAATCAATCAATCAAGTGGAAGTGGTTCGACTGGGATAACAAGGGGGCTTCTTGTAAATCCCGCGTTAACATCTGCTTTTGATTGGAGATCAATTGAATGGACAAATAATACTGGTTGGGGTTTGTACGGTTCTGGTACAGCAAATAACTATTTGGCTGGTAACTTGAGTGTGGGTACAAGTGGAACAACGGCTAGATTGGTTGTTAGAGGTAGTGGTGCTACATCAGGTTCAACAGCTATGCTTGTTGAAAATAGTGGAGGAACATCTATGTTAATGGTTAGAGAAGACGGTAATGTGGGGATTGGAACGAATGCACCAACTACTCGTTTAGATGTCAGCGGAACGGCAAGAGTACAGGGGACGACTACAATAACACCCGCTGCTAATACTTCAGCTATTACAAGTACTGGATATTCTGTTACAGGTAGTGATACAACAAGAATGATTGATCTATCTGGCACATGGAATACGACTGGGAATGTTACTGCTATTAATTTGGATATAACTAATACAGCAAGTGGTGTTAATTCTAATTTAATTAATTGTTCTATAAATGGAACAACAAATATTTTTTCAGTAAGAAGAACAGGTGAAGTTGCTGTACAAAATTTATATTCGTTTCATTCAAGTAACGGAACACTTTCTGCAACTTCAACACTCACAATACAAACGGCTGCATCGCAAACAGGAGGTATTTTTTTAAATAAAAGTGCTTCTGTTACTGCTACATCTGGAGATTTTCCTACAATAACTTTAAATAATATATCAAATTCATTTGCTCCTACAAGTGGTACTGCTACATTTACTTCTATAAGAGCCATACCTACTATCAACCAAACAGGTGGGGCAAATGGTATAACAAGAGGGATAATCGTAAGCCCCACATTAACATCTGCTTTTGATTGGAGATCAATTGAATGGACAAATAGTTCTGGTTGGGGTCTTTACGGTGAAGGCACCGCAAATAACTATTTAGGAGGTAATTTAAGTGTTGGTACAACAGGGTCAACAGCTAGATTGGTGGTGGTTGGTTCTCAACCAAGTGGAACGACAACATGGACAGCTCAATTCCATAATGCCCTTGGAAACAGCAACTCTTTGATGATCAGAGATGACGGAAATGTGGGTATTGGAACGAGTACACCAACATCAAGACTTGATGTTGTGGGTACGGTTGAATTTCAAAATCCATCGGCGGCTTTTGACACCCCGTCTTTTGGATCTGAACTGTTAACTACAGGTGCAGGTACAAACTGGACTGGAACAAGTTTTGCTAGTGGATACACACACACTACTGGTAGCACCGCAGCTTTAACTAGTGCATTTACACCTTTAAATGGTCAAATTTATAGAGTTGTAGTAACTACTACAAACCTTATATTTGGTCAAAGTGTTACAGTTACTTTTGGAGGAGTTTTAGATCAAACAATTACTTCTAATACAACAATTACTTTTGATAGTAGAACAATTAATACATCTGCTTTAGTAATTACACCATCAAATAATTTTACTGGTACTGTTACTGCAAGTGTAAAAGTTATTTCACCAACTAGTCCTTTATTTGTAGTTAGAGCTAGCACAAATAATACTATTTACCAGCAAATATTTAACACTAATGGTACTAACCTAATTCAGGGAACTGACGCTGGAAAATATACTACAACTGGAAGTGATAATTTATTTCAAGGGTCTAATAGTGGCATTTATAATACTGGTGGCTCCTTTAATGTATTTCAAGGAGGTGATTCAGGCTTCTTTAACACTAATGGTAATAATAACGTTTTTCAGGGTTATAGAGCTGGTTTTACTAATAGAACAGGTGGTGAAAATCTTTTTCAAGGAGCTGGAGCTGGTTATTCAAATACTATAGGTAATGCTAATACATTTGTAGGACGTAGTGCTGGTTACAGTAATACTACTGGTAATTGGAATGTTTTTCAAGGGGCTTATTCAGGTTTTTATAATACAAACGGTAGTTTAAATGTATCAATAGGATATTTAGCTGGATATTACATAACAGCTGGTACTATAAATACCAAATTAGATAACTCAATTTTAATTGGTCACGATACAAGAGTACCTGCAACAGGTCAAACAAATCAAATTGTTATAGGTGATCAAGCTAGAGGTCTTGGTTCTAACACCACTGTTATAGGTAATACTGGTACCACTATTTCACTCATACATGGTAATGTAAGTGCAGGTGAAACAAACCCTAAAAACAAACTGGAAACAAGTGGTTCTTTTGGTAGGGGGTCTTTGGTACAAGTAAGTACTTCTTCTTATACTGTAGGAGACAACGATACTTGGATTAGAGTAAGTACTGCAACTGGATCCGTTACTTTAACTTTACCAGATCCGACAGCTTGGATAAGAAGAGAAATTATGATTATAAGAACAAGTGGTGCTACAGTTATATCTGCATCTAGTAATGTTGTAAAGTTCGCGGGTGCTGGTACAGCAATATTAGGTGGAGATGATTTACGTTGTACTTTGGTTTCAGATGGAACAAATTGGTATTTTATGTAATAATTTTCATAACAAAAACGGCACATCAATTGATGTGCCGTTTTCTTATTTACTATTTCTGACTAACAAAAAGCATTTTGATTGGTCTGATATAATTATCGACGAAATAGTTCCCTAAATCTCCGATTTTTTCTATTGTCGTTTTATGATATTTATCTTTTCTTTTCTCATAAACGATTTCAGCCGATCGAAGCTCTGCTTCATTAACTGGTGTTTCAATTGTTTTCTTTCGTGATCTTGTTGTTTTTGTTTCGGATGGCATTGTTTCCAAGCCTTTTTTCAATTCATTTTTTTTCATAGATAAAATAATTTTTATAACGCAAAGATAAAGTCAAAAATTGAAATATGCAACTATTGGAAGTAATTATTTTCAAAATAAAGTAGTTGATACTTGTCGGTAAAGTCAATTAATCTTAGAACGCTTAGCAAATCGGCGTATTCTTTAACGCTATCGTTTTGGATTTCTCTATATTTTTGTAAGAAATCAAATGTGGCTACATCTTTCAAAAGGATATTTTTAGATGTTTCATTGTACGCTACGAACAAATTATATTCCAAGTTATAGGCATAATTGATAATGTCAATCAAATTATCCAATTCGTAGCTTGTTTTAACCGTTGGGATAGTCGGTACAACATTCCATTGAACGAGATAATCCATAATACCCTGTGCATGAGCTAACTCTGAACTACTTTCATTTTGGAAAAATGCACCTGCTTTCATAAATCCCTGCTCATTACACCAATTGGCTGCATTAAGATAGAAATAATGTGCGGTGAATTCGTCTGCGATTCTTTTTGTAAGCAATTCTACAATGGCTGAATCTAATACTTTTGGAGTAATCGGCTCCATATTATACTCCGTTGGTTTATTGTCTTCTACTTTCATATTATTTTTGTTTGTTTATTTCATTATAAATATTATTAATGGTGGATTTAAGGATAGTTAATTCATCTTCAAAGGATCTTTGGAGGTCTATGTTATTCCTCTCAATATCCCTGAAAGCTTCATTAATTAATTCATTGAGGTTGTTTATTCGATTTTCATGTAATTCCACTTGTCTACGCACTTGATACAAGGTGTAAAACAAATAGATAAAAGAGGTTAATAATAGGATGCTTAGAGATCCCAATGTAAATGATAAAATATTGATTTCCATATTATGTAAGGTTATTTAATTCTTTTAATTTTTCATTTATAACTTCCATCTGTATTGATGTTAATAAAATGTCTTTATTGGGGGAGAAGTACCAGAAATTAAAGTCATTAATATTTCGTTTAATAAATGAGCCCAAATTACTTATTTCATGTTCTTTTATTTCATATTTATCTTCTTCTATTTTATTAAAAGCTATTTGATGGTTTATTATTTTACTTTTTGTTTTTTCAGCTTCTTTTAAGGAATGGAACAGTATTGCGAGGAAAACAATAATGTATAGGATGAAAAATTTATTGAAGTAAAATAAAGATATTAATATGAATATAAAGTTCAATAAAAGTAAGGAATTTTTTAGTAGTTTGTTTGGCATTGGACGGCGAAATTATTTACCGAAAAAAAATGTTCTGAAATTTATTGCCCATGTCTTACACATACCTAAACAATCCCTCACAGTCTTCCTCTGGTTGAATATCTCTATGAAGAAATATAGTAGCAATCCCAATAGTAAGACAGAAATAAAATATGTCAGATAAGGCAATAATTGGAAATATAAGTAAACGATTCCAATAGTTAAGATAATAACTAATAAATTTTTAAATGTTTCGTTAAGCATGTTTAATTTTGTTTATAAATTCTTTAAAATTGTTTACTCTGTAATGCCCAACATCATATTTAATGTTGTGATTTCTGGTCATTAAATAACAGGTGATTCCGTTGCTTTGACAATCAATGAAATTATAAATCGAATCGTCAACAAAAATATCACACTTACCTTTTAACACTTCAGATTTTTTTCCTCCGTCTACATTAATCATTTCACCTTTGGGAAAACCGCTTCTTTCTAACCACATTTCAATTACTTCGTCGCTACAAGGTCTTGATGTGACATAACCCATAATAGGGTATGTTATTTCTTCAGGGTCTATTATTGTAGGCAAGGACAACCAAAAGTCGTCGTCATTTTTAATCTTATGAAAATTATTCCTAAAACGATAATCATTCCAATCCGTCGGGGGTTCACTATCTAATTTCAAATAGCTTAAAAAGTGTCGCTCGAAATCGGCTAATACCCCATCAATATCGCAATAGACTCGTTTGAAACCTTTTTTATACCAAGCTCTTCTATCATCACCTTGTGGGTAAATATGATAAAATGCGCTTAAAAAATGTGCGTTAGCTTGAACATGGTCCATGTGTAACAAGCCTGATTCTGGATCATAATCTTCTCCTGCTTCAAAGGCGTTTAAATGCCGTTTTAAAGACGCTAAAACAGAAACCCAAGAAAATCCTTTTTCCCAATTTCGGGGTTCATATTTTTCAGCGCCCATCGTTAAAACAGTCACTAAACCTTCATAGGCTTTTGGGTGTACTAAATCTGATCGTAGTTTGCCATTGTTGTATCTTATTGCTTTGTGATCCATATTACCAATTAATTTTATTTCTTATTTCTATTAACAATTTATGTGTAAATTCTTCATCGACTTGATCTGGGATATTAAGCCTATCTATTTCGCCGTCCAACCTCTTAATCCTCTTCTCCAATTCATTAATCAATTCAATATGATCCACGTTACCGTTTCTAATATCAATCAATTCTTTTCTATTATCCCTGTAAACTTTCATCGAACCAGTATTAATTAATTCCTCCAATGAATCCAAAATCCTTTTAGCGTGCATTAAACTTTTGCCGTCCACCAACAAACCATTATCGTCAACAACATTCCTGACCCCTTGAAAAAACAAATAACCAACAGGCGTTTCTCCTTTGGGGATATAAGAAGAATAAATTCCACCTATATCTGAAATAATCCCCTTATATAGTTTTGTTTTCTTATAATATAATGGAAAACTGCTTTTATTCTCATAATCCTTACAGAAAAGACCTAAATTGTTAATATCATAACCATTCAATTTTAAGAAATCATTTAGAGGCATTTCTTTACCATCAAGGGTTATAACAAAGGCCAAATCAAACATATTCTTAATCTTTGACTTCTTAATGTTTTGAACCGCCATTCCAATAAAGGCATTCTTTATTTTTTTGGTAATAAAGATATTTCTGTTCTCAATTAACAAATTGAAAACAGGGTCCTTGTGTAAAATAAATCTATCATCAGTGAAAAGCATCTCTAATAGAGATGGATTACCGCTTTTAAGCAATTGAATAAATCGCCTAATTTCATAACCAACATAATCCTTATTGACATTTATTTGCTCAACATATTTAAACCCAAGTATGCTTTCTGGGTGTTGAATGTATACAAATTTTTTGTCAACATCAGAAGTGATAATGTCAGTGTTGTAGCTAACGCTACCAGTAATTGATTCGAATAATATTTTTTTATCTTCCATAACAATGCAAAGATAAGGCTAATCGAATCAATTATCCAAGTTTTTCTTAAACTTTTTTTTAATAATCCAATAAAGAGGATTTTAACATTGTTTTGCCAAATAAATTCTCGCGGTGCATGCGGGAAAATAAATCCTTTAACCATGATTTTACTTCTTTTTCACCATGTTCGGATTTAAGTCTTTGAAATATGGTATTTAAAGAAGTGTACTTATTAAACAAATCAGATAAGGTCATTTGGTCCCAAATATCTTCGTGATCCTTTTTTAATGATTTTATGGCATGGATTTGAGCATTAACCTCATAAAAAGCCATATTAACATCTTTCTTATATCTATTTTTATATTTAGGGTTATCGCTATCTACTGTTTTTTTAACAGGTTTATATATGCTTTGTTTGTTCAAGCTATCATCTAACCAATGCGTTAATTCATGGTAGATGGAGGCTTTTAATCTAAACGGTGTTATTTCATTAAAGATTGTTTTTTCTTGACTGGGTGATAAATCTCCAAATTCGCCGTCTATTAAATATTCTAGTGCGTTTAAATTGGGTGATATTTGAATTATTTTATCAGAGGGATTATAAAAGTTTCCTTTAAAATCCATTTTACCATATATAATTATTGGATTTATTTCATCTGCTTTTTGTGCTAATTCAGATGGTAAATATTTACTAAGGATAGATTTAACTTTAAAATTATGATAAGCTGCTTCTTTTAATTCTGGGTCATCAGTTGAATTGAAATCCTCCATGAATTTATCGAAACCTAATTTTTTATAGATGAAGTCTACATCATCAAAAATTTCATAAGTTGCTTCTGCTAAGATTTTTTTCATATTATAATAAATCACTTACAGGCTTTGTGCTCCAGAATTTGCAGCTCCAATAGCTTGCTGTTGTTTTATCTTTTCTTGTATCGCATTTGTGTCTTGCTCTGAAATTCTTTCTTCTTTTTGGATCATCTCTTTTAATTTCCATATTCTTATCCCCAAAATTAACCTTTATAATTTTGCCCGTTTTTGGGTTTTTAACGTAGACCTTATATTTCTTTACATCGCCTTTTATGGGTTTGTTTAAAGACACCTTTCTTCCCTTATATTCTGCTTCTGTGAGGACTTCTCCTTGTTCTTGCATACTATTACAGTACTCTATTAGATTCTCTATTACAGAGCGTTTTGAGAGGGTTATTTCGTTGGACGGCGAAAAATGCTTTGATTCAGCAATTCCTCCCTTGTCTATTGTCGCAAATTTCTCTAACCTTGGAAATGCAGGGTCATCTGTAACCTCCTTCTTCCTTTTTTCCCTCATAGCATCCCATGTTTGGGGTTTCATTAACATGTGGTTCTTTACCAAATATTTTACCTCGTCTGCATCAGCATCTTCAAATGAATTAATCCAATCAGCGTAATCCTCCACTATTTTTGCAGATACTTTTTCGTGACCGTGAGCAGTAGGTAATCCTGTTTTAGGGCTGATTTCATAAGTATCCATCTTTCCTAAATCGTGGAATAATGCTGCTAAAATTACATTAGGCTCGTCACTGAAATTCTTATATGCTCTTCTTAAAACATAAATGATGTGTTTTAAGGTATTTCCCTCTGGATGAAAATTCGGATTTTGTTTTGCGTCCCACTGCTTGAATAACAATTCCTTTAAGTCGGCTGGCATTGATTTTATCAAATCTTGATAATTATCTGGTAATTTCATATTAAAAATGAATTTTAATATAAATATCTGTTATTATAATAGTGGGATATTTTTATTTTTCACTATTAACTGCTCAAAATTTAATTGTTCTTTACCATATTTGTTCGCATAAACCGATTTAATAATCTTTACATTTTTACCATTCAGATTTAATTTTTTGAAATCGCTATACTCCATATTAGCTGTTAAATCATATTCCTTATTGGTCTTCAGATTTTTAACTGTCACTTTTGCAAGTGCGTTCTCATTTTTTGTAATGTTTACGATTTGATAGGTTGTTTCTTCCTTTTTTTGAAAACGCATATCTAAGTTATTCCATTCAGAAAGAAACATATAAGTGAAGCAAAATAATAAAATTAAATTGAAAGTTTTCATAATTAAGACAAGATGTTTATTTTATTAGCAAATATTTTTTTCAATTCTCTGAATATTAATGGGTAATCTTTTTTTTGGAGTTCTTTGGATTCGTATAAAGGAATATAAATGGTTGCATCACTATAATTATTCTTCTCAAGATATAATTTCAATTCGTCGAAAGCCAAGAGCAGTAACAATTCGCTTATTTCGCCGTCCACCACACAACCCAAACTAATGCTACGTAAACTATGATCAAAGTTAAGAGTTTTTAATAACTTATCAGGTTGGTATTTTTCTTCAGAAAAATACAATAAAATTGATTTTGTTTTGTGCCTAGGAGAAATATCTTTTTCAAAATTTAAAGTGAATAATCCCTTATAAAAATATAAGTTATCTTCCGTATAATAATAGTTAGACGGACCTAAAATAACAACTTTAATATTGTTTATTTTTTTCTCAAAAGGGCGATAATCGAAGGAATTCTGTAAAATAAACAGAATAAATAATAATACCATTAAACCAAATAAAACGTATTCTAACATAAAAGCCACATCTTTTGTGCAAAGATATGGCTTTTTTTGATTTACTGAAACCTTTTTTAATTATTTTTTTAAGCAATTATAGAAAAAGAACACTGTATCTGAAATAGATAAAGAAATTGTTGTTTCGTTGTTTCTGTTATCTACCAGCAAATGAGTTTTATTTATTTCGCTTTTGCTTAAACTATCCGCTTTATATAGCACCTGACTAACGCCGTTATTATCGTAAGTCTGTTTATTGATAACTGTGAGTTCAATCTGGTGATAAGGTAATTGAAGATAAATTATGCTATCTGAAAGATATATTCTCGATGTGTCAAAGTGCTGAACGTCATCTCCATATTTCTTTAAAGATTGTGAGGAATAATATACATCACCTTTAAAATTTTCTAAATAGTTTGTTTCTGTTTGAGGGGTGGACGGCGAAAAGCAACCTCCTAATAAAATCAGGACCAATAAGCTTAGAATTTTCTTTACCATTTTTTTTGTTGTCTTTAATTGTTATGTAAATTGCTCCCAGTAAAGCCCCAAACTGATCATTTATGCAATTCTCGTAATAATATATAAGTGCGTCAGGGGTTAAAATACAAAGGATTTTTGATTTAATATTAGTTCGTTTCATTATATAATAAATAAATATGCGGGGGCCGACTAAAACCCCCGCATCTGATTATTGAGATATAGACTTAATCTTATCTCTTAATATGGCAGCCTCCTCGTATTTTTCTTCTTCAACTAATTTCATCAGTTTCATATTCAAATCCTTCAACATCTCTTCAGCAGTTTTGTTCATCTCATGTCGCTCATTATCTTTTTTTATAGATTCCTCTAATTTGTTATTTAATTCCACAACCTCTTTCTGAATAATAACCGCCTGCTCGAAATTCTCTGCATCCACCACTTTACGTAACTCATTTCTTTTTTCTTTAAGTTCTTTCCTAAGTAGTTCCGTGGCTTCAGATGAAGCCCTCTTTAATTGGTTTTGTTCTGGATCATAAACAAAATAGAAATATTGCGGCTTGTATCTCACCGATTGACTTGTAGAAGTATAGTTTTTTTCTATTTCGTTGAGGTAATTAATGATTTGTTCTAATAAGTTATTCATAGTAATTAAGATTTTTTTATGAGGAATAATCAAAGAATGTTCCAATTTATTTTCTATGTCATTTTTTCATAATATATAAATTTACAAAGACAATTTGACATGTGCAATTTTTTTCTTTATTTTATATATTTATAGTAAAATTATAGACCATGTGTAGCTGCAACAAAAATAAGAGTATTAACTCAACAAGCTCAACAAACAATCAAAGATCTTTTGTTTCTAATAATACTGTTAGCAGTGCTAATAATAACGTTAAGAAAACAAGGGAGGAGCTTTTAGCTGAATTAAGAAGAAGAATAGCAAAAGCCACTAAGTAAAAAAACGGAAAGCAATTGATTTTGCTTTCCGTTTTATCTTTAATTATTAACCTTCACTTTGGCGCTCTTTTTAGCACTTTCACCCATTTCATTTAGCTTTTCAAATAATCCTTCTATATGAAGGTTCAAGGCTTCCAGCTTATTGAATTCGTACTTCCTAAGAATACCGCTAAATTCTTGTACGTTAGGGGTTACAATTGTTGTCGTGTCTTTTTCAAAATCAAAACCCATTTGAGCATAAATCTTATCAATCATCATGATTTGATATTCTTCGCTTTCAACCATGTTAAAGATGTCATCATTGATTACAATAACAAAATCTGGTACTTTTGAATTATTATTCTCATAAGCGGCATGTTTAACAATTTCAGGTGTTTTATATACCTTACCGCATAGTCCAATAGGATTGAACTTCATTTTGGGATTATGAAGCAGCGAGTAGGTACAAACCTGATGCAAACCTGTTTGCTCAAAACGTGATTCAAAAAGTGCTTCTGTGAATTCTGATACTTTAGTTAATTCCATAAATTTAAAAAATTTAATAGTTAAGATTCAATATTGTTGTAGTTAACATAGTTATTCAGAATGCCTTCTGGTAACTGCTGCAAAGATACAAACTTATTTGTTAAAGAATCAAAAAATAAATCACATTTTTGCTTTTTTATTTCATTAATATCGTAGTTATCTATATTCTCTATTTCATAAGCGCACCACCAATTAAATTCAGTGAATACAATATAATCCAAATAATAATATTTTGAGTCTATTAAAGCTATTCCTCTTATGACGTGTTTATTTCTATTTTTAGGATTAGTTTCTAATATTTTTTTTATCCATTGCATATAGTTATAATAAATTTTAATTATGAGTCAATTTGTATTTAGTGTGTATAAAACTGTAAATAACAGACTGAAAAAGAAACCGTTATTCAGTTCAGGCAAATATAGGGAATCTTTAAAGTTTTTTAAAGAAGAAATAGATCAAAACAATAAAAATGTATTATATCACTTAAGATATAAGTCTAATATGGTAGATGTTACCTTAGAGCGTTATTTTTTAGTTTTAGTGAAGGAGCATAAAAATGGGCATAAGGAAATAGTAAAACAGGAGGAGTATCTAATAGAAGAAAAATTCTATGTTTACGGCTTAGAAAAAAGATTAACCGTTGTGGAATTATTTGAGGAAATTATCCCCAAATTCTCCGAGCATTTTACCACAGTAAGAATGTTTAAAAATAAAATAGTCTTTGAATCAGGGGATAAACTGGAGTGTATTCTAACTAAGAATTTATATGAATGTAAAAGGCTTTACACCTATTTAAACTCTGCTTTCAAAGCCCGAAAAATAAGTGCTTTCTTATTCCTAGGAAAAGTCCCAGACACACCTACGGAAATTAAAAGGGATTTAATAGAACGACTAGTTGATTTAACTGGTTTGTCGCATTTCCAATTTAGGCGAAATAAAACAAGGCATTAATTATATAATCGCCAAACAAATCTCCAAAGAAACAATTTAAAACGGAACCAATAGTTTCCGAAGGATACCTTATGATATTTCTTATTGGATCTAATGTCTGCTTTTTGTTTGATTAAATTATCAAAGTCTTTTTTTCTTTGGGCTTCGATTATTTTTTTATTGCTATCATTGTCTTCCTGTAATTCTGACAATTGTGTTTCAATTTCCTTATATTTACCTTCTAACATAATTTAACTATGGATTTTAATTCTTTATTTTGGATTTTCTCATCTATTGGGATGACACATATTATCACTGGGACTTCTATTTTTGAAAAAATTAGAGCAAAAGTATTTTACTATTCCCCTGATTTTTTCGGAGTATTAGTCGGTTGCCCTACTTGCATGGGTTTTTGGGTTGGTGTATTTTTATCACTGTTTTTCCCAATAGTTCAAATATATGATTTAAGTTCTGAAATTATAACAAACTCCACGGTAAAATTGTTTGCATTGTTTTTTTTACATGGCTGTTTTTCTTCTGCTATTAATTGGCTAACTCACCTTTTTGTTACCTACTTGGATGTTAAAACTACACACGTTGAAATTAAAAACCAGCTAATAATAGAAAATCCGTTAGAAATTGCAAAGCAAATCCTAACGGAAAATCAAAAGTAGTTTTATTCTATTTAGTTTGATGTTAAACAAACATAATCGTTGGAGAACAAGCAATCTAAATTGTTTGCCAAAAGATTGTCATCACAGCAATTGATAGGGCTTCCTACACATACTGTGGCACATTGCAACTGTAATCCATCTTCAACTAAGACCATTTGTTGAATTACGTTTTTTTGTGCTATTTGCTGCAACAAGTTATCCCACCAGAAGTCAACATTTCTACCTTCTGTTACGTGGATATATCGGTTATTGTTATAAGATTGTATTTTCATTTTATTTAGAGGTTTTATTGGCTTATTGTTCTTCTGTTTTTGATTTCAAAGGCTTTACGTAAACTCTATAAACATTTGATCCCAAATTATCAATATCGTTTCTGTATTTGAATCCTAAGTTATCTTCGCCTTCCATATCATTAATCATGAAGTGAGCGTTACCGTAGTGTTTTACCACCTCTTTAATGAACTTTTCTATTTTCTCTTCATCTTCATCTGAAAGACCAGAGAAATCCCCGTTAATCAAAGCTGATAGAGCCCATTCTGGAACCAAGTATTCTACTAAGTCATTGTCTACTTCTTCATTTAGAGTTTTTTTAGTGAAGAAATCGAATTCTACTTTTTTAGATTTCACTGGCTTGGTCCAACTTTTATGTTCAAATAGTTGATTTAATTTTGCATTTGCTTTTTCTTCAGCTATTAAATTTCTTTGTTCAAGCACTGTTGCTGAACCTTCATTCCATTCAATTAAAAATAGATTGCCTTTACCATCTAACATTTCAAATCTAGTGTTGTCATTTTTCACTTTATTAGGAATTGACTCTTGTAGTTGAGAAACATTACTTGCAAAATCGTATTTTTCTGAATTAAATTTGAATCTTAGCATTTTACCTTCATTTATTTTAAAACCTAGTGCCGCAACACCATGTCTGTGTGTTCCTTTTGTTTTTTTAAGTTCCTTGGCATCATCGATACCTACTTTTAGGGTTTCAATATCTGAACCTAACTGGAACAAGTTTGTATTTGTAGGGTTCTCTTCTTTCACCTTAGCCTTCGCTAACGCTGCTTGCATTAATTTAATACCTGTTGGATCCTTAGATAGTTCTTTTGTGATTCTTTCTTTGAACTCGTCTGTTAGACCATCATACATCAAATCTAAATTAGTGCTATTTTCCTTGAATTGATTCGGAATACCATCACCATTATAATCGTTATTATCATTGTAATAATTTGGTTTTTCAGCTTTTAAAATGTCTTGATATACAATATTTATTTTATCTTCTACTTCTTTAACATTTTTCTTACTTCCTTCACCGTTAGCTTTTCTATAATTTTTAACTAACTTATAATTCGGGTGTTCAGCCTCTTCTTTAAAAAGTTCAGCTCCAATTCTAAGGATTTCCTCATTCATCATTTCTAAATCGTTGACATCTACAACATCAGTATAAGGGCTAATTGTTCTACGCATAAAAGCACCTTTACTCTTTGGAGTAGCCAATGGAAGTTCCATTCCGCCTCCTACACTACCTGTACTTGTCATTTCGTCGAGGTAATCAAAAAGAAGATCTTCATCATCAAATTTTCTTTTTTTACCGTCTTCCTTTTCATAGACGAATACTTTTCCTGCTGCACTATTTTCAACAGTGATTAGGTGTTCGCCGTCCACCATCATCTTATTTTCCCCTAGAAATGTGGTTCTATTTAATTGTTTCTTATTCATTTTTATTTTTCAGATAAAGTTTTGCAAATTTTTTGGAACCCCGTATTATAATATATATACAATACTCTTAAAGATTCAGCTGTATTATCTTTCATTTCAAAGTTATTAACACTAATAAAAACACCAGAACCACCGCCGTACTTATAAATAAAACTGATTGATTCTTGGATTGTACCAGCTACTTCAATTAGAGTAACGTTTTTATTATTATCCTTTGAAAAATTAAAATAATCGATTTTTAAAGGGGCGTTAATTAACTTAGATGATAGTTCTTTTTTAAAGGTATCATACTCTTCATCACCACTTTTAAAAGACTTTTTTTGGTTATCTACTTTTTCTACTGCTTCCTCTTCTTCAAGAAGTAAACCGCTTTTAATAGAATTTAATATGTTTCTTGATACACTGTCTAACATCTTTTTTAGTTTATTATTAATAAATATATCGCTAATAACATATTTCAGCTATTAGCGATATTTTTTATTTATTTTCAGGTTTTAAACCTGCAATAGTGAATTTATCTGTGATTTTAATATCACCTACTGGGCGTTTAACTTCTCTGACCTTTAAGATTTTTTCTTCATCTTGTATCGGATCGTTATCTCTTGCTACTTCATGTAAAATGTCGGTCCATATTTGAATACCATCATTTTTATCTCTCTTTGGTTCTAACTTTTTTTTTTCAAGAGATGGAGTAGCAGGGTTAAAGCTAAATGTTCTTTTAGTTTTTACTACTTCATTTTCTGTTTGTTGTTCAGGGGTGGACGGCGAAATATATGCTGGTTCAGTTGGCAATGAAATTTCGTTTCCGATTTCCTCCCTTAATTCAGTTAAAATTTCTTCCCTATTCTTTTTTAATTCGTCTATTGGAATAGTTGGCTTTTCTGTAACAACTTCACTTTCAGTCGGTGTTGATTCAGGTTCAATTTGTTTAGTAATCTTAATGTCACCTAAATCATCTATCGGTTCAACAGGAGGAGTATTTCCACCATCATTATTATCTATCGGTTTAATCTTGGTGTTTAAGTTCTTTGTTTGACTTTTCAAAGACAATTTAGCCCAAAGGAAAACAATAGGACTCAAATAAAATAAGCCGTTAGAATAAGCTAAAACCCTTTTATAGTTAGCTAGCTCCAATTCATCCCCGTAAGCTATCTCAAACATAGGTTTGAATAATTCTTGGAAAGCTATAAAATAAACTGATTCAACTTGAATGTTAATGTAGCTGTAAAAGATATTTCCAATCCCTTGAACAATAATACCAAAAATGAAAGGAATCCAAGCTACGCTAGTGTATCTAATAGCCAACATAGAACCCAAAATAAAAAGTTCTGTGGCAATAGCTGTGATAACATAAAAAGGAGCTTTATTCGTTAGTGTCCAGTACTCCATAACGTGAAAGAATGAAGTTAAACTAACGAACATAATAATAACCGTAAATATAAAATCAGCTATCTTATGATTCTCTTCAAATTCACTTTTTATGTTTTTTAAAAAAGAAAAGAAATTTTGCATCTAAATTATTTTTTTGTTTTTGTTGTATCCGAACCGTTTAAGTAAGCATTAACATCTTTTACTTTATCCAATTCTTTTTCTTTAATTAACATATCTTTTGTTTGTTGTTCCAAATCTTCTTTTGTAATAAGATTCTCATTCAGGGCTTTCGTATTTTTCTTAGTTGTTCTAAGATCGTTTGAAAGCTGACAAGAATTAACTTTAAGGCTGAATACAAACAAAAGAATTAGTGCCTGTAAAGATAGGCTAATTAGTTTAAAATGTTCATTTAAAAATTTCATACTTTACAATTTTTTTTCTGATTTTGTCTTTTATGTTTTTTATTAATTTGTTATACGTTTGGAAACTATACACCGTACCTACTTTTAAATCAGTTTTAATTTGATACAATGTATCATCTGTATTTAATTGATTAAAGCTATTGTTCTCTACAACTTCTAAGCAATCAGAGATGTCCTTATTGTTTAAATACACGGATTTAATATTTCTGGCACCAAAAGTTAACTCCAAACAGTTATTTGCTTGATGATTTTCGATATAGATATGAGATATAGGTCTAATAACATCGTTTTTAACCTCTTCTGTTTTCTTATGCTTGGCATATCTATGTACATAAAATTTATAACAAATAACCCCTTCATCTGTTTCTATTTTTATTATATTTTCAGCTCTCTTATATAATCTTTTTTTATCCTGTTGATTATAAGGTTTCAACAAGAAGATTATTTCAGATATGTCAATATTAGTATAGAAAGCATAGTTAATGACTTCTTTTTCTCTCTTAGATAAAGAATCAACAATATTGTTTAATATCTGATTTTTATCTACTAACTCAAAATTTTGTTCCTGTTCGTCGCTAATCAAATCAAATAGTTCAACTGAATCTTCGCCTTCTTCACCTACTGTATTGTTACCTGACACAATATTATAAATGCGGTTCTTTTCTCCAAAAATAAACTCTTTATTTTTATACGTTACTACTTCACCCACTTCAGGGTATCTTCCGTTATTCTTAACAAATTCATCAAACGCCTTTGATTCAGCAGATAAATCCTTCAAAATATTATCTGGGATTCTGATAAAGTTACCGTAATCCTTCAACGCTCTATAAAAATACATCGGTAAACGGCTTCTAAAGTAGGTTGGTAATGTCCCTAAATCGGGGTTATAATCCGATTCATCTAAGACATGTACCAATGCTAAATTAGCTTCCTGTTGTAAATCCTTTACATCTACTTTATTACTTCCTGTTTTTAAAATCAATTTGTTAACCAATTGTAAAGCCAAGGGATAAAGGCTGTCTAATAGTTTATCCCTGCTCTTTAAATCGCCGTTCTTTTTCCAGTCAATGAATAATTTAGACTTTTCATCATGAGATAAGAAAGGATTTTCTGAATTTTGCTTTTTCAGTTTCCTTGCTTTCTTTGTTACGATTTGGGTCCAAAAAGTGTTGTTCTCTACAAATCCATTAATTTCTTCGTTATAACTCATTATCCTACAATTTTTGAAATATTGTTGTTTTTTACAATTTTTATATTATCGTTACACCATTCTGCTACTTCTTCATTATGTGTTATCAAAGCTACTGTTTCAAAGATATTCAAAAGCTTTTCAACTACTTTATAAACTCTTGGTAAGAATGGAGATGATACTGCAACAAAGACTTCATCTAGGATGAATATATTTGAGATAGGAACAACCATTTTTGATAAGAGTAGATAATGTAGTGCAAGTAATAGAACTGTCTTCTCGTAGCCACTTCCTTCAGCCATATTGAATTCTAAACCGTTTCTTTCAAAGTAGAATTCGATAGCGTCGTTTTCTATTTTGATGGACGGCGAAAAATCATCTTCTGCTAAAACAGCTTTCAAATCCTGATTAATATCTTCGGCTAAATCACCTAAGATTTTCATTGCTAAACCACCTTTACTGTGAACATCAACATAAGTCTTAAAGATTTTGTCTTTCTTTAATTCCTCGTTAATCCTTTCTTCATTCACCGTGAAAAAGGTTGTTAATGTAAGATTTCTATTAATCTGTTCGTTGTTAATGAATATATTAGCATCGTTTTGATTAATGAGCTTCTGTAAAGATTCTATTTTATCTTCATTAATCTTTATATTCTGATTTAGCTCTTCGTTGGCTTTCAAATCATTGGTGAATAAGCCGATATTTTTTAGACGCTCTTGTAGCTCTGAATTTCTAGTTTTAAGACTATTAATTTCAGACTTCAATATATTAATCCTCGCCTCGGTTTTTTCATTTGAACTGATGTTATTTAGATCCTTCTGATGATTCAGAATTTCATCCTTAATAACATTAATCTTCTCTTGTTTATTATCTGAAATCTTAGTTTTTAAACTTGATATTTCATTTGTCAACTTCTTTTTATACTCTATCTCGTCTTCTTTAATTTTATCTGTAAGTTTAGTTAAAGATTCTTTTGCCTTAACACCTTCCTCTTTTACTTCTTCTAGTTTTTTAGACAAGCCCTCAATTTCTGATTTAATGCCTTCTTTCTTTGCTTTATTGTCGCTAACACCGTTGCAAAGGTTGCACGTAACAACATCTGGAGTGTTCTCTAAAAGTTCTTCTTTATTCTTTTTATCAGCCGATACAGTGATATAATCACTTCTAAGTTGCTCGATTTTTGATTCAATCTCTTTTTTCTCATTTAGTTGAATTGCTGAAACAACATAATTAGAGTACATATGGTTCAATATCTCTAATTCTTCAGAGAGTTTTTTATCTTCTTGAACCTTTGATATATCAACCTGTAAACTAGAAATTGTTTCTTGAATTTCATTGGCAGTACGGTCTACTACTACAATGTTTTTTTGCAAAGAAACTATTTCATTTTCCTTGGATTCTATTTTTTCATTGTTTGATTTAATAGCTTGTTCCAAAGATTCAGGTGTTTCTCCCAACAATGAATCAGGTACGCCTTTCAGTTGATTAGCGTATTTTTTATTCTCCTCTTTTAACTTGTTTATATCTTGTTTATATGCACCAGATTCATCTTCGTATTTCTTATTAGAAGCCAATAAATCATTGTTACTTTTATTGAGATTAAAAAGCTCCAAATGTATATTAACATCTTGGTATTCTTTCGCAAGCGAATTAGCAAGGAATGTATTGTATTGCTTCTTCGCTATTTGCGCCTTCTCTTCAATATTTCCCAAACCAAAATAATTCAAGAACATCCTGTAACGCTCTGTTGGTTTAGTATTCAACCATTTTTCGATAGAAAAGGTATCAAAGAATGAAATGAACAAGAAGTCTTTGATTTTGCCCACCATCTTGTCAAATTGGGCAATATCAATTAGTGTGCCGTCACAGTTTATTGTTACGCGCTGTGATACTTTACCAGCTTGATTTTTAGTGAAATCCCTTCTGATAAAATAAGTTTTTCCTTCGATTTCAATTTCACCTTCAACGTTTGCGATATTCAAAGGGGAGAACCTATTGACGATAGATGACAATGTTGTTCGTTCTTGGTTAGAGCGATAAAACTCACCAAACAATAGGATTTTTAATGCGCGGATAAGATTAGACTTACCACCCATATTATGAGGTTCAGAGAATATTCTCAAAATACCTCTATTCTCTAATTCAACATTAAATTCATTGAATGATAGAATATTTTTACCTCCGAACCATTTAACCCTAAATTGTTTTGCACCATCATTTTGATCTGTAATTAAATTAGAGATTTCGCCGTCCAACTCAAAAAAAGAATCAACATCTACATCTGGGTAATTATCGTTTAAATAATTCTCATAAATCTTTCTTAAATTGTTATTTAGAACATTAGAACGATTATCCTCAAAAGCTTCACTCTTGATCTTCCGACCTTTGATTTTCACATCTAAATCATCTCCGTATTCTGATTTAATGTTTTTCTCCAATTCGATTTTTTCCAATTCAGAAATCGAATCTTCAACTTCTACTACTATTTGCGAAAATGGTTTCATATATTACTTTAAGTTTGTTATTACAACGTTTTTAATACTGTCGTTATATGATTTAATTTTTAATTTGTATTTTCCGTAACTATTTGTTAATTCAACGAATGAGTAATCTAAGGTCTGTACATCCAAAATTCCGTAACCATGGTAATGAACATACTCCCCAAAGTTTTGCTGATACAAAGAGCCACAATAATAACAATCATACCCTTTGTGGCTTATCTTTTGCGGATAATGTATATCACCCATTAAGACAATACTACAACCCTTAAAAAGACTACTTTCTGTTTCATGTTCCTGCATCTTTTTTTCAAAAACAGGATTCAAAGGGTTCTTGCAATTCCTTAAAGGAGCATGATATAATCCTATTAGAATATCTGAACCTATATCATCCTGATTCAATTGCAGTGCAAAGTTATCTAAAAAACTGTAATGTGCAAAATTTATTCCATAAAAATTAAAAATTTCTGAATATTTGGAATAATATAGATTGCTATCCCCTATCGCTTCAACAATAGGGGTAATAGCATCCATCCTAGTTCTATTCTTAGGTAAATCATGATTACCTATCGTGATACACACAGGGTGTATTTCTAAGCACCTCTTTATCGTTTTTACCATAAGGAGATTTGCTTCATTCGAAACGTGCTCATGATTATCAAATATGTCTCCAGTAATACAGATAATAGCTTGCTCGTAATCCAAACTATGCGAATTAATTGACCCTAAAAGCAAATCAATTGATTCCTTAAATTCTTCATGTCTATCTATATTCCGTAAATGCCAATCGGCTGTATGAAATATCTTTTTTATCATCCTTTAATTGTTTTACTTAGATTATCACTAATTTTTTTAACAAATTCTTTATAATGTAATCTGTTTGTTTCTTTATCTTCAAAATCCAATTTTCCGCTTTTCCTTTTCTTTTCAATGTCTTCATACAAAAGCTTTGTTAAAACATTATGGTGATTTTCGGGAATGCCATCAAAAATACCCGAAACCCTAAACCGTTCCTTATATGTGTTCTGGAAGTTTAAGAAATGCTTTAGAACCATTTCAGCTCTGTCTAACATAATAGGAAGTTCAATTAATTCGAATTCCTTTTTCTGTCTATCGAAATAGGTTATCCTAGCCCCTTTAAATTGCCGTCCAAACTCTTTTTCCTGTATATGACCGTAGATATTCAATTGTAATCCATAAGTCGAAAAGGAAGTCTCTGGCATATCTTCACAGGGCTCCTTTAGATTTTTTCCATATTCATTCTCAAAGGTAAATGATTTATTGGTCTTGTGATCTTCAATTTCAAAATTAATATCATCAAAGATAACTTCAACATCAGTAGTACCACAAATCTCATAGGTAGGCGAGAAGTTTACCTTCTCTGGAACAATAACTTCGTTTTTATATGGTCTAACTTGATTAAATTTATAAACAATCCAGTTCATAAAATCAATAGGTGAAAGATCCATATTATAAACCGAGAAAAAATCTTTATTGTTCCCTTTACCTACCTTTTCCAGTATTTCGATTAACTCTGAATACTTCTCTTGAATCCCTTGAATCTTTTTCATTTTAAAGAGGGGATCAGAAAAGCCTTGTACATCCAAGAAATGCAACTCAATGCTTTCATGGATCATGTGACCGTAATGACGTGATAACATATTAGTAGCTTCCCATATATTGAGAATCTCTTCTTTTGTCATCACTGAATCATCATCATTCAAGTAGAAACCTTTTAATTGAATATTTGGGTTAGCTGCTTTAATAATCTTCAATTCTTGTGCTAACTCATTAGGGGAGGAATATTTTGTTAAAGCTTTATATATTTTTTTATCATTATATCTCTCATAAGGTCTTAGTTTACCATATATGATATAATCGAATAAAAGACTCTTCATTTGGCTTTTATCGCCACCAGCTTTTATATACCAAGCTATGAATTTATTATATTGATTGATGATTGCATCAATAACATTATCTTTTTCAAAATCGCTTTTTAATAGCGACAAAGCCGTGGTAACTGAATTATATAAGTTACCAGTCTTCTTATGAACATATACGTGATTGATTTCCTCCAAATAAACTTCTGATTCGGAGTATTTTTTAAATAGTTCTATTTTATCCATTATTACAAATTAAGTTTCCACAAAGGTAAAGACTTTTTTTGTAATAATCAAATTATTATAGCGCTATGTTGATATATTTTTCTATTTCAACGGTATTTTTCAAGTAATGGTATTTTTCTTTATCTTTTTCAGCCTTAGTTCCCTTCAATCCTTTACTAAACTTTTCGTATTCGATTATTTTTTTAATTAGTTCAATTGTTAAATTAACATCTTTGGGTTCACAGGCCCATTCATTATTCTTTTGTTTATGCCCTAAGACAACGGTTATTGAATCTGCTCTATCAAAATTTTTCTTGTCGATGGATAAATTGTTATTCATCAGCCAAACTATCGTTGGATACCTTTGAGCTATTAACGATAGAACTATTAACTTTTTATATTCTGATACTACCTTACGATCTAATACTCCATTAAACACCCCAAAGAGTGATTTTGATTTACCTCCAACTAATTCAGGTAAACCAAATCTTCTTGCTTCATCAACTGTAATATAACTTATTTTACATTTAAAATTAGCTCTTAAGGAAGCATAGACCATACCTCCAAAATAATTCAACAAGGCTGCTGTATCAGTTTGTTGTGAGCTAATCAATGGAGTTTCCAATACTATTTCCACTATGTCATTGAGAGGATAATTCTCCACTAAAAAATTAACAACCAAGTTACATTTTTCTAAAAGAATGTCTTCCTTTGATAACGTTTCATCTTTAACTATCGGTGAAACATGGTTCAATTCTAAAAGTCTACCGTCGGAAGCAAATAAGCTGATTCCGACGGTAGAAGTAGAAACGTCTAACCCTAATATTAAATTATTATTTTCCATTAAGGTTAAATATATAAAAAAATTACTTATTTTATTTTAGAAATCCATTTGTATTTCTATTAACGATTTGGTGTTTTCTTGAATTTCTATTTGTTCATAGAATGAATTAATCATCACCAAATTATACTTATCATCGTAGATTCCTATTTCTGTTAATTTAAGGTTTTGATTCGTGTTCCATGTAGGATTATCAGTGCGGATAATTGAATCGGAATCCAATACCAATTCAAAGATTGTTTTATACACACAGGCTCCTATTTCAACTGCTATATTTCCGTATAAAAATTCTTCACAACCGAATCCCATAACATTAGGGCAATTAACATCAGGCACATTCAATACATTCAAATTATAGGGCGTTTCAGTTGCTATTCTAGCTGCATTAACAATAAAACCTGTTTGAGCTGAATTTTGAACTTCTAATTTTAATGGATTAATAGTGTTACCAATTAAATCTACTAAAAAGTTATTAGTATAATCAATTGCTTTCCATTGGCTTGATACAGGTCTTGCACCGTTATCTACTATTTGGTAAAGTATTTTAAAACGGTGGAAGCTAAAACCTAAACCATCATAACCTACTGCTTCTCTTTGACGCATATAGGGTAATAGCCCTGTTCTTTCCATATAGAATTCAACATCTTTATCTGAAGTTGTTGTATTGACAAATTTCAGATATTGTTGTTGTGGTAATATATGTTGTACTACTGTATCTGCTTCCAACGTATATGTCATATACATTGTTTTTCCTTTAGGTAGTATTCCTGTTCCAGAGGTGGACGGCGAAATCATTTTTCCCGCTAATTTTGGTAAGGTGAAATTACGATTTGCCTTATAACTCAAAGCCCCTAATAAATCAGGATTATGGATAACTACTATTTGAAGAGTGTTATATATTCTTCCAACAACCAAAGGTGTACCACTAGGCTGTATTAAAGTAGAATCTTCAACTAAATCATAGTACTCAATATTTGTATTTGCTACATACTTCTTAGTGGTATCTGCAACAAAAGTCATTCCCAAAACATTGCCTGTACCTGATCCTCCAGCAAAATACCTTCTATGCCACATTATATGTTGCAACTGTAATTTGAAATCGTTTGGTTCGGCAATATAAAAATGCTCACCATATAAATTAGTCTTATTGGTATTGCTATAATGTATAATACCTATGGACCTAATATAGTCATCATCAATCGCAAATAATTTATCTTCACAATTAGGGTTAGGGACTTCATCAGGGCAATCAACATTGAACCCTAAATACTCTTTTTCGCCTATGTAATTGTAAGAGCAATACTCATTGAATTGCTGTTGCTCATCTTGAGTACCTATAACATTTTCACCCCAAATAATATTGAAATTCCAAACGTAAGTATCTTCATTTAAGCACTCCAACTTAAAATTCAAATTCTCGTAATCCCATAAAGTATTTACATTTGTCGATTTATAATAATCTATATCTTTATCGTAAATGTAATATTCAATCAATAAATCATTATAATTCAAATAAGGTAAATTCCTATCTAATTCAATTATAGTAGAAGTAGGAGATTTGTAAATTTTAAAGAAAAGGTACAACACAGGTTGAGTAGTTGCAGATGGAGCAATGTATCCTGTTGTTGGATTAGCAATCTTAAACATAATAATATCACCATCTTCAAAATCGGTGTTTTGAAGATCGATGAATTTAGTTCCATTTAATTGCTGTGAAAAAACATTACCTTGTTTCTTTACAAACTTGCTATCTAATTTAATAGAGTAGTTTTTCGTTTCATCAAAAAAGCCTCTTTCTTTCGCAGGGTTATGAATACAACATTCCAACACTTTTACGCCGTCCAACACCTGAAACGGATTACAATCTTCAGCTGTTAAGAATGTTTTCAAATTAGGATTCTTATCTTTGGGTTTCAAAACGAATTGAGAGCCAGTGTTGTTATAATCAACTTGACTATCACCAAAAGAATAATATTTAAAATTCAAATTACCTTCAGCTATTTTTTGCCGTCCAACAGCGGTAATTTTTGATGAAATTAACGGTACGTTTATTTTATTTAAAAAGCTCATATGCAGGTTTCAAAATTTTGATTTGGGAAATCATATCTTTGTTTGTATTCGTTGGTAGTTTTATCATATTGTATCAATCTACCAGCCCCATAATTGGATTCACTAAAGTTCGTTGGAACAGCAAAAGATTCAATTAAACAATCCCCGCTAACTTCCCTGTAAAACTGATCTATCTTGGATTCGTAAGGAATAGGATTATTACAAGAATCCAAAGCTTTAGTTTCACAAGTTATAATTACTTCGTTGCTTTCATCTCCATAAGTAATCACATAATTCTTATATTGGAATTTCTGCTGGTGGAATAAGAAATTGCTATAAAACTTATGGTGATCTTTCCATATAACGGTTTCTGGTATGACTTGTTTAATTAAATCTAACCAAGAATTATTAATTTTAGAAAGAACCTTAAACATAAATTCATAATCCAACTCCTTGCTTTTAGCAGAGCAGAAATCAAAACTATTCAAATATAATTCATATAAATGACAATAGTAATAATACGATTCACTAGTTAATAGATTCCTAACAGGAATAAATTCTTTTTCTATCTTATCCAGCGACATATCCTTGAAAATCTTATGGAACAAATGCTCATATTTTTTCAAGAAAGCCACTACATCATTTTTAACATAGTTAGGTATATCAACTTTTAAAGTTAATTCCTTTGTATTTAGAATATCTTTGTTGGTATCTAAATCATATGTTGCTTTAACATTATCTTCAAGTAATTCTAAATCAAAGCCGAAATTATAAGGTATTATTACACATTCACTCTTATCAGTAAAGCAAACCTTAAACAACTTAATATCATCTAATAAAACCTTAGTCCCTCCAAAACCGAAGCCAGCCAAGAACATACCTAATTTAACTTCGGTATTCAATAGATTAGCAGGAACTCTAATGTTAGCAGTGCGCCAACTAATATCAAAGTTATCATTAATATCATCAGGGCAAGCTTCGCCTAATTCAACCCTTATTAACTCTTTTAAGTTATAACAATCTTCAGTGGTACCAGATAATTCAAAATATAATTTATCTGTTCTGGGGTTAATATCTAACTCTAACTGTCTGTAATTTTCAGTATTGTTTTTAATTTGACTGTATAAAGTTAAATTATCCAATATAGATAAAATAGTTGCATCTGTTTTATTATTAAAATAATCAATAATGTCACCGCAGCTTAATATTAATCTATACTTAAATTCAAAATAATAATCACACGTTGTGCTACCACTATTCAAGAAGAAGAAATCTTCTACACCGTTTAAATTGAATGTGAAATCAGCTTCACTACATTCACATGATCCATCGTCAACAACTGCATCAGGATTATAATTATCAGCCAAGGGATTAGTACATCCAGTTATAAAAATACAAGACCCATCGTTAAAATTGGCGTTCGGATTATAGTTACTTGCAAATGGATTAGTGCAACCAGCGATGGGCACAAATACAGGTGGGTATTGGCAACTACCATCATCAATAACGGCAATTGGATTATAATTTAAACTATTTGGATCGGTACAACCTGATATTATTGGATATACACAAGAGCCATCGTCTATTGTTGCACAGGGATTATAATTTAAACTAATTGGGTCAGTACAGCCATATATATCACCACCCTCTAGTACATAAACACTTTGACATACCTCATTGGTAATTTCACCGTCTATATCGTATTCATAAGCACATCTAAGATCTTCAAAAAATACTTGTCGCTCGTAGGTGCAACTACCGCTTGCTAATTGTATAACAAATTTACCTTTATAATTTACATAAAAGGAGGGGCTAATGAATTCTACCTCTAAATTGTTAGTTTGATTAGTAGGATTATTAATAGGTAGTACGGTGACTTCATTATCTATATTAGTTAATTCAACATAACCTCCGATAGGGTATATGTTATTTGCTGCTATATTTATCTCAATTTGTGATAAAACAGGTCTAAGAACACCCGCAATATAATTGGCTTCTCGTAAAACCCTTAACTCTACTGTTTGACACTCGCAATTACAAGAACCATCATCTTGTGTTGCTTCAGGATTATAATTAGGTGCAAAGGGATTAGTACATCCTAATACAGGAGGTCTATCAGTTTCTTCGAGAATAAATTCATTATAACAAATCTCCGATATAGAAGGCTCTTCTCCTTCCCCATTTGGAAAACTTATATAATCACAAGGTAATTCATTGGTATCGTTTAAGTTAATTGTTTTCTCGTAATAACAAGTACCACCATTTAATTCTAATATTACTTTAACTGTATTATCAGTAAAAAAAGCCTCGTCATCTAATTCAAACGTAGCAAAGGTAGTTGAATTAGTTGGATTATAAATGGGTATTATTGTTATATTTTGAGATGGGTCCCCTAACTCCAAATAACCTGTTATAGGAGTTGTGGAAGTACCACTAAAAACGCTAATCGATAATTCAGAGTTATAATTGTAAACGGGGTTAATACCGCCTCCATTATTATCGAATTGTTTTAATACATCTATTTTTATCGTTGGACAAGACATTATGTTAAAATATTACTATAAGAATCAGGTACGTTCACTTGTGTGCAATTTACTCTTAAACTATAATTATCAGTGTATTCACATCCGTTAGATAATGTAATCACTATATCAATATCTAAATCAATAAAGTTTAGTCTAGGTGTGAAATCCACGTAAACTGCTTTTACTCCATTTTCATTATTGAATATTTCTGTTATCACATTTCCAATCAACACGCCTGTTCCACCTGATCCTTTAGTTATGGTCATAACAACTGTATCAACGGTCGCATCAAAAGGTACGTTATCTAACGAATATGTAACGTTAATTCTTGTATTCGATACATCTAAATTAGAAACACATTCACCCGTAGAGTCTAATTGTATGAAGTCACATTCAACAGGTGTTTCATTGCATTCTATTAAGCGCGTTATTATGCCGCTGGTACATCCAAGTGCATCTATAACTTCAACAGCAATAGTTTCACCATTCGGTAATAAATCGCCGTTCTCATTACCATTAACAATATAAGGAGCCGTACCACCACTATAAGATAATAATACAGTTGCATCCCCAGTAAGATTGCCATTTAGATCGTAGTTACAAACATAACTTAATGAAACAATGATAGGATTATTAACACATTCAGGTATATAACAATAAGTTGTTCCAGTTAAAGTTAATGATTCACAGCCTATACTGTCTTCAATGTAAACAGAATAAGGTTGATTTACTGGAAATATATCACCATCATTAGCACCATGGAATATATACGGAGGAATTCCACCATACCCTTTAACATTAAGTTTTATTTCATCTGGACCTATACATTCTTGCCAAACATCAATTATAGGTCCTGTACATCCAGAATAAAGTATTTTGGGTTCTAAGTGTATTTGTAGGGCTTGATCGTTATTTTCTATTTCACAACCGCACTCATCAAACAATGTTTCTTTAAGAACATCATCTACAACACCGCTTTGGGAAAAGTAACAAGAATCTGGTGCCAAATAGTAATCAAATGTGGTGCCTGATCCTTCAAATCCGTATTCATATAATGATGTTTGAGTGATTTCTCTATTTGTTATTGTTTTATATTTACCGTTCAAATTCTCGTCTAAGACATAGAATTGTGACCAATAATCAGAATCTTCAAATATGTAATTAGACCTGTATTTAGGATAGCCATCTTCATCAACTGAAATATTCAATAGTTCATCGTTACCGTAAATAATATTAAGATACTGTTTGAGCAGCGTAACATCTATTGGACCGCTAATTTTCTTAATATGTTCCTTAAAGTTAATTAACTCTTTTGGGATATTAAAGAAATCAAAAATAAACTCTACTGCTGCTCTTGTTCCTTTCGATTTAACTAACCAAGTGAGAACTAAACCTAATTCCTTCTTCTTTTCTAATGGTAGGGTTTGATTTATTTTTATACCATGGGATGAAATATAATAATCCAATAATTCTATTGGCATATTATCTTCACCATCATAGGTTAATATATTAATATTTTTTAGGCTGTTAACAAACTTATATTGTTCATCGAATCCAAAAGCATAAACTGATAACAGTACTTCTAATTTATCCCCTTGATTTTCTGTACTTTCAAAGTTTTCTAATATAGGTAGAAATAGGTTTGGTTCTACATATTTTCTAAGAACAAGGTTTGTTTCATATTCATCTTGTTTTTTAGCGTAATTTATTAGAATTTCTTTGAATGTATCAAATTTAAAGGTGCTAAGGTCTACATTATATTTATCTGTTTTTGGGAATATAATTGTTAGGTTATATTCCAGTATATAATTTCTATCAGTTAATTTACTATCCTTAAAGTCTATATAGAAACCATCTTCTTTTTCATTTCTCATTAATATAGAAACGAATAGAGGAGAATTATCTGTGTATTGGGTTTTTATGGTGGTGGACGGCGAAATGTAGGATATTTTACTATGGTTGCCTATCTCAAAGGGCTTACCTTCAACTTCAATAGACATGAAGCTGTTTTTAAATTTAGGAGCCCCTTGGAAATTGGTAATCCTATATTTTTCGCCGTCCACCTCAAACTCATAATCCCCAAACCAATCTTTTAAATTCCTGTACTTAGAAAATTTCTCTCTATTGTTTAAATCAATATTAAGATAATTAATATCTAAGGGATTATATAAGAAATTAGTATTAACTACAAAACTACTCCTATTTGTTATAGGATTGTAAGAAACATTCAATATGTTAAAACCGCTGGTACCATTAACATTATCCTCAATGATAATAGCAGCAGGGTAATTATAATAAATGTAATCTAAAGCTTGTAAGAAGTTTTTTTCAACTGAACTATATTTTATAAAGCTGGTTAAATCCTTTTTGTTGACTTGAAGGGTAACATTCTTAAAAGCTTCATTAGTAGTGGATGGAAGTACAGCTACATTCTGAACATCGGCTAACGTATAACTTATAACGTTTTGAAATACATTATAAGAATTCGTAATCTTAGTAGAATTCAAATTAGACGTAACACTGAAATCGCCCGCTTGTACCAGATAAGTTATAAAGGGCGTTGCAGTGTTTGTTTTGTGTTCATTGTAGGGAATATAGATATACTTCATCTTATATTACGGACCAGTTATTATATTAAATTCTTGTGTAAAGTCAATATCAGTTCTGTTTTCTTTGACTTCATATAAATTCTCATTTGTGAAGTCATCTTTAATAACGTATTCATTGAATTGCTTGTAAATTTCGTTATCGTTATTGTAGTATGTTCTAGTACCATTTTGTATATTCTTAGCTTGATTACCAAAAATACCTATTGCTAATGTATCTATATCGTGTTCTACCAATTCTAACTCTAATGCAACAGGGTCAAAATAAGTATTCGATATTATAATTTCCTGATTTGGAACACCAATATAAGGGAACGCGCTAGGTTTTACGTTGAAAGCGGTGGACGGCGTAACAGTGCAAAATAACAACGTAGATGCGTCATTTAATCTATATTTAATAGATTTTTGAGTGGTTGTATTTAAGTTATCAGAAATTGGCTCAACCCTAAAACAAGAAGTTACAATCCTAAATAAATTTTGCACCTTTCTTTCTGTTACATTCAAAGCCGTATTGATATATTCAATACGGTGGCCAATTAATCCATTATTCTCGAACATAAATAAGTCCTCTGGTGGAACAGTATTCAAATCAATTATAATACCTTTAATATCAGGCTTTGCAGCTAAAACACCACAATCTAAAATTCTTAACTTAACTTCTTTAGGTCTAATATAAACAGTGTATATACCCAACTGATTGAATACATTTGTAGGCAATCTTAAATTATATAATCCACCTAATATCCTGTTTGTTTGAGTCGGATGATCCAATTTAAACAATATTTGACTTGGATTAAGAGGAGTTACTACTGTTGGTGCAACCGTCCGATCAGCTATGTAAGTGTAATAAGCTTCGACATCTGTTGCGATATTAATATCTGCTGGTCTTATATTTCCAAAAGTTCCTGTTGCCATTATAAATTTAATTTAAAATAATTGTTTCTGTATGTGGCTAAATCATCTAAGGTATTTACTTCACCTAATATATAATGATTTTGAAACACATCATATCCTCCTCTATCTATATTTATACCATTTTCAATTTCAGCGATAGATGTTATGCCAATTAATTTATCATCTTTTACTAATTCTTCCAAAGAAGTATTATTTTCAGTCCATCCTTGCCCTTTTGCCTCGAAATCAACTCGATTTATAGGTATAAAAGAATCTGTTTTTTTATCATATATTAACCTAGTTTCAACAAAAGACTCATGATATTTTACACCAGTACCTAAAACATATTGAGTTCCATCTGCTGCATTTATAACATAATTTATAAAAGAAGGTGTTTTTTGTAAAATTGCGCTATAACTATTTTCCTCTATGGAATAGTTAGTGTTTATTTGTGGTGCACCGTAATATTCTAATTCATCTAACCTAGAAGAAGTCTGACCTGTCAATATATAATTTCCAGTGGTCAAATAACTTTCCAAAGGGACACCGCTAATTCTAACTATCGGATCAGGGGTAGCAGTAGACGTACTTGCAGATTGTATAAACTGATATTGGTCGTAGATACCTATATCTATATGAGTAGTAGTTAAAGGTATTGTGAAATATATGAAGTTAGTTTTAAATCTACCGTAATTAGGGTTCTCAACATATTTGGCATCAATATGTAAATCAGTTGCAGGTTTGCAATCTGTTTTATTTACTTTTAAATCCAAGGCATCATTTATATCACCACCGTTTCTATCTAAAAGTGATTCTAAGCTAACTTTCCTATGTAATAAGCGCATATAAATCTATTTTCAGGGTGTTTGCAATATATTGTAAGGTATTACCATTCGTATCGAATACAAATTCCTTTCCTGTGAAATTAACTTTAACGTATTCATCTAAATTTGTAACAGTTGCATTTGTTAAATTTTTATATGGATAGAATTTATAAGAAACGCCGTCCAACGCATTATTAAAATTAAAAGTAACATACAAAGAAAATGGAGAAATATATTCATTCTTAGGTAGATAAATATAAAAGCCTTCCGTTTCATTTATTGCAACAGTTGGATTTTTTATTTTAAAAACCATTGGAATATCGTTAGTTAAACTTGTCAAACCATAAATGTCTAATAAATTTGACCTCTGAACAAATATATCACTTTGAAACTGTAATGTTTGCTGTAATCTGTCAGGTGAATCGTAATAAAAGATATTTAAAAAAGAATATCTCAATCTGTTATAAAAATAAAACACATCTGACCCCGTAAAACCCATATCACCATAGGTCATAGGTACTCCTTCTTCTTTAAAAAGAGTAACTATAATTTCGTCTACCCCAGCAAACATGTATCTGGTTATTTCATAATCTTCTTGTTTAGGGATAGCTTTTAAGACCTGTTCTGTAACAAAAGACTCTGATATAGCCTCATCTTTATCTGCAACATCGAAAGACAAGTCTAACGGTATTATGAAATCAGTGTCTAATCTTTTTATTTTATATTTTAACATATCTTTTCAACGTCTATTATTTTGCTAGGGGTTAAATCAATACAATTTCCAGCTATTAAAGCATTGCTTCCAATATCGTATCTATTACATGGATCCTGTCTTTTTATGAAGACATTGAAATTAGAATAAACGTAGTGATGCTTATTTAAAAATGGATACCCGTCAGTAATAGTTATATTTCTCCATTGCCTAATCCCATTAATATCTTCTGCGTAATCTGGTACTGTTACTACTCCATCATCTTTAAATATTATATCTGATAGATCTCTTATTTGTTGTCTATAATGAGGTGTATAATAATAAGATTCGCATAATGTATTATCTAATCTGTTTTTTGTGTTGAAGATGTGGACGGCGAAATTTAACTCCGTTTCAAGCATAACCGACTTATTATATTCAACTATATTACCAAAAAAATACTCTTGGGTTGTAGTTAAAGTTTCAACAGGTAATAAAGTACCCCCTTGATAAACAGTATTGAAATCATAGTTGATATTAGAAATAGAAACATTAATTGCGCTTAAAGTTTCACCCCAAAAATCGCTATGTTTATTCTTGACTACCGTAACAAATAATTCAGTTAAAGGTCTATTCAAATTATCCACTAAACCTTCAATATTCACCCCTTCAGGATACACAAAAGAAACATTGGTGTCATTGTATATGTTTTTAGAGAAAGACGTTCTGAAGGCATCGTAGTCGCTAATTTCAGTTAATTTCTTATACCATCTGGAATAATACTCCGATTCATAGTCCCCTATCACCTTTTTAAACCTGTATTTATCAGCTACTACATCTGTTATAAAATCTAATTTCTCATCAACAAAAAAAACATTCTTTTTATAACTGTTATCGTTGGTTCCAACTTGATAAACAGTGCATTTCTTTACAAAGCCATTCACATTGTAAATGTTGACGCTATCACCAGCAGCTAAATTGTGTGTCAGAGGGCAAGCAAAATAAGTTAACATTTTTCCATCGACCTCTGCATCAGCAGAACCCATTAAAGCAATCCCTTCTGAAATATCAATTCCATTAAATAGTAAAGGCTGCAAGTTTTTTTCAGCAGAATAGGTGACAAACAAACTCCATTCGTCTTTTTTTGTTAGATTAAATCTTTCTTTCTTTGGTTCTAATTCTGTTCTATTGCAAGGGGTTTCATTATCCTTATAATAAAACCAACCTTTGTCTTTAAACAATACTTGATCTAAAGTATATCTGTCTAAACCTGTTTCAGGATCAAAATATTTAAAATCCTCCACTGATTCATAACCATTGACTCCATCGTAATTACATAAAATATTGGTGCCAACTAAAAATATATTTCCATATATTCTGTAATCAAAAGATTTACTTCTTTCTTCTAAATAAACCTCATAATTAGATACCGTTTCCCTAATAACATCAATAGGCAATAAACTAGCATCCTGTTGTATATCTAAGTTTAGATGAGTATCTTCTTCAGAAGCTAAAAGAAATCTTTTTGAAGGTAATAAAAATTTATTTTCCATTAATCACAGTCATTAAAATATTTTTTCAATAAGTTATCTAAGGCATTATTACCTCTAACCAAACCAAAGTAAAAGTAATAGGGATGAATTCTTTTGTGTTGTTCATTTTGAGTGCATGGCAAACACTCATCATAATTAAATTCAGCTACATTTTCTAATGTACCAGTATCATCATCGAATTCCCTAAAATAAGCTAAATCAAAACCATTGTTTGTGTAATTGTTATAATCAAAAACGTTATTAAAATACCTCCAGTTTTCGCAGAGATAACGCCTTAATTCAATATTTAATCTATTGTAACCAACAGGCTCGGTTCTACCATTAGTATTAGGATCGTATTCTGGGAAATTATCAAAGTTGCCTTGCAATTCATAATTATTAAATTCAGAATACTCTTCTGTTGATATTTGACTCTTTAATTGTAGTGCGTTACGATTTACCCTATTAAGAATTACGCCTTCAACATTATATAGTAAGTCACCACCTTCATTTTCTTGATAAGTAGTAGGAGGGAAATCTTTAATGATATAAGGTATATTATCAATATCACAAGATGACATTGATCCTAATTCCATAATATTAGTAGCCAACAAAAGTTTGCTTTTTTCTGAAGGATGTAAATGAACCCAAGTATCTAAATTAGCTTTAACGTCGTGGCGTGCAGCATAATAAAAGAAATCATCGTATTTAAAAATTAAACCCAAATCAACATCTTCTAATTTACCTGAACTTTTAAATGCGATAGATTCTTTAATTGAAGTTTTTCTACAAGTGTTTCTATAGTTTAGTGGATTATCACTACTTAAACCATCACAATCAAAATCACAATACTCTTCCCATTTTTTTGAACCGTTAGTTGTTTTTGATTTATATGCGAACGCTGGAGCATACAAGGATCCAGAAACCCAATCATTATAAAATGAAAAATTAACCAAGCCCAACGCTTTCGCTAAATTGTTTTTTTGGCAATCGGCCCATGCTTCGGGTTCTAATTCTTCACCGTTACATTCTAACGTAATGTCATCAATTAAAAGAAGATTTATTCCTTTAACTATCGTAGAAAATAAACTAATAAAAGCGCTTAAAGTAGCATACAATGGAGATTGTCTAAATTCTACTCTATTATATGGGAATGGATAATTAGAATCACATTGATCAATATCCTTTATTGAGATATTATTAAAATTACCTTTTGCGTAATTAGGGATATATTGTGATACGGTGTATATTTTTTTCCAAGAAACCTCAAAAAAATCATCATCGTGTGTTTCAGTACCAAATTGAAAACGATTGTAAAGGTTAGGTATCAAAAAAGTACCTGCTCTTGAAACACCTTTAAAGAATTTGTAATTAAAATTATCGCTACTAATCCTAAACCTAACTTTTGAAGTGGTAGGTAAACCTTTACTCGGATCTGAACTTAATACAATATTCCCTAATTCATCAGTTATTACCCTTGTCATATTCATAGGGATTAAAGTAGTAAAATTACCGCTTTCATCTATTTCACTATTAATAGGAAAATATTCTACTCCATCAATGAAATCAGAAACTTTCCTAATCATTTCTATATTCCCTTTACTTGGTTTTAAGGAACAATTATTCCCAACCCTAGCACTAGGTTTACATCTTCTATTGATTCTCTTACCCTCATCGTCTGTAAAAATAGCACCAAAGAATGTTGCATGAGGTGTTATATCAATAGGTAAGTTAAAATTTAATTGTGTTATTCCAATTTCATTTATTGTCCTATCACCCCAAAAAGGTATAATATTAACGGATTGATTCAATGACTGAACTTGAGGTAAAGAATCCAAATCTTTACCCTGTTTAAATTTATTAAATGAATTGAAATAGTTAGGAGAAACCCCTTGGGCAATTAAATCATAAGGTCTTAATGATACGAAACCAATGTCGCTTAAATCAACATCTAAATGAATGTTTTGAGAACCGATAGGTATTCCAACAATCATATAATCACCGCTGATATTCGTTACGGTGTTATATTTATAATATTTTTCATAAACCTCAATCCAAATCTCGTTATCTAATATCTCATTTTTTTCTGGGAAAGTTCCTATTGGAGTATGGCAACCAGCCTGTTTTTCTTTTGGTAATAAATTATACCTAACACCGTCTGGTCCTTTATCATACGGTGTTTTAAAATCATAAAAAGATTTTAATAGAACGTTTGAATCATCTTCTTCGGTAATAGGTATAAATACTGATATTTTTGCATTAGGAATCCCGAATCCTCCGTTAGTCGTGACCCTACCAACTAATACTCCATAGTTTGCATCGTGTAATCTATATACTTCATCAGAATTTAATTTTAAAGAAAGGACTTCTAAAAAATCAAATTTTTGAGATAGGTTTACAACTAAATTAGTGTTTTCTGCTTCGAGGTTCGCTCTTATTCTAACGGATTTTTCCATATATGTTAAATATATGAAAAAGTAAAACAGTTTTATCCTTAGAAGGCAAAATTAATCTTTATATCTGTTTCAGGGAATTTAATTTCATATATTTCATCGTATTCCACGAACAAAGTTTGGTGAAGGCTTAAATCTATTTCCTTTGTAGTCGCATCCACGAAAGGCATTGAAGTTTGATTCAATGAGTAATTACCGCCTACTTTATTAAAGATTCTTATAGATGTAACATTTAATACATTACCTATGTTATTTAGGGATTCTATTAAATCAGATAGGTATATGTTATTTCCAAAATAATTCTGTGTAGAGAAGTAGGATGTTATTTGTTGGACGGCGTTTCTTAAAATTTCTACTTTATCTGAAGTCTTAGTTACATATAAAGTTATATCAAATCCTATATTAATAATCTTTCCATCCCTAACTAAAATATAATCATTTATTGATCTATATTTTGACAAGTAACTAGCTATATTCTCTTTTAAGGTAGTTGTAGATTCATTCGTTAATTTTGAATTTTCATCTATACCGCAAATAACAACTTCAATTTTATTATCTAACTTCGCAACAGATGTACGGTATGGGGCACCGAAATTACCAGACATTAAATTTATTCTGTTATAATAATCTTCCAACGTGATACATCTATTTTGAGCTGAAAAATTAAACTTAATTAGATTTCTTAATTCTTCAATGGTTAATTGATCCTTACCCCCAAGTGCAGGTAAAGGATTATTAACTTTAACAGATGCCTTAACCAAGGCGTTTTTAGTTTGATTTGTTCCATTAACAATAATGTTAATGTTATTAACGGTATTTAAAACATTTGCACCGATATTCGTTCTAAGACCTCCACCTGTCCTATATTGTATGAATAAAGTGGTATTTGTTCTGGGGATTGAACCTAAGCTATTATTATTAATTTCGCCGTCCAACTGCTTAAACAACAAATCATTATTAGCTACATAATCCGAAAAGAAAGAAGTATCTTGACTTCCATTTCCAAATCTAACAAAACAATACCCTTTATCAGTATATTCAGTCATATACTTATTATAAACAGTCTTCCATTCTCCCACCTTAATAGCTGAATTATCAGAAAGAGCTTGTGGTTTCTCAATAAAAACTTGTTTTTCAGCTAAACTGTCTACTTGATACCATTTATTGCTTTCTGTTTCCCATTCAACAAGCGTAGGCAATCTACTATAATCAGTGCCATCTAAACTTATTACCCTATCAATAGATATAACATCATTATCAGGTAAAGCTATTTCTAAGAAAGGAACTGTATCGCTTGACGTTATTACCTTTTTATAAAATTTAGTAACACCATTAGATACTATCTCTCTTTTTGTGATAGTGTAAGAAACTATATTTCCTGTTGAATCAATATTAGGTACAACAGTTCTATTTGGAACACCTGTCTGTGAGAAAGGAGAAGCAAAGTCAACATCATTCAATGTTTCAAAAATTAAGTTTGCTCCTGTTATTTGTGCGCCTCTTACAATAATAGGGCAATATTGTAAATCAAAACTATTACCGCTTACAGGTAAATCAACTGAAATATCACAAATGGTGATAGACGGTGACTTAGAAGTGATTTTTAAACCGAAGGTTCTGGCGATAGCATATAAAGAACGTCTTTCTTGAGCATAATCGATATTGTTTTCCTGATACGCTCTATCCGTATTAAAAGATAACATATCACCCACAGCCGCATTTAACTCTATTAGCATCATGCCTATGCTAGCATCATTAAAATCAACATAATAATCAGGGTAATTATTTTTTACAAACGTAACTAACTCATTCCTGATTGAGCGAAAATCTCGGCTATAATAGTTTATCTTTTTTTCCATTTTTTATTAATATTCAAATAAATATTAAAAATAAGAATTTTTTCACCTTTTTAAATAATATCACTATATTTGCAGTTAAATTAAATATTTGTAAATATGGAATTAGATTACAGTAAATTTTTAACGCTAGGTAAAGAAATCGAAGAAAGGTTCAGATACAATTTCAATAGATTTCTTATAACTAGCTCATTAGAGGACCAGAAAGGTGTTGACTTAACTTTAAATCTTACTTTTGATGTAAAGAAAGCTAGAAAGATTAGAAGAAAAGACGATAATGTATCCTATGATAAAATGTGGATAGAATATAAAAACGTCTACGGTAAAAAGGGATCAATATGTAAAAAGAATTTAGATTTTTTTATAATTGAATCCGAAAACAGTTGGTTAGTTAAAAGCAGAAAGGACGCATACGAATTATTCGTTGAACAAGCCAAAGGAAAAGAATTAAAATACTTAGATAGCAAAGTAGAAGTTGAATTATATCAACCATACCGAAGATTAGGTAGAGAAGATGTAATTATGTTAGTTGAAATGAATAACCCTAAATGGCCGACCGTAATGGATATTCCTAAAGGATTACCCAGTTAAAACATTCTTATTAAGAATACGCTGCAAATCGAAATTTAATAGCTTCAGGAGATTTTCTTCTCTTACCGCTACCATAGCGTGTTCAGGGTGAATATGTGTTGCCAACACATCCCTCATTAAACTTAATAGCTCAACAAGGCGATCACCGTAAGGTATTGGATGGCCTTTTTCAGCTAAATTAACAATATCTGCATCTGTAACTAAATCAGGTTGTTTCTTTAAATCAAATTCATTGTTTAAATGACTAACCAGAAATATTTTATCAGATACAGTTAAAGAAGTTGAAAAATCCAAATACTTTTCAACTAATATATTTTCCTCCCTATTCGTATCTAACGGTGTTGGAGGATATAATTTAGGTAAAGCAGCTAAAGATGGATCTGTAGAAGTTAGTTTCCACAAAGGATATGTTGACTGTAAAGTTAATAATTGTGATTTAATCTCTACTACTAATTCATCTTTACTGCTTTTAGTATATCTAGTCGAAGATATTACTTTAATATTTGTAAGATTTGATATGTCTTTAACTATTATTGTCGCAGCAAAATCGCTTATGAACTGCACCACGAATTCAATTGTAGGATTCTTAAATGTTTTTACATTAAGGTTTTTCTTTTCTACCTTTTTATCTTTTTTCTCTGGAAAGCTTAATAACTGATACGATGGATTTACTTTATTAAATTTTAAGGGATTATTAAGCTCATGCCCACCTACCCTCAAAAGTAATTGTCTTTCCTTTAAGAATATATTAACATTATTTCTACCGTTAATTGAAATTTCATCTTTCTTTGCAAAAATACCTTTACTTTCAGCAATAGTAGAAGATTTCTTTGGATACTTCAATATACCATCAGGATAATGCCTGTTACTTTCGTAGGCAAAGTCTTGATTTTCTATATTGTATACATTTGAATGTACTACACTGATCCAATATCTTATATCTTTACTGTTGTAATTAGAAGTATTATAAACATTCCTAAACATTAAAGTTACTCTTTCACCTACTTTTGGTAGTATTCTGAAGAAGGAAAAATTAAATAAAGGGAAACATAAAGGTAAGTCTTCGTCATTTAAAGCAGTGTCTATCTCTTTAATCCTAACCCTAATTATACCATTCTCTTCGCCGTCCAACAAACTAACGACTTCCCCTTCAAATATATTTTTACTATAAAAAATATCCGAACGACTACTACTAAATTCAGATGAAAACATAATTCTTTAATTTAATTTTTTATAATCAGGGTATTTCTCTAAGTCTGCTGCACTAACAGCAAGGTAAGGATTGTTATCTTTTACCAAAATAAAAAAGGGCTCCCTATAATCCTTATACTCATAATAATACAAACCTTTCGGAACATCAGATGATCTAAGGTATCTTAAAGTACTTCTAAAGTTTATTAAATCTTCTACTTGGAAACAATTATCAGACTTTACAGTTTTCTTCATGAAAGTAGTAGTAACTGCCGAATTTCTAACGATAGCTACAAGATATTCATTCATCTTTCTGATAAAAAACAAATTTACAACAAAATTACCTTTAGGAAATCTAGTGTATTTTAAAGTTTCAACTCTTTTACCAACAGCATCATTTAGTTTCTGACCTAATTCTTTACCAATCAATCTTTCTAAATAACGTTCATCAAAGTGAAATGTTGTAAACGCTTCGGATATTAGTACTTTTTTCATAAAAATAAATATTCTATTGAATTATTCCTTTACCTATCGCATAACTAGTTGTTGTACCTTGACTTACCACAGGAACACCCAAGGCAACTCCTGTTGTAGTAACAGGTACACCAGCGGGAATTACTACTGTTACTTTCGCATTTTTGATGATATGTTCTACAATTGTTTCTACAATAATATATAAGCCTTTATCATTTAAGGATTCGCTTCCATCAGGTAATAATCCAACAGGTAATCCTAATTTTTGTCTTTTGTTTAATATTTCTTTTGTAATATCCCTAACCGATAACCCCTTCTTATTATCTGCTCCAAGCAAAATAAGCGGAGCAGGTATGTTAGCTGGCTTGCTAATACCTTTATCTAATAATGAATTCAAAAATTTTATTAATTCATTAATATCACTGAAATCTACGTTCTCCATTATATTATTGATAATAATGATCTAATTTGTAGTATTTGTAATCTAAGTTGTTCCTGTTCTTTTTTGATATTGTTTTCTTGGATAATATCATTTAGTTCTCTAATTATGATAACAACCAAATATCTAATTACAGCCTGAATAATTCTTTTCTTTATAATATCAAATAAGAATTTTCTATGCTCCTTAAAGAAATCTTTGAAATCAGAGCCAATATTCACATTAACTGACATCAAAGCAAACATTCTGATAAAGAGAATGTTCTTAGGTGTTAATATATTTCGAGTAATAGATTTAATTACCGTTTTGAAAAATAACTTAAATAACGTGTCAGCATACGTTTGCTTATCCGAAGGTAATACCATACCTGAAGTTTGATTAACAAGATAATCAAAGTTGATAGTATAAATTTCTTCATTATATTGAGATACATTAATTAAATCTGTTACAAATGATTGTAGTAAATCGTAATCATAGCTAACATAATTTACTTCGCAATCTATGAACTCATAATACCCATCTTTCCTCTTCTCCACTCTATCGTTTACTTCTTCGGTATCAAAGGTGAAAAAGGAATCATCTACATTAAAGCTGTCTGTTATTCTTTCTAAAATTATCTCTAATTCAACTTGATTGTTTAAATTCTTTTTAGAAAAGTTAGCTAGCGTATTCTTTAATTTAGAAGTTAATACCCCAAAATTAGTATCTATTAAATCCGAAACCACAACTATATTATCGAAGAACACAGTATTATTCATGTATAGGGTAACAAAATCATATATTGTTTTCCCTTGTAATGAATCATCTAATTTAACATAAAGATCTTGGTTAAGGTATTTTATGACTAAAATTGATTTCCAATTATATTCTATACCTTGATTATTGATAGCCTGATAAATTAGTTTATCGAGATTATCAGGATAATCAACATAATAACTTTTACCTTCTGGGCTATCTGGATCAATTTTCAATAATCCAAAGAAATCTAACTCTGTGATTTTAAAAATTTTAAATTGAAAGAAATGTGAAGGTATTAATGTATCTGTTTTACATTGATAATATTTGACTATATTTTCTTTGAAATACTTAAATAAATCGTCATTTAAAAGTTTTAATTCTGAAATTAAGAACTTTATGAATTCGGATTTTGCTTTATTACCTCCAAACAATAATACAAATAAATCCAAGATGAAATCCAAGGGGTTTTCTCTGGATACTGATGATAAAGAATCAAAAGAGATTATCTTTGAAAAAGCTTCATTCGTAGCCTTCAAATTTTCAATTTTTTGAAGCAGGTCCTTTTTAAAGTTTACTGGCATTTTATTTCAAAGATAATCCCTTTATTTATAGTTTTAATTTTAAATTCTTACGGATACTTTCCAATTCTTTATCCGTTAATAAAGGTTCGTTATCGGATGTAGAATCTTCTGTTTTGTCTTTAACCTCATCATTTCTATTTAAGATTGCATTGCCATAAAATTTAACCAAGTCAATTTTATTTTTATTGTTGACATTGATAATATCCAAGGTTTTATTAGACAATGAATCTAAAATTTCAATCTCTTTTAGCGTTCGGTTTTCATCACTACCTTCAATCTCTTTGGCCCTTAGAATTTCTTCTTCACGCTTTTTGAACATATGTAGCGCCCTTTTTTCTTGACGTTCTAAGTCATTAAAAGTTAATTGGATTCGCTCTAACAAGCCATCTAAACTGGCTGGAATTTTACTTTTCATAATCTCGTTTCTTTATAAATATTACAAATCTTCGTCTAAATCCCTTAAAAACTTCCTTTTCTTTTTTGTGTAGAAGTTTTTATAAAATTTTAGACTTTGACTTATTTGTGTTGTATTTAGTAAAGTCATGTTTCGGATACATTCCAAAATAAAATTCTTCTTAAATTTTTTAGTGTCGTCTAAATAAATTTTATCCCAATTTTTTGTTATCTCAATTATGGCTATCCCGACTTTAATGTCTGACTCTTTCAAGCCGTGTTTTTCAATATTTATATCTAAATTTGAATTATCCAATAAAGCCTCGATTTCTATAACTATTAGTTCAAAAAATTGGTGCATCAAAGAATCTTCTGTATATTCCTCATCTATAATATCAGCACCTTCATTTACTGTTCTATAAACATCATCGTAAAGAATAACTTTCTTTTTATCTTTAGTTTCTTTTTTACGATTATTTTGCAATCTTCTCTTTATTATGGTACCAAAGTAAGAAAAAGATTTTTTGCCTCTGTCTGGATCAAACATATGGATTTTCATATGTAAGAATGATAAGGTGTCATCAAACAAATCCTTATAAGACATTTTAGCACTATACAATTTATAACGATTTATTATTGATTCCGTCATTTTTTCTAAGGGTTTCTTTAACAAATCGTTATAAATTTGATTCTTTTCTTCATCGGAAGAAGATTTTAAGTATCTAACAACCGCTTCTTCTTGTTCGGTTGAAAAATAACCTGAAAGCGTATTTATGTCATTAGTATTAGCATTTTTCGGTTTACGTCCTCTTTTAGCCATTAAAATTAGATTAAAAAATAAAAGGCTTTAACCTTCATATGTTATATGTCTGTCTTCACTGAAGAAATATTCTTTTTTTGCTAAGTCTTGATAAAATTTAATTTCAAGTTTATCCAAAGAATCATAGTATGCCGTTAGGCTACCTTCTCTCTTGATTCTATGTCTAACCATTAATTTAGGTATTACCATTACTTCGGATAGCTGATTCAAAATCCTCAAGAAATATTCGTATTCAAAGTATTTTTTGATACTATGTTTATATCCGCCATTATCAATAAATTCAGCTGTTTTGTATATAGCTGATGTAAAGGAGAACAAGGACATTTTCTTCAATGTTTCAAAATCCAAATACCCTTGTTTATCTGTATAATTCATACTCCATGCTAATTCATTCACCATATTAGTAAAGGATTCGCCGTCGAACTCCAAGTTAATAGGAAGGAATACTGATACATTTGGATATGCTTTTGAATACTCTTCTGTGTATGTTACAAAGGTATTATTTAATACGTCGTCATATTGTAGTACGGTGAAGTAGGGCGTGGATATGGAGGTTTGGACGGCGAAATTAATGACCTCCGTATAATTTGGATAAAGTTCCCTCAATTCCTCTGGAAGATCAAGGAAGTTTAATTTCAAGCCAAATGTATTGGATGCTTCTACTTGCTTTTTCAAATCCGCAAAAGTAGCAACCAATATATCGAAGTCTTTACTATCTTGTTTAGCCAATGACTCAAACATTTCTATAATATAGCTATCTTCGACATCTAGCTTATGAATTGGTATAATTACTGTTAATTTATTGCTCATCTTGATATTTTTTAATTGTTAGATTTACTTTTTCGATTTTGCTTTCAAAAATCCTATTAAAGGTTGCTTTTGTTTGATTTGTAAAGTTTTGTTCGTTGTATGGCTCCACTGTTTTTTGCATGTTGTCATACATCTGCTGTGGAACATCACCCAACAGCCAATTCTCAACAAAACGTGCTATATAATCAGGTATCGCTAAAATATTAGATAGATACACCGCATTATCACTCAATTTGATATTATCTCCTTCGATATTTTCAGCCCATTCTGGGATTAAATCTGGAATTTTAACAATTACAGGAACTCCTGATTTCATTGACTCCAAGGGAAATGTACCAAAGGTAGCGTAATCATCAATCCAAATAGATAAACAAGTTTCTTTTAGTGCCTCTGCAAAACTTTCTTTAGGTAAATTACCAAGGGTTTTAAAAGAGAACCAAGAATACATAGGATATTTTTGGTAGAATAGTTTTGCTACTCTTTCCAAGTCGTCTTGATTTCTACTGATAATTGATATTATTGGTTTTTGTGGAAGGGTGGACGGCGAAAAGACATCCGAAATGGCGGGATTAATAACGTAAGTATTTTTAACAGGTTGATATTCAGCTAAAAAAGTTTTCATCTTATTAGATGTTGTAATAGCATGATCCACACCATAAAAACTCCAACCTTCGCCTGCATTCATATATTTGAAAATAAATGAGTGAGATTGACAAATTACTACTGTATCAGAAGGAAGTTTACTCTCCCAAAGCTTTTTAATTAAGTCAGCATATAGCTCTGGAATAAAAAAAGTATCGGAACCGTTAATTTGATACTCTGGATTATTATTCATTGTCGTGATTGAAATATGCTTCAACGAGGAATATCTTTCACCCATCCAATTCTGAACACCGACAAATTTTTCCTTTTCGTGTAACATAATGACCTTGTACCCTTCATCATCCATTATACCTGCTATCTTGTATATGTATTCAATTGAAGCCATTGGAGTGCCATTAGTGTCGGCGACAAAAAAGAATAATCTTCCTTCCTTATTCTCTATTTTGCCCCTTAGCTCTACCAATTTTTCTATTATTTCTTTATTTTCCATTTTTGAATATGTTTAATAATGCTTTTAAGTTTTTTATTTTTTTGCCTTGTTTTAAATGCTTGTTATTTTCAGTTTCAATTTTGAAAAGCTTTCTGTTCTTGGGTTTGTTTTCAATTATATAATTGTCAGCTGTTATTATCATTTTATAATCATCCCAAATGTCTTCATACGAAGAAACAAACCTCAAATTATTTAATTTACATTTTTCTCTGGATAAGAAGAAAAGAGTCGCTGGTTTACTATTACCTATTTCCATGGAAACTAAATCGACCTCTATACCCTTTGAATTAAAATAGTTTTGTAACTCGTGGAAATCGTTAATAACATCTTTGTAAGTAACATTGGTTTTAGCTCCAATTTCAAAACTCATTTGCTCATAGAGGAATCTAAGAAAAAATTCTTTTGACTGTAACTCTATTTTAGAAGTTATATACATCGGATCAACCTTACCTTCCAAATTTAAGATTTTATTTTCTATTTTATTTTCTGTAATTTGTTGAATATCACCCTCATCATCCAATTCCCCAAATTCAAAGTCATCGCCTCGATCTATTTTTTCTTCATTGAACTGCTCTTCTTCTTCCAAATAGACATTATAAACTTCCTTAAATGTATCATAATATCTTCTGATAACATCATTTATTGTTATTGCAATTCTTTTTTTCATAGTATTACGATATAATTTTTTAATTTATGTTTATATTCTATAATTTTTGGTTGTAAGACTTCCACAAAGTCCCTGTTTATTCTTTGAATTTTATCGGGATTTTCATCTCTTGTAAGCGATTCGTAATGATAACATACAGCATCTCCTTGATAGAAGTTAGTTTTATCTTGTTTAGCTAATATATCTAAATTCAAAACTACATCTTCAAAACATTCAACTGTGTTTTCATTGAAGCCATTTACCTTTTCAAATAGTTTTTTGTTGACCAACAAAAAGGCCCCAGTTGATCCCACCATGTTTGAAGACAGTTTACTGTTGAAGGAATAATAACTTTTCAAACCATAATGAGAAGCGCCTATTCTTTTGGCTTTATCAACATATAAAATAATACCTGCATGTTGGATTCTTAAATTAGGATATAATAGTCTACATCCAACCGTACCGCACCTGTGCTTGTTTTTTTGATACGTTAAAACCATTAAATCAAGGGCGTTGTTGATTAATTGAATATCATTATTACAGAATAATAATAGTTCTTCGTCATTAAAATAAGTTTTAATTAATTCATTGTTATTTTTTGCAAAATTATAGTAGTCTAATTGATGAATTTTTAATTTAATATTCTTATGATCCAACGCGGTTATTTGTTCGACATATGAATTTAAAGCAAGTAAAGACTCTTCAGATGAACCAGTATCGCCAACTACTATATTAAGATTAATGTTTTTATTTGTTTTCTTGATTAAAGAATTAATACATTTAATCAAGTAATCTATTTTATCCTTAGTTAAAATAACAACACCGACGGAAACACTATTCACCTGTACAGGATTTATTTTTGCTATGTCTGTTAAATTAGGTCTGGTTTGGATAGGTAAGAGATCTTGATACATTTCCAAAAATACATTTCGATTAAAATACCAAGAATTAGATACTTGACCTATACTTTTATGGTGAATTTTAAATGAAGTGGTTACACCTATTTTAACTCCTTCTAAAAAGTTTTCTACACTAAAACAAACGTCATAAAAGTGGAAACCTTTTATCTTTTCATTGAAGTTCTTCTTTATCCTATCTTTTTTCAGAGCAATAAAAACGCCGTCCAACACACAAACATTCATCACAAAATCATGATGACTAGAAAATTCAGAATCATATTTTACTAGTTTACCATTAATTTCTCTTTCGTGAGAAACAATTCCAGCTAAGTCAGCCCTATTCTCCCACCAAATACCACTTTTATTTAAAGAGGTTGCTCCAGCTAATCCAATAATTCCATAATCAGTTGTTTCAAATATCTCTATTATTTTTTCATCCCACCCTTTAGGTAAAACAATATCATCGTGGGCTAAAACTAATATCTCATCTTCCCCACACATATCCAAAGCTTTATTGTAAGCTTGTGTTAAAGAATATTGATTATCATTTTCAAATTCAACAATCCTAACATCAGTTTTCAAAGAATTTAATATCTTTTTCCGATTTTCTTCTGATTTTTTTCTAGTACTATAAAAATAGAGCATATTTATATTTGAGTAATCTATAAGTTTTTTTAAACATTGTTGCATTAAATATAAGGAAGCTTTAAAAGTTTTATTTTATTACCTATATTTACCTTATTATTTATTAATATTTTTTACACAATACAAACAAAATTTTTTAAACTATGAAATGGTTCACACTTGACATTTTGCGTCAAATTTTAATGGTAGCAGGCGCTATCGCAGTAGGTATGGGTTGGAAAGACCAAGAATCAGTAAATATGCTTATCGGTATTCTTATGTCGGTTGCTGGTGCTGTTTGGCAACTTTTTGATCACAGCGCTGTCCAAGAAGAAGTTAGAAGTTTGAAGGAAGAGGTTAGAAGCTTCAGAGAGTTGAAGCCTACTAGCAAGAAATAATAATTTGATAGGCAAAAAAAAAGACCGCAGCATATTTCTATGTTGCGGTTTTTTTTTATTTAAAAAATTCGTCAAGGGAATCTAACATTATCAGATAGAAAATTATTAAAGTGATATGTTCTTTAAAATTATCCGAATCAATTAATAGATTAAAAGTGTCTTCTATTCTTAATTTCACAATTTCTTCCGTCGACAATGTAGAAAAAATTCCTTTGGGTTTTAAGTAGAAATTAAGGTTTATAAAATTTAATTCTACATCATTAATTAAATTCTTTTCTATTTCTTCTAATAGTTTTATCGGAGTTAATTCTTCTTCCAATTCTGATCTTAGAATTATTAAATGCAATAAAAAATATTTTAGTAATTCCTTCTTTTCAGTTATATTGAATTTTAAATCTTTATATTCACTAAAAATATTTAAAGGCTTGGAAGCGTAATTTGAAATCAAATATTCTAAAATACTTTTCCTTTCAAACACTGTAAAATATTGATAACTCGTCTTTGTAAAATAACTTTTAATTTTTCTTACAACTTTTAAGGGTTCAAAAGACTCAATATTTTTATTTTGAATTATTGGTTTATTACCTACCACGCTAAAATAATAGTCATCAGTAAAACTTGAATTCTCCTCGTTTATAATATATTCCATAGAAATAATTTTTAAATTGATTTTTTTAATTTAACATATATAACGAAAGTCTTAATTATTTCGTAAATCATTTGATATGGATCATCTATATTTTTCTTTTCCTTGAAATATTTCACCAATGGAGCCTCTTCACTGTAAAGTTTAAAAGAAAAGAACATATAATCATATAAATGGAAAAATAACATGCTGGTATAAACCTCTGTCGTTTCTTCAGAAGTTATGTCTACTTTATGGTTTTCATTGTCTTCAAACATTTCAACTAAAACGTCCACAGCCTCATTTATGTCTTTTGGTAGCAGGTCTTTTATTTTCTTTTCACTAAGTTTATTTTTTTCGTATAAGGCTATCTCTTCATCTGTCAAGATATTTTCATATTTACTGTGCCCTATCTTATTCTTAATATCTTTTGATAAATCCAAATTTAACTCATACGTTAATTGGGAAAAATTATCCGTTTTAAATTTATCTTTTAACACCTTAATAACAGGAGATTTATCGTAAAATAAAAATAATTCATCGTAGATGAAACTGGAGAAGGGATGGTAAAAGAAAGAAGTTATCACTTCAACGCTTGAACTTTTAAACATCTTTTCTAAGTCTTCATCATACTCCAATAAATCCAAGCATTTCTCCAATACGCCTTCGTAAGTTGAAGGAAGGGCATCAAGTTGTGTCTGAATAAAATCCTTTAACAATTTTACATCTTCTTTTTTATTCCCAGATTCAGCTAAATCAATGAAATAATTAAAGAACATAATCATTGTGTAGTTACTGTCAAAGTCGAATTGTGGATTCTCATATGTATCCTTTTTAACAGCCTTGATTATTTCTGATAGATTATATTTGATTATATTTGAATCCTTATTAATACTAAATTTCATTTTTAAATTCTCCTTTTATGATAGTTTCATACTCTAAGGTATAAACATCTTGGTTAAATAATAATTCTTTTATGTTTTGATCGTATTTTTCAGAGCGGACTATTACCTTTTTAATTTTATCTTTTACCTCGTTTATATAATACAGGCTAGTAGGTGTATCGTAAGTCGCAACAATCATTTTCTCGCTAAATGCTGGAAGGTATGTTGTAATATAATAATTCAATAAATGGTTATTATCATCCTTATCAACATAAGCTATTTTATACTTAAAATTTTCCTTTTCAGTTGTGAAATTGGATTTATCATATTTCTTATAAGATATTACCGAAAAGACATTGTTATATACTTTAAAGAAATTATTATCATAATCATATTGTGCCTTATAATCATAATTTTCTTTTAAAATATCTTGAGCAAGATTTACAATGTAATTTTTAGTTTTGCCATCGTCGCAAATTATTAATATAGAGCAATCTTCCTCAAAGAAAAGTAAATCGCAGAAATAGATAACCATTTGAGTAGTCAAGCCGACACTCTTTGGTTGACCTATAATGATTAACTCCTCTTTTGAGGAAGATATAACCTCTGATATTTTAGATACATCTACTATCATTTACCTGTACTACCGAAACCACCTGTACCCCTTTCTGTATCGGAAAGGGTTTCTGCTTGTGTTATTTGGAAGTTATACCCTTCATTCTTTCTAAGAATCAATTGAGCTACTCTATCTCCCTGTTTAAAATTATGTTCCATAGAATCAATATGGTCTACTCGCCTCAATCTCATTTGTACTTCACCTCTGTAACTTGGATCAATAATTCCAACGGAATTGGCTTGTACCCAAGGTTCTTTACTAAGAGATGATCGAGGTACCAATTCCAAATAATAACCGTCTGGGGGTTCTACTGAAATACCTAATTTGATTACAAGGGCACCATTTATTTCATCGAAAGAATGTGCATATACATCAAAGCCTACATCTGTTGGGCTTGCCTTCGTTGGTAATTTTGAATCTGGGTGTAAAAGTTTTACTTTAATTTCGTTCATATTACTTGTTTTAAATTTTGCAAATAGTTAAATAGATTATATACAGTTGTAACATCACTTTCACAGTAAGATACTAATTCTTTAATATCGAATTCATCTGAATAATAATATTTACCCATTGACTCTCCATTAACAGCTCCTTGTTTAGAGCTTTCAAATCCTAAGTTTAAAGCTATAGTATCTAATGTAGCATCGCCTGTTGCATTACCTGCTCTCCATTCTGATGCTGTATCAATAACTTTTTTATTCCAAGGCTGTTGAAATGGTTGGTGTAGAAAATAAGGCGTTATTAATCCATTCAAAGACATTCTCTTAGTGATAAAAGGAATATCGAAGAAATTGATGTTATGCCCTACTACCCAAACATTACCGTTATTTTCCTTTGAAATTCGCTCATATAACTTGTTGATTCCAAATTGGAAATTCATTAAGAGTTCTAATTCATCGCCAACAAAAGAAATAGTCTGAAACTCGCCATTCTTTTTAAATCCCAAGCTAATACAAATAATTTTTGCATATTCAGGATAAAGGCCAGCTATTTCTCTGTACCGTGCAGCAGGTGATTCAGTTCTTTGATTCTTATAAATTTTCAGAAGCGTTTCTGGATTTATATCTGTTATATTAGATTCTTTTTCTAATTCATGAAAAAACGCATCAATAATCTTACTTTTAGCTGATTCATCATAATTAGTCCATCTATCTAATTTTAACTCAAAACGCTTTTGTAGCTCTGGTGACAACTTATTATAATCATCATAGTTAGCAACTGTTTCAATATCCAAGAAAATACATTCATCTGCTTTAATAGGCATATTATTCTTTGGATTAAGAAAGAACGTTCTACCTACTTCACTTTTTAATTCTGAAACCTTTTTGTTTGTGTATATCATATCTATTAATTTTCTGCAAAGGTAACTGTTTTAATCCAATCTACAAAAGATTTCTATAAATTTCTGCTCTAATTTTAGTGGTGTCATCTAAATTGAAATTCTTAAAAACATATTGGTAGAGATTTTCTCCCATATCTATTCTCATTTGTTCCGATTCCACTAACTGCTTAACATATTTCATCCAATTTTTATGCTCTTTTCTGGGATCAACTATTAGGCAATTTTTTTCATGTTCGCCGTCCAAATAAGGCTGAACCCCACTAACGATAATGGGCTTCTTCTTAACTCCAGCCTCAAGCATCTTTAAATTACTCTTATAATAATTGAATTTATTATCTTGTAAAGGGGCAAGAGCAATATCGATTTCATCATAAGATTGACAATATGAATTAATAGGTTTAGTCCATACACGCTTATATTTCATTTGATTCTGATAAGGATAAGGATCTTGAATGAACTCGTGAAGATACTCTATGAATTTATTGTCTTTAAAAGCATAGTTATCAGTAAACTCTATTTCCATTTTATGCCAAACAGAATTCAAAGCTGTTTCCCTAGCACTATTGAAGCCACATAACTGCATTTGGATATTCTTATTCATAGTAGAAGACATTACGCCTCTTAACAACTTAATATCTTCCAAATGAGAAGATCCAGCTACATATCCAATATTCACAGTTTCATGTGGAATACTATTTATCTGATACTGTTTTTCTTTAAAATTAATAGAGTTAGGCAAGCAAACCACATTCTTATTATACTTTCTTAAAACATCAACAAAAAATTCTGATGTAGTAGTCACTAAATCTGCTTTCTTAATTGCAGCTAAGGTTTTCTCTTTGAGTTTGATATTTTTTGCAATTGCATAATAAGGATGTAAAGCATGATATTCAAAATAATCATCAATATCGACAATTAATTTAATCCCCATGGATTTATATATATCCGTTTGTCTTCCGATAGCTTCTATTTGCTCTATCACTGAATGATAAAATATCGCGTCAAATTTTTTAACTCTTTCGGTATTTAAAATTTCTCTATCTTCTGCTAATTCAATGTAAAACTCATCTTTAAATAAGGTTTGGAGCTTAATGTGTGGATCAGATATTCTGTATTTATTGATACCTGAACTAGGGTCATTTAAAAGGAATACTAAAATTTTTTTTATATTTCTCGACATACAAATTATTTTTAGCAAATATAATAAAAATTGAAAAAGATAACTCAAAAATTTTTATTATTTAGTGGTTTTAGATATTCTTTTTATAACGGAAGATCCCTTAATAAACATTGTATAGGGGAATTCACTGTACTGTGGAATTGTGTATATAGACTTCCTTATTATAGGTTTGATTATGAGTTGGACGGCGAAATAGAAGAAGAAATAATCGCATTTAAAACAATTGGCTGCTGGATTATTATTTCCAACAGCCAAATACATAAAATCAACTACGAGGAAGAATTATTAAACCTTAATCTACCTATTAAAAAAGATAATGAAAACTACGAATTTGTCTATATAATAAATTCGGCGATAGGATATAAAATAGGTAGAACTAAAAACATTGATAATAGAAGTGCAATTTTTAATGTTAAATTGCCGTTCGAATGGTCTTTCTATGATATTCACATCGTAAAAGACTCAAAACGAGTTGAAAAATTGTTCCATTTGGTTTTCAAGAATAAAAGAATAAACGGAGAATGGTATGACCTAAACGCGGAAGATCTAAATGATATTAAACGCTTTTTACAAACTCCATATTCCCCTTAAATAAACTGTTACCTACCTTCAAAAATATAATTTGAGCATCAGAAGAAGAAGATTCACCTAAAATCATTTTATTCTTAAAATATGAATCCAACTCTTCTCTGATTATAGCTCTAATATTTTCATTCACTGCACTGCTTTCATTTAAACTTTGAGTGTTTTCTATTTCTGGATCCATTCTGAAATCAGTATCCTCTGGTAAATTAATATCATCCAATATTGATCTATGCTCCCCTTGCTGACCCTCAAATAATATATTTCCATCCATTTTGAAATCATCATCTTTAGACTTCTTACTTTTAGTCTTAGATGATTTAGGAGCGCTATTTTCTTTAACTACTGTTTTTTTATTAGGCTTGCTATCATCAATACTAACATCTTTTGAAAGATTGGCTAGAAAATTATCTATATTACTCATATTTTACTAATGTTTTTTAATAATGTTTTTTTCTAATGACGATAATCTTCTTTCAAGTAAAGGCATAAAATCTTCTTTTAATACTTCCAAAATAAGACCTTTTAAGTAGCTATCAATAGGATGATTTTTATTGTTTTCCGATTTATCGTTATTATCTTTGCTTTGTGTTAAAAATGTAGATAACAATTCATTTCTATTTATTTTATTAGCCAATGATGATATATATGAATTGTCTATTCCTGCATCACCTTCAATATCAATTTCTTCTTCGTAAATTTCCATATCCTCTCCATCATCTTCAAATAAGTCTTCATTAATAATTTCATCATTGTTTGAATCAAGTCTTAATTTTCTATTCATATTAAAATTTAGATTTTACTTTATCGTAAAGTGATTTAACCATAGAAGAGTATTTACCAATTAATGCACTCTTATTCAATGGTATCTTCTTATCAATAGCTCTAAAAAGTTTATCCCCATAACGATTATAGTCAGGTCTAACATCAAAGCTCTCACTCTGTGGCTCCCATCTGGTAATTTTGTCTATAACAAATATTTTCCAATCTGGTTGATCCGTTTGAGTAAAACCACTTCTTTGATAAGCCCTTATAGCTAATTTACCTGTAACAGTTTTACCTATAAGGTATGGTTCAATAAGTCTTTCACCGCCAACAGTATCATCATCTCCGATATAATTTATTTTAACAATCTTTCTACCGAAAATACTATCAACGACTTGACTTATCCTAGGTGACTCAACTAAAAGTTCAGTTATGGTATCTTTAAAACTTTTCACAAATATAGGTAATTTTATTTTTTATTGCGCAAAGCAATCGTATTTGTTATCAGGTGTATATTGGTTAACACTAAAAATAGCGTTTCTACCGCTACCAATTACAGAAGGTAAACCATTAATATCAACTGAACTACCGCCATTATTGGTGTCAAAAGAACCCCCAGTACCCTTTCCTTTTGCATTAACAGGATCATCAATGGCTCCCATAGCTTGAGTTGCATTTGGATGCGTCTGATCGTATTTCAAACCTGATTGGTCTTGATAAATATTTTTAACCAAAAGGTCTGTTCTAGTTGCCTTAGCGATTTCTTCTAGTCTTGAACATGTTGTGTTTGCCATAATATTATTTATTTAATTTTTTGAGTATGTCTTCTGATATATATATTTTCGTTATTTTTTTCTCTGATTCATATATGGGTTTTTCCGTATTAGCCTTACCAGTAACATTTTTTTCATGTTGCTTTATATAAGCATTACTTTTACCAGCTAAAGATAGGTTTTCTTTACTCCTTTCAACTGTTCTAGTTAATCTTTCTAATGTTGCAGTAGCCCATTTATAAAAAACATCTCCACCGTGTTCTAATTTCTCTCTTGAATTATAAGTCCTATAATTTTTAACTATATTCCTTAAATCGTTATAGCTTATATTCCTATCTTCAATGAAGTTTTTTATCTGTGTGGCAAACTCCAATTCGTCCCCTAAATTTCGCTTCATTACAGGTAGCAAATTTTCAGGAAATGGAACCTCTCTATTTAATAATTTACTATTTGCCATAATTTATAATGTATTGATTTTTAGTTAATTATAAAGGAAAAAATATGCTTTTGGGTTTTCGACACTGTTATATAATAATTTACTAAAAGCATATTAGTTTTCTATATATTATTTAAGCAAATCCGTAAGTTCTTTTGTATAGTTTTCAGGCATTTTATTCCAATCTACTTCCTGCATTATATCTTTTAGGATTATAGCAACAACCTCATTAAAATTATCTTCTTCAACGTTAGTCAGATTGGTTTTAAATGTTAAATAAGCTTGTTTTAAACCCTTTTCATTTAAAATATCTAAAATATTTATTTCGCTAATTTTTTCATTAGTTTTAACCTCTTGTTCTTGTTCTTCCTCCTCTTGTTCTCTAACAAACCAACCGTTAGGGTATGTTTGTGTGAACTGACTTGCTTGTGTCACAAAATCATCTGTTGTAGGTTGAGGTGTATTTCTGATCCTTGACAATCTAACTTCTTTATTTGAGGTAGGCATATCACCTTCAATAAAAGATAAATCAGCATTTATAATTTCCTTTAATAAACTTTCTGGTACGATAATTTTCATTTTATGTTTATTTATATTATAAATATAAAGACTTGGCATATATTAACAGGAATTATCCGACATTATTAGATTTAAGGTTATCTGATAAAGATTATTATGACATACAAATGTCTGATTACAGTGTTATTTGTAATTGCAATGACATTGTAAATCCTATTATCTGTATGAATTTTAATTCAACAGATGTAGTTTATAGTGATAATGAATGGGATATGGCTATATCTCCTTCTGGTGTTACGATAACTAATTTTGGTATAACTGGATATGATAATCGTTTTTCTGATAGTTTAGATTCTTCTTGGGGGTTGGACGGCGAAAAGAGATTTTTTGTGAAGAAGGTGGACGGCGATAATTTTTGCTACGATATTCTTAGTGGATCAACTACTCAATTATGCGGGGGCTTTTATCAGGGATTCTATAAGTTAGAAGGTTATGATTACCAGACATTACCCGACTACTATAAAGATGGATGGACCGCAGAATTTTATTTGGCTAAAAGCGGATGTACTTGCATTTCAGAGTTACCAACCCTAAACGAAACTTATCCTAATAACGAAGGAATATTTTATTATTACGGTACAAGAGCTGAAAATAAGTTCTGCTCTGTAAAAGAGCATTTACTCTCCTATGAGGTTTCAAGTGGGGTAACTTTCCTAAGCTCAATTATAAAAGATACTTCCCATGTAACTCCTCCAAGTGATACAGCTTCTTTCTTATTTTATAATTGTCCTACATTAAATGAATTCTATTTGAATGCAACAGGTGTGACTTTTACTCTTCCTGATTGTTGCGATAATTTAAAATACAATGCCCTCGCTTTTAGGATTACAGATGAAGGCAAAATAGGTTATAGATACTTAGCAACTTCTGGGACTTGTGTAGCTGGTAAATACGAAGAGGATTTAATGGTTTTTGAAAAATATAGTACCGAAAACATTTTTGTAGATGACACATTTAGGTTAGTTACCATTAAATTTAAAAACGATGAACACTTAACCTGCAAACCCGAAGAACAAACTTTTGGTGTACTTAGCATATACGTTGACGGTTATTTGAAATTAAGGGAATATAATTTCCCTAATATTATACCTCAAGCCTTTGATGATTTAGCTTCTAAACAATTAGGTGTACCATACAACATAAGTATTGGCGGTGGAACCCAAGGCTTGTTAGAAATGCAGACCGATACTCCAACTGAATATGAAGTTTGTGATTATAAATTTTATTTAAAGAAAGATCAAAAATTCAAAGGAGCTAGGATAAACGGAGTCGATTATTTTACAGTTGTAGATTACGATATTACTATACCTGATGAAATAGTCTCATTCTTAACGCAGCACTTGGATAATAAATTCGCTGAAATAGAAACTAAAATAACCAGCAATTATGTTGAATTTATTTGTAGATTTGTAGTAGATGATTTCGAGAAAGTATTTTATTCTGTTGATGTAACTGAAGGTATAACAGACGCTTGTTGTAATCCTAATTTACCAGAATATTCACAAAGCAGTCTTTTGAAAATAAATTGTTTTAAATTCACCACTGATAACAATATTTGTGGTATTTTAGAAGAAAATTTTGCAGGTAGCTTTATAGGTCAAATAAAAAGCTTTTGTTTATACGGTCAACCCTTAGATTATCAAGCTATTAAATGTAATTACAATATATATAACTCTTAAAGACCATAATATGAACTTTTATATAAAAGAAAATTCAACTTTACCTGTTCTAACAATGGAATTAATACAGAATGGTATTAGTTCAAATAAAACTATGAATGAGCGGTTACAGAATGCAAACATTACTTTTTTTATGGAAGAAGTAGGTAGTTGTATTCCTGTAATTCAATGTGCGCCTTGCTGTATCTTGGTAGAACAAGAATGCAGCGATTGTCATGAAAAGGTTTACATTCAATATAAGTGGACCTTAGAGGATACAGCTAGAAAAGGTAAATATAAAGGGTGGTTTGAAATAACCTTTAATGACGATCAATCTGTTTTAATTGCACCCATTAGACAAACTCTTGATATAACAATTTTGTAAAAATATTTGAGTTTTAAGGATTTTATGTTTACCTTTGCAGAAATATTATTTTTGTTATGAAAGGTGAATTAAAACGATTAAAAATTGAAGATATTGAATCCCTTCTTCACGGCTTTGATCCAGAGGAAGGGATTCGTTATATCGACTGTAATAACTTTTCTAATGAAGTTAAAATCTTTATTAGAAAAAACAGTGATGATAATGTAACTATTAAAAAAGATACTTATAGACCTTTTTTATGGTTTAAGGGATTTGATTTTGATAGGGATTTTAAGTGGGAATATTTCGCCGTCCACATCACAGACTACAACAAAGAAGAAAATACAATCTTCTATGATAATAAAATTCACCATCTAAATGAACACTTAGAAGTTGTAGGTGAAGTTAATAATGGTAGTGAATGTGTTCTAAGACGCTATCTATCTGATATAAAAGATAGACGTAAACTTTGCTTTAACAAAATGAAGCAATACAACGTCGAAATATCAGAGCAAATAACCCATATAGATGAATCCAATAAAGTCGAAAGGCTCGAGGAGGGCTTCAAATATTTGGTTCATATAAATCCCCCACAAGAAGAAACCAAATACGATAACCCCTTAATATGTTACAATAAGAAAGGCGAAATCAAAAAAATCAATGGTAGTTTCAATAACCTAATTGATTTCTTCTTTGAGGGTGGTTTAGATATATGGAAAAGATCAGGTATTTTCCTTGACCCATCTAAATTAAAGAGCTTTTGGTCCGATTCAACTGATTACCAAAAGCTGCTATTCTTTTTTGGCTTCCCAGCTAAAAACTTATTATTTTCATTCCTAGATAAAAACGATGAAAATAATGAATACTTAGATCAGGATATACTAAAAAATAGTAGCGAAATTGATTATGAAGAAATCATCCATTTAACATTTGTAATATTCAATGAGAATGTTAGACAATCAAAATTATTTGAATTCTACGAAAAGAAAATCAAGAATAATGATATAGAGTTTCTTCAAAACCATAGTGATAAATTTGTTAAACATCTTAAACTAAAAATAGATGAAAATAAATTAGACTTCTTAGTGCAAGAAGAATTCTCTTTTGATTCTAAAAAAGGTTTTGCTAATCTTAATACTCTATTCATAGATAACGGAATTGATTTATTTGTAGGTGAAGATAAGGTTTTCTATAAACTATCCGCTATTGAACAATATATGATTCAAAGTGGCAAAAGATTATTTAAGGGCTTTGAAGAATATCCTGAACTGAAAAGTTTAACAATGGATATTGAAACTAAAGGTCTACCTGAATTCTCATACAGGAAAGATGCAGCCTTGCATCCTACAATGGGTATGATCTTTAAAATAGGTATGTATTGCAACAATGGATATGAGAAAGTACTAAACGCAACGAATCAGGAAGAAGAATTAGAAATAATAGAGGAATTCTTTAGGATAACAATGGAGTTAAATCCAGACTTATTCTTGACATATAACGGCGAAGGCTTTGACTTTCCATTTATAGTTAAAAGATACGAAATATTAAAGAAATTATCAGATGAATATGAAACTTTTAATGCTATTAGGGATTTAATAAAAGATTATTATAAAAACCCTGAAGAAATTTATATTTCAAAAAATAATCTCTTTAACAGAAGAGAAGGTAATCTTAAAGTAGGTGGTAATAGTGAAACTTACACACAGACAAGCATATTAGGTATTAATATGTGTGATACAATGTTTGCTGTAAAAAGAGCTTCCGCTATCAATAAATCTATCCCGAACTTTAAATTGAAAGATAACATTAAGTTTGCTAAATTAGCTAAACCTAATCGTGTTTATGTTGAAGGAAATAAAATTGGCGATATTGAAAATTCTACTGCTCCATTCTATCTGAATGTTGAAAACGGTGATTGGTTTAAATACCAAAAGGAAATTGCTTTTGAAAAAGGTATATATTCTTTTGATAAAGTAAAAAGGAAATCATTACAAACACAAGTATACGACAATGAGAACACATTATATCTTTGGGATGAAGAATATGATAAGATGTTTATGGATTCTTGTGTGAACACCTTAAAATTCACACCTGATGATGTAGAAGGCTTCTTTAAAACTGTATATGAGAAGTTTAAGAATTACGATAGACTGTGCTTTAGAATTGATGAATTTGTAGGTAAATGGTTAGAAAAGGAAGATAAAGTTAAATATGATTTTTTATATAATGAATTAAAAAAATTAAGAACTAATTTAACTAATATCTCACTGTTCTATCCTGATAAAGATCTATCAAAATATATTAAAACTACTGGTGAAGATATTATCAGAAGATATTTGATAGATGATTTATGGGAAACGAATAAGTTAGATGAATTTTACAGTCAAGCTACTTTTTTGATTTCTAAGTGGTTGCCTACTTCATATCAAAGGGCTGCAACTATGGGTGGTGCTTCTGTATGGAAATTGCTTTTATCCGCATATTCTTACCAATATGGTTTAGGTATACCTAATTACGATGAACCAAAAGAATTTACTGGAGGACTTGTAGCAATGATTTCAGCGGGATATCACGGTAAGTCTTTTAAAGCCGACTTTTCTTCCCTTTATCCAGCTGAATTTTACGTGCATGTTAATTCGCCTAAAATTGACTTGTACGGGGTTTATAAGCTCTTTATGTATTACGGCTGGTCTACTAGGATAAAGTACAAGCAGCTGATGAATGAGCATAAAGAGAAGGGAGAATTGAGCCTAAGTAAGAAGTTTGAAGTACGTCAGTTACCTATCAAAATTCTTATCAACAGTTTTTATGGTATGATGGGTGCAGCTGGTGTAACACCATTTGCTGATTTGGTTGTAGCGCAAGGTATTACTTGTAATGGAAGACAACATTTGAGGCATCTTATTAAATGGTTTGCTGAAAAGGGATATGTTGCTACTATTGCTCACACTGACGGTGTTTTCTTTTCAATTAACGATGTTGATTTGGAATACAAGTACACTGGTAGAGGTATAAATTGGTTGGTAACTAAAGGAAAAGAATATGTAGGCATTGCGGCACACGTTGCTGAATATAATGATTCTTTCATGAAGGGTATTATGGGTTTAGATATTGATGAAATTGTTGAATCAGTTATTAACTTTTCAAAAGGTAATTACATTTACTTAAAAGAAGTTAAAGACAAGAAGACTGGTGAGGTGACAAATAAAATTGAAGTTATTGGAGGAGCTATCATTAAGAAGACTCAATCTGAATATATCACTGAATTTGTAGATAAAGAGGTTATTAAGTTAATGCAAAACAAACCCTTGGAATTTATAAATGCTTATTGGGATTATATTAAGAAGATTGAAGAACAAAAAATTAATGTGAAGCTTATTGCATCTAAGGCTAAAATTAAAAAGACAAAAGCAGAATACTTGCAACATATTAAGGGGACTAATAAAAATGGTGCTCCACTGAATAGGCAAGTGCATATGGAATTATTGATTAATAACGATTTGGATATAGAACTTGGTGATGTAGTATATTATGTTAATAGCGGTAAATCCAAGGACGATAAAGACAGTTTGAGTCCTGCTACTACATTTGCTACTTGTGAATTAGGTGAATTGGATTTGAAGCAAATTAACAATGTGATTAAAACAAGGAATCCTGAATACATTAAAACATTTCTATTAGGTATTCATAATAGAGGTTTATTAACTGTTAATCAGAAGGTGTTGGACGGCGATATTTATGCAATTTTGGATGATATTGATAAGTGGAAAAATATCAAAACCAAAATTAGGAACTTGAAAAAAGGTGTGTTCGTGGATTTTATTAAGGTTGAATATGTGATTAACTGTTCTATTATTGATAGTTTCTCTGATTCACAAACAGTCAACTATAACACTGATCTTTATATCAATAAGTTCAATTCGGCTGTACACCCACTTTTCGTATGTTTTAAACCAGAGATTAGAGAAAAGCTTATGATTAACTCATACGAAGATAGGCCCTTTATTTTAGAGCAAGATTTGACTTTGATTAATAGCATACCATTCGAGAACCAAGCTAAAAATCAAGCTACTTATGAAGAAGTAATGGTTGTTACACCTGAAGAAATGGAGTATTGGAATTTAGTAGAAACTAATCCCGAAGACTTTGTTATAGAGCGTAAATAATGAAAAAGCGGTTGATTCATTTCAACCGCTTTTTTTTATTCCTCGTATATTTTTCTATTTATATATCCGTATTTCTTTACAAGTTCGCCTGCCTTAGCATTTGCTTCATTTTCTATATCTCCACCTACATCTTTAATTTCGCCGTCCAACTCCCTATCCTCATACTGCTTATAGTGAACTAACTCATGTGCTAAACTTCTCATTATATCAGCTAATAATCTATTCTTACCATAAACCATTATAATAGGCTTAAATCCAGAATTCTTATCAAAGCTAAAATTAGCAAATGTTTTTAACCCATCCTTGTTATTCTTAATAACAATACTAGGATATTTTTTTAAGGATAATTCCTTATAGCAAAATTCGCAAAAATTAATTAACGTCTGCTTTCTATGTTTTCCTAAAAAACTCATAACTATAAATATATTTATATTATAAATTTTTAATCAATTGTTGCAAAAGACTTATGTATTGGGAGATTTGCATAATAACTATAAAGGTCTTATGCAACTGTTTGAGAAAGTGAATTTTAATCCTAAGAACGATGCTCTATATTTTATAGGGGATATATTTGAAGGTACAGCTAAAGATAGCTACGAATGCTTAAAGGAATTATCAAAAATAAATCATCTCTATCCATGTATGGGAAACCATGATTTATGGGTAAAACAATGGATTATAACTGGTAAAATTAATAAGTCTTGGCTTAAATCTGGTGGATCTATAACAATAGAGAACTTAACTAAACACGAAGATTATTTAATACTCCTAAGTGATTACTTTAAAAAAGTAAAGTACTGGTATAACTACAATCAATACTTCTTATGCCACGCAGGCTTTGATACCCGTAAATCAGTAACCTCCCAAAAAGAAATTAATTTTACTATTAATAGATCCCTTTGGCAAAAAGCTTTGGTTGCAGATAGTCAAAATAAAAAATTGAAATATAATTTTAACAATATGAATTTCACATTTGAAAAAGTAATTATAGGGCATACGCCTACAACATCCCATAAACCAGAGATATTATCAAATGTTATTAACATTGATACAGGTTCGGGAAATGTAGGAAGATTGACCTTGATGGATTTAAACAACCAAGAATATTATCAAAGTGATTTATTAAAAAAACTTTATAAGCTTTAGTCTTTTAATTCAAATGTTTCTGGATCACGCCCTTGCTTATTTGCAGTAGCATAGTAAACTGCTTTAGCTCTTTTCTTACCGTATTTCTCAATCATTTTATTCATTACTGATTTATCGTATTCAGACATAATATCTTCAAACTCCTTCAAATTCATTTTTAAAATTTTTGCCATAATTTTCTTATATTTCTAAATAAATATCATTTATATGAGAAAACCTACACCAGAATACTTAGAAAGAAGTATTAAATTTGTGGATAATGAAGTGCAATTATCGAAATATCTGAAAGTAAAAGACTTTATTAAATCCGAAACAGCAACAGCACGTAAAATAGATAATAGGCTTCCTGAAAGCCTACTTGAAAACGCTAAGAAAATAGCGGCAATGTATGATGCAATCTATGACAGGTTTAACGGTAATATCAGTTTAAATTCTGGCTATAGATCCCCAAGACTAAACACTGCTGTTCGTGGATCATCAACTTCCCAACATGTATTCGCATTAGCTATTGATGTTAGAGGTAAAAATGGCGTTAAAAATGCAGATATATTGAATTGGGTTAGGAGCAATATGAAATATCAACAGCTAATATGGGAATACGGTACAAGTAAAGAACCTAAATGGGTTCATATAGGACATGGTACCAAAATGCAATTTTTGAGAATTGGAGTAGCTACAACAAGAGGCTTGGGGTTGCATTTATCCGATGCTGGAGATATTTAAAGCTTAAGATTCAAAATATCTTTAACTAAAAAAGCGCCATTGTTATAACTATATAAAACATCTAATGATACAGTGTGATCCTGATATTCAACATTAACCGAGTCTATGTTAATACCTTGCATATTGGATTGCACTGTACCTATTATTTCTGATTTTATCATATCAATTGTTTGAGTATCGGCTGGTTCAAACAAATATTCTACGAGGTTACATCCGAAATCAGGTTTGTATAATCTGTTACCTTTTTTTGTTAATAAAAGATGTATTAAGTTTGATTTAACTTGTTCCTTTGTTGACTTTGTCAAGTCAAAATAGAAGCCATTATTGCTATTTTTAAAAGGGAATCTGATTCCCAAGAATTTAGTTATACTCATTTTTATTTTTTTTTGATTTTTATAATATATATATAAGTCCAACGTCTGATTTATATATGGCTAATTATGTTATTGATAATCTTATGATTATATTCTCCGCGCTTTTTTCTGGCGGCGCAGGTGTTAAAATAGTGGAATATTACTTAAAAACATTAAATAAAGCAAAAGCAGAAGACTTTTTTAATGATACAAAAGAAGTAATAGATATTATAACACAACTATCAGAAAACCCCATTATAGATAATGTTTTAATATTTAGAGGCGGCAATGGTGGTTCTGTACCCAGAGTTGGAAAAGATTATTATCTTAAATGTATATTTGAAGCACATAAAGAAGAGCCTGAAATATCTTCTTTAAAGCTCTATGAAAATATAATCCCAGATTCTAATTATATCACTATTCTTTTAACTTTGATGCAAAATAAAATGATGAATTTCAATATATCAACTATGGAAGATGGTTTATTGAAAAAAATATATTTAGCCGAAGGATTAAAATATTCCAAAATATTCACTTTACATCAAACAAAAGAATTTATTTTCTATATACAAATATCAACCACACAAAAAAACAATCTTGAAGATGATGTTATATTAAGATTAGAAATGGAATCTAAAATCTTTAAATTAAGACAAATCTTCAAGAAACACTATGAAGACGGTTTTTTTAATTAAAAAGACCTTTAATCTGTTCTTTTGCTTTCTTTCTTAATAGATCCAAACCCCAATGTAATTTTGATGAAGGGAATTTAAAAAACTCTTCAACGGTCATCCATTTATAATCTGAAACTTCTATCTCATAATCTACCGTTTGAACATTAACAAGTGGGATAAATTCTTCATAGACAATTCCTATAAAATTGTAGTAATCCATTTCACCTGTTGTATTAACAAATGAAGGGATTATTTTTATTGGTACAATCTTACCTGTTTCTTCGTAGAATTCTCTTATAGCAGTTTCATAAGGTGTTTCATAGTTATTAGCCTTACCTCCAAAGTCGCACCATTTATTAGGCTCCTTCTCTAATTTAGGTCCTCTTTTACCCAAAAGAATTCTACCTGTGCTCAAACACACAGGTAGAACTCCAGCAGCATATTTTTTATTTTCGATTTTTATTTTTTCAATCATATAACATTGGTTCTAAAATTCTAGTGTTTTTCATTTTTAACAAAAAAGAACATTTTTCATATTCTTCTCTTGTTTCAAAATATTTTATCAGTCTTTCAATTAATATAGGTTCTACATTTTCATCTATATTTAATCTGTGATAAGTAACATAATAAAATAGTTCGATGTTATCAGGAATAGGTAAGCTACCATTTAGATTGAAGTAATCTATGGCTTCAATGTCTTGAATGCTATTAAAGCCTTCCTGTTGTAAATTGGTGTAAATAGAAAAAGCAGCCTCGTCCGCATCATCGACGCTAGCTGCTTTTATTGATCCACCGTAAAAACTGCCCTCCTTTGTCTTAATTGACAATACATAGTTGCTCATATGTACTTCCCATTTTATATAAATATAAATATTAAGTTAGGAAAACAGCATTACTATTTTTTTTATCCGTCACAAGACAAGCAAGATAGATCAGTTGCTTTGGCTGCTATATCTCCTCTTAATACTGATTCTGTTCTCATGTAATAAAGAGTTTTTACACCTTGCCTCCAAGCTTCTAGGTGGACGGCGTTAATGAATTTTGGATCCGCTTGTGCAGGAAATGCTAAATTCAATGACACCGCTTGATCTATATATTGTTGTCTTACTCCAGCTTGTTTAACTAAGTCCAATTGATTAATTTCCTTGAAAGTTTTAAACACATCTTTAACTGTATATGCTTTTGTTTCAAAATCCTCCTTAGAAATTTCAGAAACCTTTGTTAATTTGCCATCGAGATAACACCATTCATCTAAGAAATCTAATCCCTGAACTGAACCAGCATCTTGTAATATTTGGTCCCAAACTTGCTTAGTGTTATAACCAATATGATCCAAAACCTTTTCTAATTCATTGTTCTTTCTAATAAACGTTCCTTTTAAGGATTGTTCGGTAAACAAATTAGAAGCCCACGGTTCAATTCCAGCACTAACGTTTCCGCTTAGCTTAGAATTAGAAACTGTTGGTGCAATAGCTCTAAGATGGGTATTTCTATAACCACTCTCTTTACACCATAATGGTTCTCCATATTCTGTTGCTAAATCTCTACTTGCCTTTTCTGATTCAATTTTTAATTGGGAGAATATTTTACGGGTTTCAAATTGTGCCCTCAATCCCTCAAAAGGTAATCCTCTTTGTTGGAGGTAGGTATGCCAACCTAAAGTATTATGTATAACGTATTTAACACCATTATTTGAACTAGTAAAATAATTATGATGTTCATCTACTGTTAAATCCGAATATTCAATATCAATATTTTCAGGTTGCCAAATTTCAACAATGGTGTTTAAATTATTATCTTGACTAACCATTACATTACCAACACTTAATTCATCTGCTCTAACATAATCAAGTGAACCATCTTTCATTATAGTTAAGGTTGGATGCCATAATGAAGTATAAATAATACTACCACAATCTAATTTAATTGCTATCTGATCTTTAACTTCAACAATGGGTTTATGTGTTTCTAATATTTCCCTATAACATTTTTTTCTTTTATTTATGTCATAAGATAACACAAAATCACCGCATTTAGCATTTTCAATTGCTATTTCTTTTTTATTTATTTTTATATTCATAATTAATTTTTATTTTTTTTTGAGAAATTACCTTTTAACCATCCTTTTTCTAAAAAGGAATTTAATTCTTCTTTTTCTATAAATTTTATTTCAACGCCATTATTAATACAAATTCTTCCTTTATTACTCGTTTTTTTAGATAAACACCCTAATACCCACCCTTTTTCTAAATACTCTTTTGTATTTTCTTTAGGTATGTATTTGTTTACTAATCCATTATTTATACCAATAGATCCTTTTTCAATGGTCCCTTTTATTGTATCTGTTGACCAACCGTTGTTTAAATGATCTTTTATTTCTGCTTCATCTATCAACTTTGTTTTACCATCTTTTATTACTTTCTTTTTATTTTTTATAGATTTTTCTTTCAATTTTTTCTTTAATTGATTATTAAAACCTATAAACCATCCATCCATTAAATAATACTCTAAGTCTTTTTTATCAATATATTTATGTTTTCCATCTTTATTAATACAGATATGACCGACTTCTATTGAACCTTTATTTGTTTTTTTACGGATAGTTATACCTTTAAACCATCCTTCAGGTAACTCCGCGTCTAATTTAATAAATTTGTTATTAATACCATTTGTAATACAAACAGTATTGTTAGTAGTGCCTTTAGTTTTTACCCATCCTTTTTTTTCTAAAAGTTGTTTTAAGTGTTTTGGAAAAAATCTTGTTTTACCAGTTTTAGGGTTAACTAATTTAATCATGTCTTTTGCATTAAAATGTTTATTACCAAATTGATTATAACAAACATTTACACATCTTTTCCTACCATATCTTTCGAAAGCTTTTTTTATTAAATTTGATTCATAATCATTAATAATCTTTCTATCAAAAGATAAATCGAATGAATTTATTATAATCCTATTCCATTTACAATTATCGAATTCCATTTCATAAGAGAGGTATTTAGAAGAACTTACATATTTATCATCTAAATACCCCTTATGTGAACCAATATATATAAACGGTAAATCAGTATTATAATATCTATCAGATGAATACCATATATAAATAAATTGCTTCATTTCAACTTGAATTAATCTATTTCTATTGTTTTTATCAGTGTAGATACTTTTATTTTTTCTCCGTTTAATTCAATGAAATCTTCAAGATTATAATTAATTCCATCAATTTCAACTGAATCTATCACTTCAATTTTAGATCCTTTTGATACACAACCTAGACCCAAAGCGCGGCCCTTCTCGGCTGATCTAACAGCGTTCTCAAAGCCTTTCATATTCTTTGCTTTCTGAATAAACTCTTCCAGTACGCCGTCCAAGAACCAAGTAGCTGTATAAATTAAATCAGTGTCTTTCCATTCATCATATTTTGCCAAATTAAGAGAACTTAGGCAACACACAAAAGAATGTTGTTCATCGGTATGTAAAGCAATCTCTGAACAAATATTTGTCATGTGTACCTTCAACCCATTCTTTTTATACATTTCAGGATTACTTTTATTAACATTACCCTTAAACATAATATAAGGCTCACCTGTTGCTTTTCTCTTTTGTAACAATTTACCCCACTTCCTTCTTGCCTCTACGTCACCTTCTTCTAATTTACGCATAAAGCTGTCGCTAATGACGGCGCATTGATGTAAATTCAAAGACTGTCTATTAACATCTCCTTTTGGTTCTCTAATTTCCAACCATTCCTCAAAATCTGGGTGATCAATTTTGATGTTAACAGAAGCAGCACCTCTTCTAACAGCACCTTGATTCGTAGCTAAAATAGTAGAATCATAAATCTTACAAAATGGTACAACGCCATCTGAAGTGCCATTGTTGGTAATTTTAGCACCAGCAGGTCTAATCATATTGATACCAATACCTACACCCCCACCATGTTTAGCTAGCATCATTAATTCAAGGTTCTTTGAACCTATCTCGTAGATACTATCGCCTACATCAATACCAAAACAACTGATAGGTAAACCTCTATCTGTACCAGTGTTAGCTAATACAGGTGTCGCTAAGTTTAACCAACCTCTCCAAATATAATCGAAGAATTTAGTTGCTAAATGTGGTTTGTTCAAACGTTTGGCAACAGTTGTAGATACGCGCCAATAAGCGTCTTTTGGTTTTTCACCTTGTAGAAGGTATTCTTTAGAAATGGTTTTTACATAGACTTCGGTATTACCCCATTCAGGGAAGTCAACTCCAACTTCCCAACCGAACTCTGCTCCATGATTTATCATATTAAAATATATTTTTAGTAAAAATAATTAGTACAGTTAAAAATTAACGATGAAAAAAATTTATTACCATAATCCACTATCCCAATCTTCACCTTCATTTGCCTTACTATAATCAGTAGGTCTTACAGCAAAGAAATCAGTGTGGGTCAATCCACCAGTGAGATGATAAAACCAATCTAATTCTGATGCCTTTTCTTCGTTATATTGGAATTGTGCTTTATATCCTAATTCAATCAATTTTTCATTTGTTCTTTTAATAATAAAATGTTTTAAATCTTCCTTTTTCAAATTATCTAAATCCCCTTGCTCAAACATTTTATCAATAAAACTATGTTCCAATTTAATAATTAAATCAGCGGCTTCAAAAATAGATTGTTGAGCTGCATCTTTCAATTCGGGAAATTCTTCACACATATGTTTAAACAATTGGCACCCCATTTTTGAATGCAAAGATTCATCACGAACACTCCATTTCATTTGCTGCCCGATACCTTTTAACATATTTCTCATTTGGAATGAATATAGAACTGCAAATGAAGAATATAAAGCAACACCTTCAGCAAAAGCAGAGAAAATGGCTAAGCTACGCCCAACTTCAACTCTTGCTTGTGGATTATTAATTATATCATTAGGTGAATAATCAGCACTAACTTCTGTTAACATTTCAAATCTGGCTTTTGTAGCAGGCTCGTGTAAAAAAGCTTCAAAATCTTCAAGACCTAAAGTTTCATTTAGATATGAATAAGCAACGGCGTGAATAGTTTCCTGTGAACCAAAAGCCATAGCCATCTGCCTAATTTCATGTTTTGGAAACCATTTTGTTACCATTCCAGTCCAATAATCAGATACGGCACATTCAGTTTGAGCGAAACCTAAAAGAATATTTCCTACCAAATGCTTCTCATGGCTTTTTAATTTCTCGTTCCAATCTTTTATATCACTTTGCATTGGAATTTCAGTATGTAACCAAAAGGCTTGCATTTGTTTTAGCCAACCTTCATTATAATATTCTGGATATTCGAATGGCTTATAAGGAACTCTTTCTGTGAATAGTTTACTCATAGTATGTATTTAATTTTTATTTTTTTTGTTAGCTTCTAATGAACTTGTTATATTAAAGTCTTCTATTTTAATTTTGACCTTAGCATTATTAAATATGCAATTTTCAAATTTCAATCGACCCTGACCTAAGCGATTTTTCCAAAAGTTTACATTGGCTAATGCTGATATTTCTTGCTCTTCATCTTTACCAACGGTGATCAATACGTGAGCTATCTTTAAAAGGTCAACGGAGCCACCTAACATCGTCGGTAAGACATCTTTCATACCATGTGAATCCTTTTTACCTTGAATCAAAACCCACGCAGCACAATTGAATTTTTCCTCGCTTATTGAATGTTCTATTTGTCTTAAAACCTCTGGACCAGCCATAAAATCTCTTTCACCATAATCCTTTTCACTTTTAATACAATCTAAATAGTCAATAATAATCAAATCCAATTTATGCCCTAATACTTTCTCGATGTAAAACATTGTTTGTTCAATATCACTCCATTTTGTATTAATAGCATCAAACTTTTTAACAATTAATCTACCACCTGCTTTCTCCCCTTTCTTCAGATATTTTTTGCATTCTAATTCTACAAGTTCTTTGTTTTTATTTTTTCTAGTTTCATTGATTTCCAATCCAGTCCAATGTGCTTGGAATTTAGAAATCAATTGATCTTGAGCACCTTCAAAATAAACGTACAATACTGTCTTACCTTGATTGAATGCTGCACTAGAAGTAACAACAGAGAAAGTAGTCTTACCAACGCCGTAACCAGCCCCTAGAACGCATAAATCGCCTCTTGAAGGCCCACCACTTAAAGCACTATCGAAAGACACTCCTAGGCCAGTTGAGATAGGAATTCGGTTCATATCATCAACTGTTTTAAATGTTTCGCTATCGAAGATTAACGGTCTTTTTTCTAAGTCATTAATCTCAATAGATTTTCTCACTTTATCAACAGCATCTTCAAAGGATTTGATTTTATTCTCCTTCAATCCTTTTCTAATAGAATCTACTGATGTGAAGAAGTTTTGTTGTTGAACAAAGTTTTTAGCGTTGTTCCTGATATGATCTACGTTTTCAATAACTACGTTTTCAATATCATCTAAGAACTGAAAAAAGATTTCTTTATCTTCTTTACTCTGTGAGGAGTATATTTCCCTAATCGTATCGTAGAAAGGAATACTACGGTATTTTTCGTAATATTCCTTCACGATAGATAAAAGAAACTTTGAAGATGGAAGAAAGAAGTGATTGCTTTTTAGAATAGGTAAAATTGTAAGACCAAAATCAACATCTCTGTAAATTTCCTTTCCTTTAAGGATTCGCCGTCCAATCACCTGATTCCAAAATTTAATCTCAAACCGTTCACCAAAAAATGAAAGGTTTTCGTTCATTGTATCCATAATAAATTTCTTTTGTAAAATAAAAAAATAACAATTGAATAATAAAATTAGAGTTGATAACTATTTACACAGAAAGTGTTTTTAACGCCAGTGAAAGGAGTGAAAAATCTGTTTGTGTAATAATTCAAAGATAACAAGTCTTTCAACAAACTTCTGATACCTTTAAAATTAGGACCATCTTTCCAAATAGGGAGAATAGATAGTTGAGGAACAGCGTAGAAATCATTAGCATTAATTTCTTGCTGATAGATTACCCTTACTTCTTTTTCATCTGTTAGTTTACCTTGATTTCTCACTGATGCTGAATGGTCAACTAATTTAAAGATGTAACGTGAATTTGGGTTTTGGTGGGTGGACGGCGAAATTCCGTTCTCATAATTTTTGTAAAGATAATCCTCCGTAATACCCCTCATATAATCATGGAACAAGCCAGTAATCTGTTGAAAGGTGTGAACAATCTCTACTGAATTTTCAACCGCTAAATCAGGGTTTCCAAATTCTTTTGGTGTGGCAAAGAAATTCAACATAGACATCTCTTGTGCTGTTGAACCATCGTAGTAAATCAAGTGAAAAGTAAATTTTGTAGTAAACTCTTGATTTTCTTTCATAAATCAAATTTTGTTTGTTAAAAAATATGGTTGAATAAAAAAGTTTAAATCTCCATCGAAATCTAAATCTGTTACTATTTGTTTGTGTATCTCTGTGCCTTTAATCTTATTTATAAAAGCCTTCTTATCAAAATTCAAGAACTTAATGTTTGCTATTTCGTCCTTGCAATCTTGTGTCACAAAGGTACTACTTTTTAGATTAATTAGTGACTCTGTGAGCAAAAATTTTTCATCTTTTTCTAAAAATTCTATTAAGGTTCCTAAACGCTTCCCTTTCTTATTTTTCTCCCTTTGTTTATAACAGTATTCAAGTAAACTTGTTCTGTCATATTCTCGTCTAACAAACATAGGGATTTCTTTAACAATCGACTTTTCAGAGAATCCATTGGCACCTATAATATTATCAGATTCATCCCCCATAATGACCTTTCTTAGTAATATATTCTTGGGATTGTAATCAAAATAATATTCAAAATTTTCAGAATTAATCAATAAGTTTTTTGGATACAAGAAGTCGCCAGTCTTTATCCTATTCATATAATAAACATATACTGTCTTATCAACTAATTGAAAATAATCATGATCGTTTGATAATATCAATATATTTTCCTTATCCTTATTTTGCCTGACATATTCTGCAATGCAATCATCTGTTTCAACGAATTCATGTTGATATGAAACTATACCCAATAGCTCCATTAATTCTTTTAAAACATTTATTTGATTGTAATAAGGATCAATACCGTTAAAAAACCTCTTACGTTTTTCTTTGTATTGTGGATACAATTCCCTTCTTAACTTTCCACTTTCAGGGCCATCCCAAAATAAAACCGTTTTATTAATTTGATATGTATGATTATTTACATTCTCATTTAATATTCCTCTCAACTTTTTTAAAAATCCCCAAACAGCGTGAATATTTTGTTTTTGGAGGGCGTAAGATTTTACGCCCTCGAAAACAATCTTGTATAAGTTAGTTGCGTCTACAACCAGAGTAGCTCTATTCTTCATTCTCGATTATTTCTAAGTTTTCAGAATTATGAACAGCCAACACATTTTTGAAATACTCCACAATGGATTCTTTATTCTCCTTCTTATACTTATCAAAATCATCACTGTTAATAAAACCATGTGGAGTTATCAATAAACTACCTTCACTGTTAATCCCAGTAAAATGATTTTTTAACATTCGTAGTCTTGTTTCTTTAGCTAATACTACTGTCTGACCATTGATAGTGTAGGACTTAGTTTTTAATGCCGCTTCTAATTTACCACCGCAATAAATCTTAACACCCATATCATAAGCAAAAGCTAAGCCACCTGTTTCCGTTGGATTAATAGAACCACTTCCTTGACTTAACCTCAAGATAGATACAAAAGTAATAGAACGCTTGTATTTTTTATATCTTGAATTAGTAACCATTGGCTCAATGAAACCAGAGAAATAATTCTTATGCACCTTAGCGTTGTGCATAGGTAAATCCATATTATCCTCTTCGATTTTATTCATAGCAGCCTCACACTTCAATTTATTAATACTATCAACAAAGAAACATACATCGTAAGGGAAATTCTTTTTTTCATCTAATACATCATTACAGATACTAATAATGTATTTATACATTTCCTCTAGGTTTTCAAAGCCGTCCTTAAAAAGGAAAAAGCCTTGGTCCCAAATCTTTATTAGCTCACCTGTTTCCTCATCTACTTCTTCTCTGTAATCACAATCCATACCCATAAACTTAGCATGATGAAAAGAAAACTTTCCTTCAGTAGAAATAATAACAGGTAGAATTTTTTTACGCTGACATTCAATAACACCTTCTAATAACAATGTTGTTTTACCTGTATCAGAATAACCAGAAATAGATATACAATTTGACATAGGAAATCCCTCGAAACCTAGTGCCTTTTTTACTGGATCTGAAAAATAAATGTAACTAAATGGTTTTTGTGGTTTAGGTTGGTTTTTCTCTGATCTTTTATACGTAGATAAAAAATCAAGAACCTCACCTTCTTTGGGTTCGATATTTGAATTTTTTTTAGCCATAACTTAAAATTTAAGAAAAAAATGGGGGCAAAACAATTAAGTTGTTTGCCCCCGAAAATAAGTAAAAGTAGTGATTTTAATTAAAATGGAAGTTCGGAATCATCTGATTCGTATCCATCATCTTCATATAAAGAATCCTCAATCGCACTTGAAGTAGCAGCGGCGGTTACAATTGGAGAAGTAACCTGTTGACCGAGGTTCAAATCATCTAATTCAGACCCAATTTTGGAATAACGATACTTTACTGTACCATCTTGATTGGTTCCGTTTGGAACAAGCTCATACCCCAATTCTTTGATTTTTTCTAAAAACAAATCGTTAATAGCCGAAATCAAATACTGTGTGATGAACTTTTCATAAAAGTTATCCATGCTAACACGAAGAATGTCATTGGAACCTTTATGCTCTTCCAAAATTGAAAGATACTTTTCATTCCAACTGTCGTGCTTAACATAAGAATTGTCGGTAGGATTACCGAAACGGTCGCGAATCACATTATCTCCTTGCTTAAGGAAGACGTTGTAGATTTTTTTACCTTTAATTACGATAGGAGTTTTGTAGTTAGATTCTTTACTTCTAGCTGGAATAACACTAATTGAAACCATCTCATTAGATGATTTATCAATGTTACTCAACTTTGAAATCATCTCTTTACCTTTCAAAGAAAAAGCTGTTTTTACAATGTAAGTTGCTCCAACTACTTTTCCATTTTTAGGATTGTTTGGATCCTCTGATTCAAATGGATTGTGGTAAGTAGCATTTGGATCAAAAAGAACGATTTGAATCTTCTTAGAAGGCTTATTGTTAATAGTTTCCTGAATAACAGAAACCGATTTCAAATAGCCGCTAACAGATGTGTCATTTGGAATATTGTAATATTCCTTTCCGCCAGTCATGTTCATAATTCGGCTGTTACGCTTCATCTCATCATCAAGAAGAAGAACACACCGAAAATGAACAGTGTCATTAACACCTTTTACATAATCTTTATCTTCTGAAGATAAAGTATTGCTGAAAAGGTTTAGTACAAAAGTTTGGTACCCTACAAATGGATTTTGTGAACTGTTTTGTTTTTGCTGATTTCCTAACATAGTAACTTAAAATTTTTGTTTGTGTATAATGTGTTGTAATTATGATGCAAAGATAAGGTATTTCTTTCGAATAATCAAAATATTTTTTCGACTTTTTTTTAAAAACTTTTTCTAACGGTATTTTCGTTATAGTCTTTCATAACATCAGACTGCTTTAAAACGTATTCTTGATCCTTTTGTTCAGCGTTTTCAGAAGAATTTTCATTATTATTTAATCCAGCGTTAGCAATGGCATACTTGTTTTTATCTTCTTGAGAAGGAACCCAATAATCAGTTAATTTAACATTATAAGGGAAGCTACTCAAAGAACGCATTTGCAATTGTTCAATTGGTGTAGGGACTCTTTTCTCCAATTCAGAATTAACCTTAGAAATAGTTTCTTTAGTTTTAGTTTCAAGATTCTCAATTCTATCACCCAAGTCTTTTTTTAGGGAATCGTTGTTGGTGATTAATGTATCAATTTTAGACAATAAGTCCTGAACTGTTTTATTGATTTCATCTTGCTTTAATACTAAACCTGTTACATCAACTTGAACAGTATTATCGTCTGGTTTAACTTCAACAGGAGGCATACCATCGGCGTTAGCATCAGATGCAAGAGAATCTTGTTTTTCTTCTCCTTCTTTTTCTTCACCTCCTTCACCTTCTGCTCCAGCAGGATTTAACCCTAAGATGTCATCTATTTCATCTTCTTTTAGGAGTTCTTTTGGTCCTCTGCCATAATAATTGTAATTGCTGATATAATCAAATCTATTCATGGTTATAATTAGTCGTTTAATAATTGTCTGCCGTCTTCAACTAAAATTGTCTTTTCTACAACTTCAACTAAGCCGTCATTTTTTTTATATACTTTTTTCTTTTTTGCATTAACATTCTTTTGTTCATCTTCTTTGAAGATGTCAGGATTATTCAAATACTTACTTAAAAAATTTTTCATAATATGATATTTTATTATAAATATGTTAAAAATTTAATTATTTGCAACAATGTTTCTTAATTTATCTAAGAAAGGATAAAATGCAATAGGTACAAATCCGCTATCAGGTTCCTGTTTTACTCTACTTGAAACTAGATTATAAAATTGATTATTATAAAATATTCCAACGTGTGTAACAACAGAAAAATCAAAATTACTGTTCATAGGTGATCTATTATTTGTTCTCATTATATTTTTCCTAGAAGTTCTATTAGGGAAATTAACAGGATCATTCATTTGATTATAAGCCTTTGTTTTAAAGCTTGATCCTTGTGAGTAACCAAATAAAAGACTTCCATTTGGAATCCCTTTTGCTACAAGGTCGCTATTAGACCAATTATTTAATTTATCATTAGCTGTAAAATAACCCATTCTACCGTCTTCTGGTAATCCCATGAACCAATTCCAAGCATCTCCTATCTTATCAACAGCACCTATCCTAACTACTCCTAATTGTTCTAATGCGGTTCTTGCCCAAGTAGCACAAACATTATTTCCTAAACCAAAAGTAGAGACGTTATTACTGGTAAATAAATTGCTTAATTCTGTGTTAAGGACCGCAGTGTTAACACTTGTAGAAACGCTAAATTTAGCCACAGCACCTCTATATTCTATTGTAAATAATGTATTCTGACTATTTAAAGCAGTATTCGCACTACCAGCACCAGTTTGTTGAATTTCTCTAAGTATTGTAGAATCGATATTTTTACTGTTAGTATTAACTGTGCCTCTATCTTCACCGTTAGAAAAGTCGCTTTCATTTGATAAAGGTACTGTTAATTCACTTGAGCTTATGGAATTAGATAATTCTAAATTTAAGAAGGTAGTCATCTTATCTATAATTGGATAAGTGAACTTAGAAATTCTCATTCCACTAAAAGTAGTTGTCATATTATTAGGCGTAATTTCGTGTTTAACGCTAGTAATCATATGCGCTCCATGGAACAATGGTACATTATCTAATTGAAAATATTGTGTAGGTAAAATTTGAGTATTACCTAAACATTCAACAGTAGTGGAATAACTTCTAACAGCATAAACATTATATAAATCCATACCTGTATAAAGACGTTTTGTTGCGCCTTTACCACCAGCAAGTTCATTCAATATTAAAATAGATTCAGCTGTTTCACGATGTTCTTGTTGGCTTACTTCTATCCTCTTAAATATATTTTGATTTTGGTCGGCATAAGCAACCCTAAAAACACTTAAATTATATTTAGCTAAGTAATCCTTTAAATCTGCTCCAGTTAATTGAGTTTGACTTATATTTCTATTTAGAATTGATTTAGGTAAATTAGTATCTATTATTGCATTGGCATTAAAATCAAAACTGTCATTGAAATAACCTACCCTATTGTTTAAATCCAAAACTTTACTATTACCTGCAACATATTGAAAAACGAAACACGAACCACCAGTCGGTTTATCATCCGAAAAATTAACATTTTCATTTAAGGTGGTAAAAGGTTTAAACATCTCCATAACATCTTGCTTATCGTAATAATTCACGAAGCTAGGAATATTATAGATATTAAAATTGTTGTCCTTTAAAACCCTTGACATTAAGAAATAGATGTTACCATCTGTTTGATTAGCATAAATCAACAGGGGTTTTGGATTAAGAACAGCTTTATCTCCAATATAAGACCAAGTTCTATCAATAAAGTAACAATGATCGATAAGTTTCTTTTTAGTGTCGGTGTTTCCATTTACGAAATAATTGGCAAAATTATAAATTTTGCCGTCCACCGTACTATAAGACAACCATTTATCATAGATATTTTTTAAGTGCTCATAAATCTGAATTTTAATATTTTTATCGGTAATTATATTATTAATTTCATCTTGTCTTATTCTTTGTTTTTCAGTTAGTTTTGTATTAATAAATTTTTTAGCAGCATTGATAAAACCAGAAAGATATTTACTTATAACATTAGAATTAGGTTCTATGATAGGCTGTTTGAATAATTCCCTAGGAGAAATTATAGCAACTTCTTTATAGGCTTTAATTCTATTTAATATAGTATCAAAAGCTGTTTCATATTCACCTATTGTGTTATCAGACTTTGGATCGAATGTCACATAATTATAAACATAATTACTGAATCCACCTGCATTATACTCTTCTACAAATTTATCAAAGGCATCTACAAAAAATTTGAAACCCTCGTCTGATAACAAATTTTCAAATTCACTTTTAGGTACCCAAGTTCTATTATATCGAGCATTATAATCTCCAACATTTGTATATTCTGGGTCAGATTTAATATCATCAACTAAAAAATTATAACCTTGATAATGGATTTGATGTGAATGTTTTAATATCCCGCCTATATATGCAACATACAATTCAGTCATATTTAAAACGCAACTAAATTTATTAGCATATTCCCTGAAATGATAATAATCTTTATAACCTATTGTTTCTAAAAATAGAAACGCCTTTGCATTAATGTTGTTTTTATCATAGTAAAATAAGTCAAAGATTTTAACAAATTGTTTATATTGAGTTATACTTCTACCGATTTTATACCTTGAGTTATTAGCTCTATCACCAGATACATTTCCAGATGTGGTATCAGCCCCAACTATTCCAGCAGCGGTGCCATCTATAACATTCAGATTGTACATAGAACTAATAGAAGCAGCACTACCACTTGAAATATTTTTTAAATATTTGTTAAGATCATCATTATTAAAAACATTTGTTAAATCAGCTGTTACGTTAAAGTAATTCTGATCAAAAATAAAATAGTCTGGATTTATTAAATTCCTAAAAATAAACGCTTGAATGGTTTTAGTATCAGCAAAATAAGTATTTAAAGCAGGTGACAAGGCCTTTGAAGTATAACTAGCTCTATCTCCTGCTAAGTACTGTAAGTTACTATTATCAATAAACGATATAGGTGAAAAGACTAATCCAGTGTTATTATCATTAAATTGATAAGGGGCAATAGTTACATCGTCATTTGTAAAATTGTAAGCTAAACCATTGTTAACAAATGTAGCAGGATCTAAAGTATTGATAAATTTTAATATCTTATCATTCTCTATTTGGTCTATAAAATAAGATGCTTCTATTTCAGAATAACTTATAACATAATTTTCACCATTAAAAGGATCAAAAATACTGTAAGAATATAATATTCTCAAACGTTTCAATATTTCTTTATATAGTTCGCTTAGGGTTGCATCACCGTAATCAAAGTTTTGGCTTAAAGATAAACCATTTTCCCTATAATCAAGAATGTTTATAGGTATCCATTTATATATGGCCGTAGGACTAAAAGAATATGGGTTATCAGGTATATCAAATAACTCGTTTGAAGTTAAGCCTTTAATAATATCATTTACTATTTCCAATTCTGGAAAGTTAGGATTATTGTTTCCAACTACGTCACCTAACCATATTCTTTCTCCATTTGTATCAAATACAGCTGGGAATGGGTAAATTTTATTTTCTGATATAGGAATATCAGTTGAACCTCCTGATAAATTACTTTGAATAGAATAATAGTCTTTTAACCCTTGAATCCTAATATCGCCTATGCTTTCAGCCTTTCTACAAGTTTCATATAATATATTTAAAAATACATCAACGTTGCCGAAGATTATTTCAAATACATTATATACAGTTGGATTAAAGCCAATATCAGTTGTGAATGCCCCGTTAAGCTGATCTACTATTTTTTCTTCTAATTCTGTTTTTTTATTTTTTAGTAATTTCCTTTTTTCGTGCACATTATCTCTAACACTATAAAAAGAATAAAAGGAAACAGGTGTGAATGAATCAAACTTGCTCTGTATGAATGTTATACTACTCTGATAATTAGATAGATAACTTGTGTTTTCATTTGAAATTATTTCTGTATCAATAATTTGAAGTAAAGCGTCGTTTACATCATTATAAGAAATAGATTTAGATAATGTAAAATTATTTAAAAAATAATTGTTTAAGTCAGGATATTTACCTTTGTTTAAATTAATTAAGCTATTATACTCGTTAATTAAGCTATTAACGTTATTTTGCATTTCATCTAAATTAGGAATTAGTTTATCCGAAAATAAACCTATATCTCTAAAAAAGTAATATCCTTCTCCTGTTTTAAATTGTTCATAGTTTAAGTTTAACCCTGTTGGGTTTGTTATTAGTTTGGACGGCGAATTAATAATTTCTGTTATTTCATCTGCTTTTATCTGTAACGTATTAATAATAGTTAATTGAGAATAATCAGTATCCTTCTGTTTAAACTTTTCAGTATAATTAGCAATTTCAGTATATTTTATTAATAATTCGGTTATTGATGATAACCCAATAGATCCATCTTTTTTTATGTAATTCTTTAAATAATCTTTACCTGCATTAGTGGCATTCAAAGCCATAACGTATTTAGTAATAACATCAGATAAAAAGGAAAACTGATAACCTAAAAATTTACAATTAATAATGAAATCACTACTACCCTCATCAAACGAAGCTTTAAAATCAATCATGTTTAAATAGTAAGTAGTAGGCCGCCCATAGTAACCCTTAACTGTTAATTCATAAATTGGATAAGGTAATCTAAAAAAAGAATTATATTTAGATATATTTTCAACGCCTTCGCCATCGAAATACTCATAATTATTAAAAACAGCTGAACCCTTAACATCAACAAAATCAATTTCCACCTTTGGAGGTGTCATCATAGCAGTTTCGATTGAAATTCGGGTAATACCTAATCCTTCATGAGTAGTTTCATTTAAACCTATGTTGGTATAATTGGTAGTTAAATAACCTGTTTTACCATCAGCCTCATTCTCACTGGAAGTAGCAATAAAAGAAATAGAATCAGCTTCCCTACTCTTAGAAGAGTAAACATTATCAGAGGTAATAACACTCCTATTTTGAGGGAAAGATCTTAGTCTAACAAAGATAAACAAGTCTTCAGGGTTAACCAAAACATTGTCTGTTGGATTAGGATCAACAACGTAAGTGAAGAATGGAGTTTTGCCGTCAGGACCAGTTCCACTGTTTATAGTTCCTACATTGTAATTATAATTACTTAAATTAGCCATTAATTTTATTTTCTTTAATTTGTAAATTACTGATAAACAGTGAATTACAAGCGAAAAAATATGCTTTTAGCTTTTCGACACTGTTATATAATAATTTACTAAAAGCATATTTGTCTTAGTTGTATATATATTATATCTACCGCAAATAACAATAAAAACAAAATGGAAATTTTAACGCTTTATTTTCAATAAATATTATTTCTTGTTATTTGTATCTCATTGATTATTAGTTATTTACAAGCGAAAAAATATGCTTTTAGCTTTTCGACACTGTTATATAATAATTTACTAAAAGCATATTAGTTTTCTATATATTATTAATAATACAGCTTCAATTTTTCCACCTCGTTTATCCACCTTTGAAGCGCATCTTGATACGGAAAAGGAATAATTAAAAGAGTGCCATCGGGGATTTCATCTTCATTTTTGCAAATAGTAGCGTTAGCCATTAAAATAAGCCTTCCACCAAAGGGATTAGAATAGAACCGTTCAGAAACAGTATCCATCCTATCGCTTAGTTTATTCCACACATAAGTTAAATCACTGTTTTTTTTTGGTAATTTAACAAAGGGTATATCAGATGTCTTCTCACCTACTTTGAAAGGTGTATAAAAATTATAATACATATTTTAATCTATTTGACCATTGTTTGAAGTTAAGGCTGAAACTACCTTTTTTTGCACTATATTATTAAATGTTTTTAATTGTTCAGTGTCAGTTATTTTTTCTCTATCTATTTCTGCATCATTTTTTACAGGCATTCTATCAATCACTTTATACCTTGACGTATCTTCACCTTTTTCTGATTTAGACTCCACATATTCTATAGTTGAAGATCTGGGATCAAACATATTCATTGAAGAGTAGAAGTTAAAGGATAGAGCATTTTGTAACCTATTAATTGGACCTTGTAAAGATTGCCCGCCTATGAAAACGATATTTAAAGTTATTTTTGCTATCATAGGTGCAACAAAACCTTCTGGGTTTAAATCCCATTTGATACCATCATTTCCTTCAAATTGTATATCCATACTGTTGATTAATATTTTACTATAGTAAAAATCGCCAATTTTTAATATGCAGACAGGTGGACGGCCAAATGCTAAATTTGTAATATTATCTACCCCGTCAACACCTATGTTCCTTGATTGCCTAGTACATTGATGTAAGAAATTCAATCTACTATTAAAGCCTTCAGGTGTCATTGAATGGAAAGCTGGATGGAAATATTTAATTTTCTCTGAAATAGTTTTCAGATGTTGTGGTTCATATGTTTCCAGATATTCAAAAACATCACATTCCCTAATATCAGCTAACATATCCATTAAATCAGAGTTTTCATCTTCGATGACAATTGGCTCTGAATCTACTAAATCATTATCTTGATCTAAATTATCATCATCAATAATATCATCGACAGTTTTATCTTCTTCCACTTCTACGGGCTTTTCTTCATTACCATAACTAATTACTATTTCAGCTCTCCTAGCTTCAACTGCTGCTTTATTCCCCCTTGGTACATTATCACCAGTATTAGGAGAATCTTTGTCAGATACGGCTAATGGTTCATTAATAATAATAAAAGAAGCTAAATCCCCTAAATCATTATTTTCTTTATATTCATTTAATTTTTTTAGAAACCATAACCTAGCGTTTGCAGCTCTATCGTAAGACAATTTGTAATTAGTGGTGTCTAATGGTAGAGCTTGACTAGCTGAACCAAAAAAATCAACATAAATATATGTATTCTCTAATATTCTTGCAGTATCAAAAACATCTTTGAATTTATCATTTATATATTGATCATTAAAAAAATCATCATTTAAAAAATAATTTGTTCTATTGTCATATGCTAAACCTGTTGTTTTATCTCTTTTAACATCTTTATAATAAGTATAATCTAAACCAGCAAGTTGATATTTAGATTGATACCCTGCATTTTCTCTTAAATCTCCATTTCTAGGAGGAATGTTAGAAACATTATTTGGAAAATAAATGTTAATAAATGTTAATACAACACTACTCCCCTTTTTTATAATAGCTTCTTCAACTTTTGCTTCCTCTTTTTGTTTCTCTTCTTTTACTTCTTCAGTTGTTATTTTTACTTTTGGTTTAGTAGTTTTCTTTCTATTTTCATCTAATATATCAATATTGCTTTTTTTTCTTTTTAATCTTGAAATTTCATCAATAACTGATTTATCACCTTTGAAATATCTTTCCCATATTTCATTTCTTTCGCCTCTTAGTTTGTTAACTACTGCTGGATAGTCTACAATCATAGTAAAACTTAAAGAACCACTTCTATCTGTATTATTATAAGAATAAACATTTTCACCCCTCCCAATAAAGCTATGTGTTTCCCAATTAACTGAAACTGATTCACTGAAAGTTAAATCGTAAGGTGGAAACCACATCACTCTTCCTTTATGCCCTGATAATAAATCACCCGTACCTTTCTCACAGTCTTCCAACCCATTTGTAAAACCTTCCCAAGCAAGATTCTCAATAGAGAACATATAATTTTTTAAGTTTGCACCAGTGGAAGAACGATAAGTAGGAGCAAAGTTTAATAAACCGTTATCACCTAAAACACTTAATTTAGAGTTTTCTCTAAATAATCCCCTGCTAGATATAGCTCTATTTAATTTAGTATGTTTTCTTTCCTTAGTAAAAACCCTAAAAAAATCACCTTTTGAAACAATATAAGCCTCGTTTGCAGGACCTTCATCTACAAACCAACCTGCTTTTGCTGTGACAGCATCACCTCTTGAAATTTTAACTTGCTTCCCGTTTTGAATAATATCAAAATCTTTTTCAACAGATGAAATAAACGGCCCAACTTTATTGTTCCTTGTTGAATTAACTATTTCCTTTGTTTTGAATAATAGAGATTTACTGTTGAATTTATTTTCAGTTGTTGCATCCCAAACAGCTGCAATATTATTTTTATTAAATGGCGCATTTTTAGTTTCATCTTCATTGTAGAAAAAATCTTCAGATGAACTAATTAGATTAGGTACAGTTTCATTTTTTATAATAGAATTAACGCCGTATATAGGATCATAAACTGTTTCCTTATACTTAAATCTTTTTATTTGTGTACCTAATTTATCGGTGACAAATTCAAAATCTTCAAGGACAACTGTTTCAGCGTTGAAATCACTTAAATTAGTAAAAGGCTCTGGCGCATCAGAACCAATATAAACGTATTGGTTATCTTTTACAATAAATTCACCTTTTTCGTTCTGTAAAGTAGGAGTATACCCGTTCTCATTTTCAAGTGTTCTTAAATGAGTGTACAAGGCTTCTTTTTGCCCTGCACCTGTGTATTCCAATAATATTTTAGTTTGCTCTGATTGCGAGAATTGAGATTTTCTATTAATATTAAAAGCATCGTCAGGTAAAAAACTAAATGGAACATAAGATCCAGTTAATTTTTCTAAGAATAAACCTACTTTTCCAATAGCACTTTTAGGAACTGTAATATCATACGGTAATCTTAATGGATTACCATCCTGTAACAACCTAAATGGGCTAGTCTGTAAATATTCGCTAGCTATTTGACCAGCGTTATTACTTAAATTTCTTCTAAAATGGTCACTCAATGCCTCTGAACCTATAAGACCTAACTTGGTATCAGTAGTCTTCAATCCGTTGAATATAGACAAAGTATCAAATATTGTAGAAGTAGATTGAACCCTTCTGATATACTCTAAATAATCAGTTTCTTGTTCTTCAAATGGTGGGCAAGGTTCTAATCCTATAAATTGATATTCAGGATTAGCGTATAAATTACAAGGGATAATATCTCTATAAAAACCTTCAGAAACATCAGATATTGAAGGCATATCTATAACGGATATATCTCCAAAATCAACGCTCCTAACTTCAAATATATCAGGTCTAGTTAAGTTTAAATCATATAAATCATCTAAATAATTAGCACCTATTTCCAAAGGATCAGGAGAATAGTTTAAGGGGTTTCCATTAAAAGGAATACGTGCTTCTTCAAAGAAACCATCAAGATCATATTGTGTATCAATATTCTTTTTTGCTTCTGAAGTAGGATATAATATTTTGCTTTTATCTTCTTCCCTCTTATTTGTAGCTATTAAATCTAACAGAGTTTTGCACATATTCTCTTTATTTCTTATTGTAATAAATAGAATAAGATAAAATTTACCTACTCTATTTAAAATGGACCTGTGTTTCTACCGCCATTTGAATTAGTACCTTTAAATAAATTTTCTATGTCTTGTTTAAATTTATTATCTTTTGATAAATCTACTTTTGTTGAAGGCTTACCATTAACATTAACATCAATTACAAATGGTGCACCTGTTGAGGATACCTGAATCTGACCATTAGTTGTATTTGTTGTTGTATAATTTCCACCTGTTTGTTGTTGGACGGCGTTTGCTGATTTAAGAGTATTATCTTGGGGTTTAAATGATGTGTCTTTATTTTTATCTTTATCTGTAGGTGGTGACATTATACCTAAACCTGTTAATGTAGCATAAGTTAAAGGATTAGTAAACAACAACCCTTTTTTAACAGTGTTAATAAAACCAGTACCCCAATCTTCATCTCTAACAAATTTACCCGCACTTTCAGCTGCCCCTTGCTTTGCTTTATTTACAGTGTCAATTCCTTTATATAACTTACTATCAGGATCCCTTAACATTTGATTAAAATAAAATACGCCGTCTTTTGCATTTTTAGTTTCAATCGCTAAGGTTTCTAAATTATTAGAAGATTCTATTACTTTTTCTGCAAAATGTTGTAATTTTTCCACCATAGTTTGATTAGCTGTCGCTAAACTATCAAAACTACTTTTTCCTTCTTCTGATGTTACTGTACTTAATCTTAAAATTTCTTGTTCAGTTAAATCTCTAACTGCTTTCGTTTGACCATCTACTTTAACAGTAGCAACTCCTTGCTCAAAACTAGCCATTCCAGCTATTTTAGTTGCATATTCTCTTAAATTGGGTGATAACGTTCTTTCAATAATATCTTCTTTTTTCCCTAATTTAGCTTGTTGAGCTAATTCTTCCACCGATTGACCCGTTATTTTTGATAAATCTCTTAATGTACGATTTTCCATAGATGAAAGGTCAATCATACCTGTTTGCTTATTTAAAGCACCCATCCCTTTTGTAACTTCTGATAACTTTTCAGTGAAAGCCTCTAAATCGTTATTAGCGTCATATAATAAACTAAATGGATCACCCAACTTAGCAAATTCCCCACCTAACATTTGTAAACTTGCCGCAGCCTCTATCGCTCCTTCAGGGTCATAAACTTGGTCAGCAAAATTAGATATAGATTCCATTTTCATACCTAATGCGTTAGCCTTTTTAACCATTTCACCTAATCCAGCTACACCATTCTTAAAATTAAATTTATCTATTAATCTAATATTGCTTTCAATATCATCAAATACTTTTTTAGTATTTAAACCTAACTTATTAACCTTTTTGTTTGTCTCATCTAAAAAATCAAAAGTATTTTCAATTGATGCACCGTATAATTTAGTTAACCCGAATAATTCATTATAATTTTTACCTAATGTGTTAGAAATTTTAGTCATATCTGTCAATTCATCACCAGATAACATTATATTTCTACCGTAATTTTCAGTAAAAGTTTTATATGTTTCAGTTAATTCTTTTTGACCAAAACCTAAATCTTTTGTTTTACCACCCGCTATTAAGATATTTTCTTTGATTTGTTCTGAAAAACTACCTGCTATACCTAATTGTTTATTAGCACTATTAACTGCTCTTAACGTTTCATCCCAATATTTAGTAGCACCAAAAGGAACATTAAATTCACTACCTAATTTAATGTTAAAAGTTTGTAGCAAATCGCTACTTTCAAGGTAGTTAGTAACAGCTTGTGCTCCTTTTAATTTTAAATAATCAAAACCATAAATGTAAGTTTTAACAGCACCTTCAATAATAGGTAAAACTTGATCAAAAACGTTTGACGCAAGATTCATAGTTTTAGCTGCTTTTGCAGCACCACCAGAAAGTTTGCCTATATTACCGCCTAACGAAGCCATGCTTCTAAATATCGCTGCCCATGCCATATGTTATTATTTTTTTATAATAAATAACGGCCAAAAAAATTATTCATTTTTCTGACCGTTTTCAATTTTAATATATTCTACCAATTTTTCCAAATGAAATTTTCTTTCTAAAATTGGCATAGTTCTAACGTCTTCCCTTGTAAAATTACCATATTTTACAAGTAAAAGTAATTCTTCTAAGAAAACTTTAACATAATCTATCGAAACATCAAATATTCTACTACATATCTTTATATACTCGGAAAAAAAAACTCACTTGTCAGTTCTAAACTTTGCTTTTTTAATTTCCCTGTTACAGGGCTTATAACTTCAATGTCTAAATCAAATGATGGCGTTACATCACTCATATATTTAATTAGGTTATTAGCATCAACAATATTCATTTGTTTCACAAATGCAGAAATAACCATTTTATCTTTTTCGCCGTCCACTGAAGTAATCAAACGTTCTAATCTAATAATTTTACTTAAAGGTGCATTTGAAGACATTTTCATAGCAGCCATTCTAATTTCTATTTCATCTTCTCCAGTCATTAATCTAAAAGTTACTCTTTTCTTAGATTTAGGTAATAAAAAATCAAATTCATTATTTTCATTTGGTTTAATATTAATTTCTTTTAATTTTAAAGTTGTTAAATCAAAATCAGCATATTGGCCGTCTACCTCAATCCTATAAATATTATCCATAGTCACCCTTAGAAAAATAAGAAGTGCTAATCTATCGCCTAACAACATTTTTCTAGGTGCAATAAAAGGAGTCTGTTCGTCTACCATTGTAACTTTCCTTTCCAATAACTTGTCAATCATTTCACCTGAATTAATTAAATTAGGTGAAGTCATAATTTCTTCATCTGCTAATGTTAAATGATAAACTTTAACTTTTTCACATTTATTAGCATAAAATTTACCTTCAGAAGGTAAAGAAACTATATCGTATTTTGGTTCTGAAAACATATATTTTTATTTGTTATTTTTTAAATATAAGGAAATTAAAATAATTCTAAAAAAATGCCATAAACCGAATAGTTCAGTTCATGGCATTTCAATATAATATATGAAAAAAATATTAATATAACAATACACAATATTGTGGTTGTATGGTAAAAGATAACTCCAAAACATCATCATTATCATAAGATAAACTGCCGCCAAAATCAATTGATTCCGTTAAAATACAGTTTACACATAACCATTCAGAAATTCTAACCCCAGTTGGATCAAGTAATTCTAAATTGATTGTTTTAGATGAACCTACATTATAAACCATACGTCCAGTTACAGATTCAGCATGTAAACGAAGCCATTCGATTAAACCTTGAGATGTGGACGGAGCAATGAAATCTCTAACAGTAATAGCCATACTAGACCAAGTATATGAACCATTCACATATGTAGAAGTATTAATGAACTTCATTTCATTTGTAGTAATATTCATTTTAGGGGCATTAACAGATTTACAAGCCCAAGTTTGAATGCCTATATCGGTAGGGAATCTTAAAAGCCATCTATTTTGCTTTTTTGGTTCTGCTTTAAGTGGTGATGACAATAGTAAATCAGCCATAATTATTTCTTTATTTAGTTGTTTTTTATTTTATAAATATATGTTTAAAAAAATTATCTAGCGTATCCACCAAAAGAAGCTAATAAATTAGTTAAACGATTATTGGGACTTTTTAAATATTGTAACCTATCATCTAATAATTTTTTTATAACATTTTCAATTCTATCGTTTAATTCAGAGTTTTCTCTTGCTATATAGGCTGCGATCAAAGCTAACATTTTATCTATGTTTTTATCTCCGCTAATATTTATTGCCACTAATTCGTCAGCTGTTCTTTTCATTACTGCTTTTGTAACTAATGCTGCTGCACTACTTCCGCCTCCTTTACTAATTTTTTTATATTCTTCTGCACTAATGTTTTCCATAACATCTCTAATAAGAGCATTTGTTTTTTTATTAAAGCCTAATAAAAAATTTATAGAAAATATTAATCTACTCATATTAGCATTTGTAAAAAAACCTTCGTTTATCTGTTCAGGTAATTGTTGAGGCGCTGGTTGCTGATTTGGTAGCAAATTTGGTAAATTACTTTTAATATCAGCAAAAGCAGTATTGTTTTTAATTAAAGATGTAATTTTACTATCCAAGCCTTTAAACTCATTTGGAAAACTGTATTTACCACCTAAAAGAACATAAAAATATGTATACATTGCTTTTTTGATAGCATTATCTACTTTTTTATTTCCAGTAAAAGAGCTTTTAGTTCCAAAGAAAGTAGAAGTAGGTTTAAAATAAAAATAAGTTATAAAATCTATATAAAACTTATAAACTTCTCTTTTAAGTTTAGGTAAATCACTATTTTTACCTAATGAATATAAAGCAATTGTTATAAATAAAGCTTGGTTATCTCCATATTTTTCTTTTATATATTCAACAAAATCATCATAATTAGATAAATTGTTAATAAAAGTTTCATTTGTTTGTCTAATAAGTTCTTGTTTTTGATTTTTTGGTAACAAAAGAAATTTTTTAATTATCTCTTCTGGTTCTGCAACATCAGGAGAATCTTTATCATTATTCGATTGATTCAATTGATTTGCTTTATTATTTTTTGGGTTATATACTAAATTAGTAGGATTAATTCGAGCTTCACACAAAGAAAGAAGGTTTCCGACAACGTATTGTCGGAAAACTTCTTCTTTAACTATATCCTTAATTGATTTATTATCAGTTATTAAATTAAACATTGTCAAAGCTTGCACTATTATTTGTTAATGTGAAACCAATATTGATTTGTTCTAAGGCCAATGTTGGTTGAATTAAAATCTTACCATTAAGCTCATTTGTTTCAAATGCTCTTGGGTTGTTATCTAATTCAATTCTGAAGTTAATGATACCTCTTTCGTTTCTGATATTAGATAATATCGGATTTACAAGGCTTTCAAACTGTCTACGAACTGTTTCATCATTTTGCTCGAATAACAAATTAACTGAAACGTCAGCCAACAACTGTCTGATATAGATCATCAATCTTCTAACATTGATTCTATCTAAAACTGTTTCTTCTATCTGAAGTGTTTTATTACCCCAAGTAGTAACAATTCCAGCATCTCTCCACATACTATTGATACGTCCTGTGTACAAGTCATCTCTTTCGTCCTGTGTTGGATTTTTAACAACATCTACGAAGATACTACCACCACGTCTTTTACCGCTAGGTGCGAACCAAACTCTTGAAATTCTATCATTCACGGCGTAGATGCGAGGCATATCAACACTTGCAGGAACATAAACGTAAGTATTGTTTTCCAAATCGTTATAGATACAATCATAAGCATATGTAGCGGCAAATGAAGTAGAATATAAACCATCTAATCTATCAGCCAAGAATTTAGCACTGTAAGGAACGCCGTCCACATCCCTAGAAGGAGTATCAGCAATATAGAAAGCATCACAACGAACTTCCTCCAACATTTCAATCATTTCTTCAACCAAATTAGAGTTATCAAAAGTATTGATATTAGGAGTAACAACTAAGTTATATTTAACTGCTTCTGGGTTAGCTATCGCTCTAATACCTTTTAGGTAAGCATAGTAATCAGAATTAATAACAGTTGAAACTTCGCCGTCGAAATCTTCTAAAACATAAGTATCAAAAGCGCTAGAAGCCAATCCTAAAATACCGTTAGTTCCATTTACCACATATTGATCTCCATTACTTCTGTTACCAGTAGTCAATCTGTGAATATCCCATCCATCAAAGCCACCGTAGAAAGCCAAAGTAAACTTCCTAGCATTTAACTTAGCATATTGAGTACCTTCCAAATCAGCATCATTTCTGAATTCAGCGTTACCAACTTGGAAAGACAATGAACCTACACCGTCAACAGAAGCAGTTGTAGCATCAACGTCAAGGTGGAAACCATCCGTTGTACCTGTAAATGAAAGTACACCTGAACTTGGTTGACCGTGCCAATCAAATAAATCTTGATCGTAACCATCATTACTATTTAAACCCAAGAATTCATAACGTACTTTATCGGTAGTTTCATAATTGGTTTTGTATTGAATAGTAGGTGCAACCGCGCAATCACCGTAATCTACAACAGGGTATCCTTCGTAACCAGCAGGGAAAGCATCATAAACACAAGTTGCAGCTACATCTACACTTATATACATTGATTGTTGTGGATAAATATCGTTAAGAGCTTTACCACCAATCAATCTTGCAATATAATTATTGCTCTGAACATCCAAAGAACAGTTAGCAAATTGCTCCAATATTACAGGGTTCTTATCTGTATCGTTATAACTTCTTACCAATACATCAAACAATCTTCTATCAGGACGAATGTTTGTGATACTAATTTTAATATATCTATTAGAAGAATCACCATCGCCTAATGTTAAGAACTTAAACAATCTAACAACTTTATTACCACGTAATTCAGATACAATATATGGGGTTTCTGCACCACGATATTCTTGCTTGTAATTCCATAAAGTAGTGTTATGGCAAATTGTAGGCTTGATGCAGTGGATTTTATTCAAAGCCACCATGTTATCAAACATTTTCTGATACAATTCAGAAATGAACAATGGAGAATCACTCTCACAGCAATTTGCTCTTACACCAAAAACTTTATTGATATAATTTTTCTTTCTTGTATCCAATGATACAATATAAGAAAATTCAGCACCGCTAGTATCAGTTCCAGTTAATCTGAAATCATCATATGGCTTAATCATTTGGCCAGCAACTAATGGCTCAATTAAAATATTAGTGTTCTTAACTCTAAACTCTAACTCTTCATTTCCATTATATGAACCAACACTTCTTAAACCACAAACAATCTGATTTTCGAATTCAGCAAGAGCAATTGCAGTTAATTCAGTTGCGCTACCACTTAATTGAATGGTAACAATACCAGAAGGAATCTGAATTTCAGTGGTGCTGCTTCCTGATTGGAATACAGGAGTATTAATTACAGTTGTACCAGTAACAATGGTATAACCAGTACCGTTAATTCCATTGCAATCGTATTCTACTAAATTAGAACCTAATTCGCAAATTTTGTATAGAGTACCGTTTAAAATGTCGCCGTTAGGTAAAGTAATTGTACCATTTTGAATGGTGATGCTTTCATCGGCATTATGTGTTATTGTACCACCTTTAATCACTATCAAACCAGCGCTAACAGGTTGTACTTCACTTGAATTTTGATCGACAATTACAATTGGAGTAGTAACTGTGATATTCAAAGTAGAGCCAATTGTTTGTGTTCCAACACCAAACTGAACAGAGCAAGTTTCAGTGATTGAACTTTGATAAACATATCCACCTTGGGTTGTTACACCAGTAAGACAAATATATTGATCATCTCTACCAGTAACAACAGCATCAAATCTGCTGCTATAAAAATTACCGTCACAGTTAGATACAAAACCATCTAAACTAGTGTAAGATAAAGTAGTACCAGTAGATACGTTATAACCACCTAATGTATCAGCAGTTAAAAACCCTGCATCGAACATATCTTGTAAGGTGGAATTGCTAAAACTACCTGATGTTAATACACCATTAGCATATTGGATTTCGCCTGTGAAATTGCTAACAGCTCCTTCAGTAATAGTATTGGTATCAACACTACCACCAACGGTAATGCCCCAAAGATCACCTGCATCGTATCCAGATAACCCCAATACCCTACAAACATACATTTCATTTGATTCTTGTAGGAATTGTTTTGCCGTATATGCCCCTTGGAATTTTAATTGATTCGTATTTTTGTATTTACAAGGATTCAATGAACCGAATTTAGCAGAAAATTCGTTATAGTTAGAAACCCTTGTTATATCAAAAGCCGAACCGTATTCAAATTCACCCATAATCATCAATTTGGTTAAAGCAAATTGACGTTGTGTTGTAAAACTTAAATCACGCTCGGTAAAATTAACAGAAGGTGAAACTCTTATTCTATTATTTGCCATTATTATTTTGATTTTTATATAAATATGTCTTATATTTGTGAATTAATCATAAACTTTCGCCACATAGTCTTATTTGAACTGTTTTCGTAATTGATTTATTATAAACTAATTTTAAAATGTCACCTATATTAATATTAAAAGGTATAGTTACAGGAACATTATTCACAAAATAACTTACATTATTTCCAGTATTCGATTGATTATCATATGTTACATTGAAGTCAAAAGTCATTTTATATTCGATAGTTTTATTTGATTTTTTATTCAAATTAAAAACCAAACATTTACTACAAGAATCAAATCCCCCAACCGTTTCTATCCTACAAGGAGAATCATTTTTAGGCTCATCTCCTTTTATATCCATCTTAATTGAATTGAACGATCGTTTTATAACATAATCGTTTTCACCTATTATGAATGCCTGCATATCTATCACATACATACTTCTATAATATCTTCTTTCTTCTATCTCTCTTTTATGGCTTTCCGATATATCATTTAGTTTAATTTCCATATTATGTCCAAAGACATTAATAGTGGGTGTGGTATTTCTCTTAAATAAATTTAAAATCAATTCGTTAAACTTATTTATTTCCCGTAGACTATTGGAGAATAAATTAATTTTATATTGTAAATCGACATAAGTGGGTTCAGAAACCTCAACGTATTCATATATTGTTTGCCCATTAATTACTTTGGGGATACGATATAATGGGAATGTAATATTTACTGGTAATACACCATTTATAGTATTAAGGTAAGTACCCTTTTTTGCAGGGCTTTCCTTTGTTATAGTTATAATTGGTAATGGATGTTGACTTTCGCCGTCCAAATTACCCCAAGTCTGGATTAATTCAGATAATCTTTGATTAGTGAATAAATAAACAGGTACTTTTTTACCATCTAATTCGAAATTAAAATTATCTACCCAAGTTTTAAATGAATTATCCAAATCAGTTATGTCTATTTTTTTAGGGACAAACAATTGATCTTTTACAACCTCTTGGGTTATAATTTCTGTAACAAGTTCATTATTTTCAACTAATTGTTGCTTAGGCACATTAGGCAAGTCAACCGCCTTATCTGCATAATTACTAGGCTTCTTTATTATTATTGACTTAGGTGGTTGCATTTAAAAGAATATTTGGTTTGTTATTACATTGAATTTAATTTTGTTTTCGTAAGTCTTAACTGTTTGTTTGTTTACGACTTTAAAATCAATGATGTATGTTTGTGGTATCATCCAACTAGTATCCAGCAGAAACCAATTTTCACAGACACCTCTATTCACAGGCATCCAATCTATAATAGTTACTTCATCATAATTACCTTCTTTTAAATACACTTTATAGAATACATTATCTACTGAAATTGATTTTGTGGGGTTGGACGGCGATTTTATATCTACGAAAATTTTACGGACATCCCCTTGCTTAATAATCTCATCTCTCTGTATCCCCCTAAAAGAAAAATGGAAATTAGTTACAGGTACAGGTGTATTATAACCGAATCCATAATAATCACTAGCAGGTAATATATTGAATTTAAAGGATTGATTTGGTAGACTTTTTCCATTTATAGAAATTGCCGTCCAAACATCCTTCCAAGCATAACATTTATCTATATTTGCAGAATCAATTTCGAACTCAACGTAGTAAATACCTAAATCCTGACAAGTACCTGTTAAAGTGAATTGCAAAGCATTAGTTTCATCGTATATATTAACTATTGGGTTTTCATCTAATTTTACAGGTTCGCCGTCCACCGTCGCATACAAATATAACCTATTCAACTTATCTAAATAAAACTTAGCCCTATCATCATAGATAGCATTAACATATTCAGTTTCTAAATAAGGCTCATAAAAAGTATTCGTTTCTTTACCAAAGAAAACAACATGATTCTCTGTATCATTTAATTCCCTCTCCAAATCATAATGGAAAGCTAAACCAAAACCATAGTTAGGAACATCATTCAAAATTAAATCATTCACTATATCTGTAACATCCATCCTCAAATCTAAACTGTTACAATTAACCTCCTGACATAACAAATAAGTAGGTGTACTGTATAATGAATCAAACACGCCTTCTTCTGACCAAGTAGTACCTGATTGAGCGTAAAACCAGTTGGACGGCGATTTATCTACCGTGCAATTTAATTCAGCAAAAGAAGTACACCCCTGCGCACAAGAATTACTAACCCCACAACCTTCATCCCAAGGTTGATCCAATCTAAACAAACAGATGTTATAGCTATTAGGCATACAAGCATTAGCCTTCTGGGTAAAACCACTGTGCTTAAAATTCAAATAATGTTTAACAGTAGTTAAATCACCTAATTCACAATTCAAAAATTGATTTTTCAATTCAATCACATCGAACTGAAACAAATACCTTGAAAAATTAGGATTACTTACTCCACCACCGTAAAATAAATCAACGATAGGTAAATTGCCATAATTAAATTCTGATTTATATGTTATAGTGTTATCCTTGGAAAAGTAGGTCCTTTTATACATTGGAAAATATTTTTTTAAATAAATATAAAAAATCTAAACTCTTTGGAAAAAATACCGTACATTTGCAGCACTGTTTAACTTCTAACAAGAATAACAAAATATGATTTCATTCTTTAAAAAAGTAGATCGCACTGCGATACCTGACAATTCTGTAAATTTAGACGATGTTTTTAACGAAATTAAAAACCCTGAATTCAAAAAACTAATCGAATTAGCTAGAAAAAGCGGCAAAAGTACGCCAACCAATTTCAACAGTGGAACTTATTATTTAGACTATGATGAATATCATAAAATACTCAAATACGATTATATCGTAAAAGAGTTAAATGATATTATCGACAACACCTTATTAGATGTAGTATATTACTCTGAAAGATTATCTGCTCAAGACATTAAAAAATCCCTAACCAACTTAGGGGTTAAGTATTCCGATTGCGTAAAAATCGAGGACTTCTATTCATTCTTTGAATACAAGAATTATAATGTAGCTTTCATTTGCTTAGTCTGGGGCGGATTTGATACTATTAAACAAGAGAAGACAGGCCAAAAAGGTGAATTTAAAGTCACCATCAGAAACATGTATAACTTTATTAAATCAGCAAAAACTCCAGTAGTTACTTGGAACGCTGACTTTGATAATAAAAGGTCACTTAAAAATATCAAAAGCCTTTCTGGATACATCTATATGGATGTAGATGATTTCAGTGTTATCAGCCAAGCAGAGGTTCGTAGAATCTTAACAGATAATGCCTTAGACTTCGTAAAAGCTGTTTGGGATTCATTTGGCGGCAACGGTATCGGTTTCTTGGTTAAAGTAGATAACCTGACCGTAGACAATTTCAAATGGACATGGACATCTGTTGTTAAAAAGTTCGATGGAATCAATATCAAAATTGATAAGGCCACAAAAGATATTACCAGAATCAATGTTTTATCGTACGATGAAAATATATTCATCAGGGAAAACTGTAATAGTATTTTAGCAATAGAAGAAAAGCCACAAGATCAACTTTCAATAAAAGTATCCCCGCTAACAGACGAGTTTAAAAATGATGTTTTAGAGCAAAGTGTATCTAACCTATACTTTGATGAATCTTTTTTTAATACTTATGAAGATAGATTAGCTTATAGATTTTACCAAGTGTTATTCTCAAAAACAAATCATATTGGGATAACATTAGATGAAACCTTTGCTTTCCTATTAAAGTATGAGAAAGACTATCCGAACATTCTTAACAATAAGAAATATAGCCGAAACGAAATTTACAGTATTGGTAAGAACCAATATGATAGTTACGCCGATCAATTTGGTACAGTTACAGTAGAAACAAATCATCACCTTTCAAAGGATTATATTTTAGTAAACATTTACAAAGAATATTCTGGTGATGTTAAATTGAAGCTACACGACATATTAGAAAAAGCTATCTTAAAAGAAAGCAATGATATGCAAGCCGCTTTGGTTTATCTTATCTTAAACGCTAAGAGAACAGGTATCCTTATGAAGGATCTTAGTTCTTTTATTGAGAAAAAGTATGGTTACAATCCAGAGAATACTATTAAGATTAAGAAAATCTACACTAATTCAAAATATCCTTTTGGTATCGTAGCTAAATTGAAGCCAACTGTTATCCAAGAAAGAAGACAGAAGTTCATAGAGAAAGCAGAAGCAGAGAATAAAAAAGTAATCATATCTGAAAGCCTGAATTTTGCTGAACAAACAAAAATCGTAACAGAACTATTCAATAAGATTTTTGGTCAAACCAGACTTACAGATAAGAACATCATATTCTTGGTAAAAACATATTTCAAGGAATGTAATTCCTTTGGGATTTCCCTTATAACTGCAAGAGAGTACTTAAATAGTAATGCTAACTTTCATTCTATTGAACGGTACTCTAACCACTATGGAAATGATATATACGAAATGTATAAGGTGTTCTTTGGGTTGAGAATTATTACTTTAGTTGAAGATAAAAAAAAAATTAATAATTTAAGTCAACTTAAAAACGATCAAAAACTAAGCGATATAAACCTATCGTTGGATGACAATACAATTTTGTGGGCTGATACAGGTATGGGTAAGACTACTTGGGCCTGCACCGAAGTAGAAGGTAAAAAAATCATATTGGTTCCAACGATAGGTGCTCTTAAAAATATAGAACACAAATATAAAGCAGCTTCATTCTATGAAACGAACAAAAATGTTTCAGAGAAAGATCAATTAATTGTATGCACATACTCTTCAGCTCCAACCCTATTCAAAACAATTAAGAGCTGGAAAGGTGGCTTGAAAGAGTATATTTTGATTGTCGACGAACAACATAATTTTGCAGTTTCATCTTCTAAAAATTATAGGAATAAAGAATTAAATTATGTTTTAGATAACATTGATTCTTTTAAGAAGCGCATTTTTATGACAGGAACTTATTTTCCAGTTGAACACCCATCATTAAAAGAATTTAAAATTCATAGGGTTAAATGGGAAGATAAGAAAGTTAAGAATGCTACTGTGGTATTTTATGAAAATAAAATCAAAGCAATCGAAAGCCGTTTAGTCAGAGGTAAGAAAAATATCATTTATCTCCAAGACAAACGTATGGATAAAGAGTTAGGTAAGTTAATAACCCACCTTAAAAGTAATAATTGGGATAAAATCCATTTATTGAATTCCAACCAAAAGAAGGAGAACCATTTTAAGGATTTATTGACAACTGAATACCTACAAGAAGATGCTGAAATAATTATCACAACTTCAATCACAATTGAAGCTATCAACATTTTAAATAAAGACGTTGAAACAATTCACTTCATGACATTTGAAAACCCTAGGCTGATGGAGCAGATGGTTAATAGAATGCGTGAAAAATTACCCAGCAACATTTTTATTTATAAGAAAATTAAAACAGATAAATTACAAATAGAAGAATCATTTAATGCTATTGCCAAACAAAAAGCAATAATATCTAATGCCGAATCTTTATTGAATTATTTGTCTAACCCAAAACAAAAGAAGATTAATAGCTACGATGAAGTTGCCGCTCAAAAGTTGTTTGCTAATCAAATTTTCGAGAACTCTTCTATTTTTAAGGTTAATGAAAATCTTAATGTTTGGGAAATAGATTATTTGTCTATTGCAAATAAAGTTTTCAATGAGGAAACAAAGCACTCTAAAAATAATTTTGATTACTTCAAAAGTATTTTAAATGAATACGGTTGGGAATTCAATCCTGAACAGGTAGATCTTTTAAAGATGACCGCAAAAGATAAGAAGGTTATTAAAGAAGAAAAAGAAAAAAGATCAGCAGAAATGTTGGAATATTCCTTGGATGTGCTTAACTTTGTGTCTCAATCGGATATTGATTCATTGAAGAAAGAAGTAGATAATAAAAACACATTTGATAATAAGAAGTATCCTGATATTGAATGGAATATTAGAATTAAGGTTCTTAAATTATCTAAATATATGTCTTTTAATGAATCTTGTAAGCTGGTTAATATCTTAATTTCTGAATACGATAATTCTGATATTAAGTTTAACAAAGCGATGAGGGAAGTAGCTGTTAAAATAGCTCGAGAAAGTGGAGTGTTCAATAATAATTTAGATTTTAATACTCCTTTTAGTAAAGCTATATTGAGGGATTATTTTAATATCAAGAAAAAGAATATTGTTCTTTCTAATCAAGATGTTATTTCCTTATTCAATAAGCGTAAGAATCTTTTGGATGTGGTGGACGGCGAAATGGATGCCTTCAAAATTCTAAGAAAGTATTTTGAAATCAAATCTATTCTGCATAAAGGTGAAATAAAATTCAAGCTGGGTGGATTGAATGTTTCAAATGATGTATCTAAATTCACAGCCGAATTTTATGAATGGATTAAAGAAATACATTCCGAGCAGAAGATTTTAACTTCAATTGAAATAGCAAATCAAATCAATCTTATTCGATCTAAATTGCCATTTCTTTCTAAGTTTAAATTGTCGAACAAGCAAGCATTAGCTCTATTGGAGGATTACGTTACAATTAAAAAGACAACAAAAAAATCCGAAGGTAAAATAGTGACATCGTATAAGGTTATTGATTTGGAACCAAAGATGACAAAAGGCATTGAGGTTAAAATAAATCAAAAAATTATAATCAATAATTTAAACGAAATTCAAGAAATAGAAGAGTTCACTCAAAAAATAACAGCTAATCAATAGAATTAAAAAGTAATAGTTACAAATAAATTTTAACATTTTTTAAAAAAGTATTATGGATTTCAAACCTAGTATATACCAAGAACAAATTTTTGAAACTTGGCAAAACACAGACAAGAATATTTTGGTTGAAGCTGTTGCGGGTAGTGGTAAAACAACTACCATCATTGAATTGATGAAGCGAACAGATGCAAGCAAAATTGGAATGTATGTGGCGTTCAACAAACACATTGTTGAGGAAATTAAAGCCAAGAATCCGCCGTCCAACTTCACAATAGGAACCTTACATAGCAGAGGTTATCAATCTATTGCAATGAATCATAGAGGTTCATTGAAATTAGATGATTGGAAAACATTCAAATTGCTTAAACCATTAACAGCTAATTGGAAGAACGTACCGAAGAAAAAGATTAATGCTAAAATATACAACTTAACAGAGTTCTACAACTATTATAGGTTAACACATCAAAAAGACTTGTCTAATTTTGATCAGATGATTAAAAAATATGACCTGTCTTTGGATGCAACAGATATTCCTAAAATACAGGAGATGCTTAGTCACATCGACCTGTATAATTCAAGGCATAATTTCCATAAAGAATTTATGATTGATTTTGTGGATATGATGTATCTACCAGTTCATTTGAATTTGTTTATCAAAACGGTAGATGTTCTGATGGTAGATGAAGCACAGGATCTTTCCGCCGTCCAACACGAATTCATCAATAAAATGATGAAAAAAGACAGTAGAATAATCGTTGTAGGTGATCCACATCAGGCTATATATGGTTTTTCTGGTAGCGATGTAGATAGCTGGGATAAATTTAAAAGCTTGGAAAATAGCGTCCAATTACCTCTATCTTATTGTTACAGGTGCGGCAAGAAAATCGTGGAACTATCTAATAAAATATACGACATCATGGAATCCCCAGATTGGATGCACGATGGAGAAGTAGTTGAAGAAGGTAATTTGTTGTATGTTAAAACAGGTGATTTCATCCTGTGTAGAAATACTAAACCCCTAGTAGAATTATATTTCAATTTGTTAACCTTAGAAAAACCTTGTTACATTAAAGGGAGTGATATAGGTAAGGGATTAGTTAAAGTGCTGGATGAATATAAGAATCTTTCAAGTAAAGATACTGTAACAGCAATGCACAAAGAACTAAATTCAATCTATAAATTGCTAATATCTAATGGCATACAACAACCACAAAAACATCAAAAGTATCTCAACTACGCTGAAAAGATTGAAATTATAACATTGTTTTCAGAGAAGTATGAAAAAACTATTGAAGTGATTAAAGCAATAGAAAACATATTTAAAGAAGATGGTGAAGGTATTATTCTATCGACTATACACAAAGCAAAAGGATTAGAAAGCGATATTGTATATCTTTACTTACCTCACCTGCTTCCTTCTAAATACGCCAAAATGCCTTGGGAATTGCAACAAGAAGATAACCTTTATTATGTAGCAGTGACCAGAGCAAAAAAGAAGCTGATAATAGTTAAAGAAGTATTTACATTATAACAAAAAAACGCAAGCAAAATCTGCTTGCGTTTTTTTTATGATTTTATTTAGTTATTATAAAACCACTAACATCACATACAGTTTTAACATCTTCTTCTGTAAATTCATGTTTGTTAATCTGATTTGAACAATAAAAAGAATTAGCAGATTTCGGAGCACCTTCAAGAGAAGTTAAATTACAACCACTGCAATCTATAATTCCAACTTTTTCAGGTGATTTTTTTAAAGAGGTTATGTTCGAGTTATTTTTTAAAATAAATAATCTAACATATTCAGTTGGAGCTCCATCAAGTGAGTTTAAATCACAACGATTACAAAAATAATCTTTAGCTCTCTTTGGCCCCCATTTTAGAGAAGATAATTGCCGATTATATGAACATTTAAACTCACCGCCCACTTCACTTGGGCAATTTTTTAATGAAAGTAATTTATTGTGACTGACATCAAAATTACCTTTAACCTCACCAAATTTTATTGGTATTTCTATTAATCCTTTGTCAGATAAATCAACGTCGCCATTAACATCCACAGTACCATCTTCATTAATAGTATAATTTTTAATTTTAAAATATTCTAATATTCTTTCAGGTGGCACGTCTTTCGAATTAGAAGACTTAAATTGCTTGCCAGCATCAGCATATAATTTTTCATCTAATCTAAATACCCCTGTTTTTTCTTCTTGGGCTTTGTCAAGGACATTAACTAATGTTTTAACATATTCGGGATTATCTTTACCGTATTTAACCTTATTGTGTTCGATACCATACAATACTTCATCCTTATTATCTAGTTCCAAGTAAGGCTTAATTAAAATCCTTCCTATGGGATTTTTAATATTCTTATCTGTTGGATTGACAAGAAATGAAACCAATGTCCCTAATTTAATATCAATAGGTACAAAATGTTTATTAACTCCACCTCTTAAGTTCATACAAGAAAAATCCCATTTTCTATCAGTTGTCATCCCACCCAAATCATAAGGGGACTTGCTAATAACCATGATGTAATCTTCAGCGACGGCGCTTTCAGATTTTGCACTGTCATAATCATTCAGCTTATCAACAGATTTCAAAAGCTCGTAGTTTCTCTGGAGCTTTGAAGCCGTTGGATCATTCTTTCCCAATATACTTAACACCTTTACAATCTTAACATTGTTTTTATCCCCCATCTTTCTTACCAAGCCACCCTTATAATCCACAATCTCATAGTTATTTGCTTTAAGATACCTGTGGAGTTTATCCTCCAATGGAGATGCGGATATTTCAAAGAACAATCTGTCACCATTTCTATTGGTGCTATCCGCTTGGGATTTTAGTTTATCCCAGATGCCCCCAATACGCTTCATTGCTAAATCTCGACCTACTTGCATAAGCTCTCTAAACTCCGATGGTTTAAGTGCCTCGAAAAGATAATTATCAACGATTATTTTCATATATTAAATTTTAAATCGCCCAAATACCATTTGGAACGAATTTTAGTGTTGTATTAAGATTTGTTGCTTCATTTGCTCTTCTTTCAAGCATTTTATCTGAACGTAATTCCAATAACCACTCTTGTAGTTCTAAAATTAACGCGCCTTTTTCTTCCTTGGCTTCTGCTAATAAGGTTTCATTATCCATGCTCACCTCTGCATTTGGAACCTTCAATGCGCCGCTGAATTTACCTCTTACTCTACCTAATGTTTCCTTCGATAAAGCTGTTAGGTATTTTCTCACCCATATTTTAGACATGTCGTTTAAATCACAGAAATCCAGTTTATTTAAAGGGACTTCGCTTGGGTATTTTATTATGTCATCACATTCTTGAATACATTTGTTTTTAGCTTCAGCGTCCATATCTGTTGTATCGTAATAAAAATACCAAACCTTACATTTATAATTCTGTCTTCTAGCTCCGATTGTATTACCATTATTAGGTATTGAATATAAATGTAATAATTTGGTACCGTTTGGACCTGCTGTGATTGAATATGTCAAATCTGATTGTCTAAGCCTATTTTTTAACCCAGTATCCATAGCTCTTAACATAACATCAAAAGCAGGTGCAATGTAATAAGCGCTATTAAAAAATGCGCCATTACCCCATCCAGTGTAATAAAAGCTGTCACCAAAGCCACCAATAGCTCCGAATGAGTTTTGATATGCTAATGATTGTGCCAAGGCTTGATCTATATCTGATGGTGTTTCCCACAAAACTCTATTAACTAATCTACCTGCTGGTATTTCGTAAGTTTGGATACCTTCGATAACATCAATGTAATCTTTCTTCAATTCGTAATTGCCTCTACTTTGTAAACCAACTTGTTTGGAATATGCTATACTGAAGTCATATTCATAGTCTAGGCTTCTTGTAGTTAGCCCTAAACAGATGTCTGTTAAATTAGCAGGCTTACCTACTAGATTAGACCAACGTTCGCTTATGAGGTGTTTTTGAAGGTGTAGGACCAATTCTTCAACAGATAATTTAAGAAGAGTGCAAAATGCTTCTTCTGTTATCTCTATTTTTCTTATCCCACCTCCTAATAAATGTTTAACATCTTCTATCAAACAAAGTTTTTCGGTATTTTCTATGCAATCTGCCATTTTTTTATCTATTTATATAAAGATAAATATAACTTAATATGCAAACATACTATAAATTAAATGATTTTTTAGAAGGGATGCGGAAGGATGTGGACGGCGAATTCTATTATGAAATAAAAAACGACGGAATTTATAAAATTGAATTCTCCCATGCAGGTAAAAAAGGAGGTAGCGTCTTTGAATATAAATTCTATCCAGAATTAAATAACAAATTTAAAGAAGTAGAAGCCTTAGAAATTTACGATATTGATAAAGGGACGGAATTATTTATGGATTGGTTTTCAGAAAATAACCAAAATATAGAAATTATGACCAAAGAAGAGGTGAAAAACTTTTTGGATAAGAATGTTATCGAGGAATCAAATTCTTGCTGGAAGAATCCAAAACAATTAGCAAAAGCAATTAAAAACGGCTTGGAAGTACCTAATTGTATCCCTGATGAAAAGTACGCCCTGAAAGAATCGAATTACTTTATCGGTAATAAGAAAAGAGAATTGAATAAAAAATATGAGAAGATAATGGATTGGTTGGAAGAAGTGGTCGAAAGTGGGGATAAAGATTACGCTGAAAAGATAATGAAGATAATTGAAAAGTGGAAGAAAAGCTATGAAGACAAAATAAGAAATGCTAAAAGCTATTTGAGAGAAAATAAAGATATTAAAATCCTTGACTTAAAAGAATATATAACAAAAAATGAAACTGCTAAAAACAAGATTAGCAGTTTCATTAAAAATTACGGCAATTAATTTTGCATGAAAATTTGCTTATTTTCTTGCTTTTGTTTTGATCGCTCGAATACTTCTTCTTCATGTGAATTTTCGAACAAGCAGTAGTAAACGGATACATCTTCTGTTCTGCCTATCCTCCAACTTCTTGCTTCTGCTTGTTCGTGTTCACCGCTATTCCAATCTGGGCTATTGATAATGGCTATATCACCCTTCGTTAAATTGTGACCTGTTCCTAAAGTTTTAATATTACCGATGATAACTTTAACATCATCATCTTTTTGGAATCTATCAATCAACTCCTGTTTCTTTTGTTGGGTCATTGTCGCATTAATCCCCACAGCTATTTTACCGAAATGCTTTAGGAACCCCTCATATTCTTCCTTGAAATGGGTGAAGATAATCACCTTTAACCCTTCGTCTATTTTATTGTCTACAAAATTCGTGGTATGAGGAATCTTGATTTTTGATAAAAATTCCCTCATTTTTATTGATTGACTTACGACCATTAAATCCTCCACGTTCACATTTTTAATATTCTTCTCAAGCATATATTCTTTCCATAATTCCCGATATTTTAATTTTTCGTTTGGGGATAATTCAAAATATAAAGGGAAAACATATTTTGTTGGGAAAAAGTCCAAAACTTCTGTTTTTTTACGAATTATTTGTGCATGTTTAATTCTTTGATATAGTTCTTCACTGTTAGTGTTTTCTACCTTTTTATCACCTATTTTTCTACCTAACACTATCACCTTTTTTCTATTATCTTCAAAGCCGCTTCTTAGGAGCGCATCACAATCAGATGAAGTTAAATCTGAAACAGACTTGTTTTGATTATTGACGTTAATACTCCATGTTTTACTTCGACCATTTCTAGCACCCTTTTGTTGAATTATATTCAGGATTGTTTTAACCCTTGAATGACCTTTAACATTAGACGATAGCAGTTCTAAAATTTCTGCTTTCAAGGCTTTGGTTTTAGCGCTATCCATTACTTGTTCATAGGCATTACAGTAGGTGAAGGCATATTCTTTATATTTCTCTAAAACATCTTGGAACCAGCCTTCTACTACAATTACATCTGAAATGTTTTTATTTATTGTCCTACAAATATTATAGAAATCAATATTTCTTTCTATTGGTGTTCCAGATAAACCGATGATTTTTTGAACAGACCTTTGGGATGCCAACATTTTTATACAACTAGATTGTATGCTAGTTGGGTTTTTAGCTCTGTGTATTTCATCTAATATAATACAGTCAAAGTTCTGTAAAAGAAGATCATTAGTTGCTTTATCTGTATTCTTTGATTTTTTTACAGATATGAAATTTTTTAGGATTTCGTAGTTTATTATTGTGAAGGTGGACGGCGAATTATCCCATACTGATCCTGAAATTATTTTCGCTGTTTCATTGTAGGTTTCTATTTCCCTACGCCAATTTAACTTCAAACTGGCCAATGTAATAACCAGTATGTTTTTATAGCCATTATCCAAGGCTGCAACAATAGATTGACAAGTTTTACCTAAACCCATATCATCCCAATTAAAAGCTGGGTTACGTAACTTCATAAATTTAATCCCTTCAATCTGGTGAGGAAATAATTTACGATTAGCCTTGTTGTTATTGTCCCATTTTTCAGCGTCGAATGTTACTTGATTAATTTGTTTTTTGAAGGGATTTTCGCAATCATCTTTATAAACAAAGAAACTTCTATTCTTATATGCAAAATGATAAATCTCGGATGTTTCACCGTATAGGTAATTAATTTTAATTTCAGTAAACTCACTGTTTGTGCCGAATTGCTTGTTTAAATATTCCACATTTCGCCGTCCAACATTCAAACTAAGATTACCAAAATCATAACCAGAATACCTGAAATTCATTTTCAAATACTCATTATCAAATGGAGATAACCTTCCACCACTTTCCATCATCTTTTTCAGATGTTTGATGTAAGGATTGAAACCCCCATAATCCCTTAATAATTCTTCCATAACTTTTATTTTAAATTTTAGTGTTTTGATATTTATAAAGGACAAATATAATTCCGTAAAATTATGAAATTTAATGAATCTCAATAACTTTACATTCTTTTCCAATTTCTTTCCCTTTTTTCAGGGATTTCCCAGAGCCTATTGGCTTACTGTCCATTGGCGTTGATTCGGGCGAACTCAACCCTATTTTTAATTTTAAACCTTCTTTTAGAATATTGTTTGCTGCATTAATATCTCGATCATGTTCAGAACCACAACTTAGACATGTCCAAAAACGATCATTTAATTTCAAATCATCATTTTTTGCACCGCAACAGCCGCATTGTTTGCTTGAAGGAAAGAATCGGTTTATTTCAATCACTTCTTTATTATTCCAAATTGCTTTGTATTGAAGTATCGATTTAAACCTATACCAACTAACGTCTTGTATTGATGCAGCTAATTTATGGTTTTTCATCATTCCCTTAACGTTGAGGTTTTCAATTACAATAATTTGGTTTTCATTAAGCAACTGATTTACAACGCTATGCAAATAATATTCTTTTTTATTAGTTATTTTTTCAAAATGTTTTGCCAGCTTTACTCTTGCCTTTTCGCGGCCTTTAGAACCTTTTTTCGTTCTACTTAGCCACCGTTGCAAACGAGCTGTCTTATTCTTATTTTTTTTATTCAGTTTTAAATTATCAAACTTTTGGCCATCAGATGTTATGACAAAATCTTTTATCCCCAGATCAATCCCAATAGCGCTATCCGTTTCAGGGAATGATTTGATAAGTTCGGTGTCAATCAAAACAGAGATAAAATATTTACCCGTTCTTGTTTTGGATAAGGTTAATGATTTAACATTGTTTTGATTCTCGTTTAAGATCCTTTCATCCCTTACAGAGCATTTAAAATGAATATCTTTCAAGACCTTTATCAAAGATATCCTGTTACCTTTAATGCCCATAAAAGCATCATTAGGGAACCTACAAGAGCTTTTAGTATCCCTTTTTGATTTGAATTTGGGTTTATCCGATATCTTTTTGAAAAAGTTATTAAAGGCTTTATCCAAATCAATAGCACTTTGTTGAAGAACCTTTGAATGAACCTCTTTCAAAAAAGGAAAATCAGATTTTAAAGAGGTTAGATACTTACCAGCTTCCGCAAAAGAAATCGATTTTTTTGAGCTTTCATAACTTTCATTTTTGTAATGTAGCAATTTGTTATAAACAAAACGACAAGACCCCAACAGGTTTGCAATATAGTGCTCCTGTTCATTATTTGGGTAAATTCTTATCTTAATTGCTTTTAACATAAAATTAATTTTATTATTAATTAATTGCCATTCTCGTTTTTGTTTAAAAAACAAAAAATCAATGAAATTAACGAGATGATTACTTGTTAAATCTATCGAATGTGTTTTTTGATATATGGTCCACTGTTGCAGTTTTTTTGAATTCTGCTATTGTTTTACAACCTGAATAAGACATAGCTGATTTCAAATAGTCTTGAAAATTTTCAATCCAACCAGCCAAGGTATATTCAACATAATTAATCTTTTCGATACCTTCTGATGATCTGAATTCAGTTTTACCCCAATCCTTTTGGACTGATTTTGTAGACATGCCTCTGAACGTAGAGGTTATCATTCTATATTTAATTAGTGAGCTAACATCTGTATCTAATATAAATTCATAAGATGTATTAGTTAAATCGGATGTAAATTCCAAAGTACCGTCTTCTTTCACCCTAAGAATATCAGTTACCTTACTTTGATCCTCATCATCATACATAACGATGCTTTTTTGGGAGCAAGATTCTAAAGTTTTGTTGAGTATACCCCCTAACATTACATAATCTGCTCCGAGGGCTAGTGCTAATATAACGTCCCTATATGTTCTAAATCCTCCGTCTGCAACGATTTGGGTGTTTATATGGGGTTTAACCATTTTTAAAGCACTCAAAGAGCTTTTGCAATCTGCTATAAGAGTTGCCATACCTTGACCAACAGCAGTATGAACACTCGTAAGACATCCAGATCCAGATCCAACTCCTGCTCTGATATAATCACAACCAGTGCTAGCTAATGCTACAAATGCTTCTTTAGAAGCGATATTCCCTGACATTATGATTACATTTGGGTATTTTGATTTTGCATTACGGATAGCGTTATGTAGTGCAGGCATATTACCGTTTGCAACATCAATACAAATTTTTTTGTGGTTCAAATCAATTGATTTGATCATTTCTTCGAATTCTACTAATCCAACAGAAATGAAATCTTCTTCATTAACTTCTACACCAGCATTTCTGGGAAAACATAAATTAATTCCCGCATTTTTAAAAACTTGTGCGTTGTCTTTTGACAGGACAGTGTCCATAGGGGCATTAAAAATTGGAAAGTATTCCAAATTAACTTCTGAACGACTGTTCAAACCGACTGGTTTTTGAACCAGTACCAAATCATTAAAATCTAATTGCATATTATTGTTATTTTCCACAAAGGTAATGAAAAAAACAATATGGTTAAAATTTTTTTAATTAAAATTCAAACTTTAATTCATTTTTATCAACTGGAGTACAAATTAGTGTTTTAAAGTGTGATTTAAAACCTCCCCAGCTTCTAACGTTTTCATAAGTTTTAATTGAATCGTCTGCTATTTGATACACCAAAGGGAACGGCGCTTTTAACCCATCATCTATCATATATACAATATAGTCACCGTATTTAGGTATAGCATTTTTAAATTTGAGTTCTGGTATTAAAACGTGTATTAATAGATTACCTAATTCTTTTAATCTAAAACTGTTGTCATCGTTGTAGGATTGATTCTTAGGCTCTACTACATCTACCATTGCATATAGTTCAATTGGATCATTTAAGTAAACTTCATTAGATTCATTTTCGTGGTATAAAGAATCTCTGTTATTATTATTAAAATCAACTGTATATAGATACACTTTTTGATTAATATCTGATAAATATTCATAAGCCATTCTGACTTCTAAATCATATTCGTTTTCATCAAAAAATTTATCTATCCTATTGTTTGTAATTTGGTCCATTTATTTTATTCTGGGTCTTTTTTTATTTTTTGAATTTCGATTAATGGTAACTCTTTTGCTAAAATGATAGCTTTCTTTTTCATATTAATAAAGCAATTGTTTAAGTTTAATATTAATCAACTTTAAATTGTCAATCTCCTCCTTTAGATAATCAACTCTATTAGCTAGCAATTTTAATAGACCATCATCATCATATTTAAAGCTCCTTTGTTCATATTCTGTCAAAGGCCCTCCTATAATTAAAGATTCAAAATGTAATAAAGAACTGTTGTTTTCACGTATATCAGAAATACAATCATCTAATTTATTAACGATATACGTGAAACTCAACTGTTCTTGACTTTCGTTATTTTGTGCTATTGTTTCTTTTTCCATGTTTACTTCTAATCTATCAATGTAATTTGTTTCAGAGCTTTGATAAAAGGAATCAGAAAATAAACTGTCTAAGTTTCTTCTAGCTAATTCGGAATCAAATTTATGTTTATTCTTACTCATATAATCAAATATAAGTAAAAATAAAGAAAATTAAAGCAAAAATTCTTTGTAAGTATTTTTCTCTTTATGTCCGTTCACCACTTGGAAATTAGGTGTTTGTGGATAACCTGCCTTAGAAACTTGTTCGTGGATTCTTTTAAACATCTGATAGTAATTCAAAGCTTTATTAGAATCATTAGCTAAAACTTTTTCTAGGCTAGCTGTGAAGAGGCCCATAGGTCTTTTATCTATAAAAGATTTTAGGTCATAAGAAACTTGGAATTCAGTAGAAGAAGAATAAGCTATAATATTACAAGCTAAATCACTTTCTTCAATTAGATTTGTTGGTAATTCCAATTCCTTTTTTAGACCTGCAACTTTAAGAATATCAGAGAAATCCAGTGATCTAACTTGTGCATCATCATTTTCGCCGTCCAAATCAATCGACTTAAAATTATCTCTTGCATGACAGCAATCTGATACCCATACAATATTAACACCTTCTTTAAACTTCTTTAAAAATTCCTTGGTTTCATAATCCCAAACTATTCTATCATATAGGCATAAAGCAGTTCTTCTTTTTTCTTTACCTCCACCTTCATAGTCTTCGTAAGTACCATGACAAGAGATATTAAAAAAGAAAGTGTCACCAGCTTCCAATTCTTCTGAAAGTTTGTTTAAAAAATCGACATATACTTGGTAAGTAGCTTTCTCGGATAAGAAAACATTAGTTTCAAATCCTTTTTCTTTTGCTAAGCTTTCCATAAAAATAATGTCGTTTTCACAACCTCTCAAATCATTACCTGAACCGTAATAATTTGGATCAAATTTGTTAATACCAAAATGCAATGATACTTTTTTCATATTTTGTTTTTTTATATAAATATATTTTTTTGTAATTAATAGAGTAAATTTTCGGCTAATTGAATAATTAAATCTGTAACTTGGTCTACTTTATTGGAATCTTTATCACAGGCGTTATAAATCATATCGCGTTCATTTTTAGCGATATTTTTATAATTAACCGTTGCACTTTTAGGTTTTGCGATTTCGCCGTCCACCTCCCAATACTGATCCATAACAAAATCAGAAACCAATAAAAGCCCATCATTATTATAAACAAAACTTTCCACGAACTTATTTAATAAATTCTTATAAGTACCAGATTTAGAATAATAATTCTCAATGAAATAATCAAGATCATCTCTATCAGATTCAGCTATTTTAACATAACCAAAAATACCTTTCAGTAAATGTGTATCGTACCTATCATCATCTTGGAGCAATATTGGAATTATTTTTCTGTTATAAACTAAAAAATCAGAATCTCCAACCATCATAACAAAAACGTCATTCTTGTTATTAAAATCCAAATCAACTGATGCCTTCTCTCCCTTTTTAGGCTCTTCTTTCAATTGAGCTAAAATCTCATTTACCTTCTCTTTTGAAATAACCCCCTTTCTAACTAAATCACTGTATAGACCCTTAGCTAAAAAGTCTTTTACAGTACTTAGATAATAATCCTTGGTTAATTTATACCCAGCAGGAGAAAAGCCACCAGAATCACTATCAGGATTCCTCTTCAAATATTCTCTCAAAACAATCTTACCGAATCCCCAACCCTTATATTCATTTACAGTAGTAACCAACACTGATCCTAAAAAATCCATAGCAACTGATACCCTCACATCATCTTCATCAAAGATACCAATATTGCCTTTATCAGACATTTTAACTTTAAAGTCAGCATTGTTGACTTTAATATTATTTATCAGCTTTGGATATGCCTTGTATCCAATATTAGGATTTTCTTTATAACTTAATTCTTCAGCGTAGGAAGAGTTATAAAGTTCTGGGGAATGTGACTTACCGCTTTTATTAATATATTTATCACGATATTCCTCCCAAGTCATTAAAGCAGGTTCAACAGATTTGTTTTCAAATTCGTTAGTTGCTTCATTGATTGTTGCTTCACTGATAATAATTTTCATAATTATTTAATTAATTTTAAAAAGTTTTCTGTTTCTAATTGGTTGATTTTCTCACCTAATTCTTTACCTTTGACGTTATATTCTTTAGCAACATCATCTCCACTTAAAGATAGTTGAAATTTTATAAAAGCGTCGGAGAAGCTTTCATTAAATCCTAAAATTTCATTTAAGAAATATCTCAAATCATTATCAGAAATAATCACCTTAGAGATTTTTCTTTTTAAGATTGGGGCATTTTCAGCACTTAAATTCTTCAAGGAAATTAAAGTAGATATATTATAGGCTTCTTTACTTGTGTATTTATAATTGTTTAATTTAGAGCTTACCAATTCAGGACTGTTGTTTAACAATAAGGTAGCTATTATTATTTCAGGGTTTTTATATTCAATAAAATCGTAATTGACTTTCAAATCAGGGAATATTTGAGGGAATAAATCCAAGTCTTTTATCATGTTTAAATAAAACACTGTGGATTTAGCTTTACTTAAGCCCTTTAAAAATTCATCTCTAATTCTTTCAAATGATACTCCTTTTAGAGAGTTGTTGGATTGGACGGCGGATTTAATATCTGGGTTCAAATCAGAATTAGTTATTGCCGCAAATCTTATAGCTCTCAATATTCTAATTCTATCTTCATTGAATCTATCCTCTGCATTGCCCACAGTTCTTATCTGACCGCTTTTTATGTCATCAACGCCTCCAACTAAGTCAATTACTTTATCCTTCGTTATATCGTAATATAGAGCGTTTATAGTTAAATCACGTCTTTTAACGTCTGAATCAATATTCGCAAATTTAATAGATTCTGGTCTTCTACCATCTTTATATTCACCATCTTCTCTGAAGGTAGCTATTTCATATTCTTCACCGTTTATGATAACAGAAATTACGCCAAAAGATTTGCCCTTTGGAATTATGGTATCATAACCTTCTTTTTCCAATATTTCAATTACTCTATCTGGGTTAGCATCAGTAGCTAAATCGTAATCTTTTGGTTCTTTACCGTAAAATAAGTCCCTGACAGCTCCACCCACAATGAATAAATCGTGCCCATTTCTATTAAATTGTTTTGCTAAAACTTTAATGTCACTTGGAACATTCATTTTTAAGTTTTCAGATTCTTCGTTTAGTCTTCTAATTATAGACTCATTTATTAAAATTTTCATATTTTAACCTTTATTGTTTACAATAAATATGTAATTTTGATATATTTATAATAAAATATTATATATAAACTATGAAAATGACCGTTAAAGAATTCAAAGAATTAATGTCAACTGACGATAATGAATTATTAGATGAAGGATTATTAGATTTCTTCAGAAAGAAAAAACCAGCTGAAGCAGAACAAGAACCATCAGGAGAGGAACCATCAAACAATACATCGCAACAAACGATTGCTATGTTAGAAGATTTCAGGGATTTATACGATGATATGAAATCTTTTGCAGCAATTGTAAAAATCAATAGAGATGAAGTATATGATCTATCAGTTATTGAAACTAAATTAGATTTAATTGATGATATTAAAGCTAATAGAGGGATGAGCGAAAGCGAGAAACAAAACAGAATTAAGAAACATGTTGACATGTTGAGAAATAAACTTATCCCTGAATTGTTGCAATCATTAGCTAATAACTACGGAAAATCAGGAACGTTTAAAAAATCATTTGATGATAGAATATTAATGTTGTATGGTATTAAAATACCAGAGGTAAAGATGACTTCCACTAAATACCCATTAAGTTCGTTACCAGAAATAGTTGATTCAATGATTGAATTTGCTTCATCAAAAGGGTATAAAAAGACATATATGAATAAATTAAACTTGTTAAAGAGAAGAGCTATACATCTTAGTTCACTTGAAAAACAAGGCCCTGAAGCGTTAAGCCAAAATGCCGATGTAGTTGAAAATTTAGTTACAATACTAAAAAATACATTAAGAGCATGGAGAAGAAAATTTGATGAAACTATTTACAATGAGTTACCTTACAACGTTAAAAAGTTTGCATTAAACGAAAATAAAAAGAGAAGAGGATAACAAAAAAGGGGACCAAATGGGTCCCCTTTTTTTATTCGTATGTTTTTTCAAATTTCCAATTGCCACAATCCCAAACCCTATCAAAACCCAAATAAATCATCATTTCTTTTTCCGTCATTGAGCTATCCAATTCAGGATATTCTTTAAGGATTTTATGTTTTTGGTACCGCATTCTATTGAATAGCTTTGCACCGTATTTTTTATTATAATAATGGTACACTGGAGGTTGCTGTTCAATTAGTTTGAAACCTAGTTTTGTATATAGGTTATTTTCTCCATCTGGTGTCCATCTTATATCTGCGAATGTTTTTATTTTGGACGGCGAAAAATCTCGCTCAAATTTTCTTAACATTTTTGATGCCAAACCCCGAATATGATAATTGTAGTTTGTGGCATATCTGTTCAAATCATATACACCTGCTTCACTTGTCCTTTTAAAAGTCATAACCCCCACCATTTCGCCGTCCAACACCGCACCATACCGTATAGGAGAAGTATCACCCCCCTGTATATGATATTTCTCTAAAAAATCAAAACTCTCATTGTGAGAAATCTCAATTATTTCACACGACCTAGCGTGCCCCTTCTTACCTAAATTTAAACCACAAGCATTTAATATCTTATTCCTTAATAAATCTGGTTTCTCAAGATACTCATTCTCAAATATATGATACAATTTAATTCCATCTTCCTTGGCTTGATTTGTCTTATCTAAATGATAATATCTATCCTTACCACCATTATTCAAACTGCCATTAACCAAACCCTCACAATGATAAAGCAAACCGTTAGCCTCAAAACCAATGTTGCCATAAACAACATCCACCTCCTTATTATTAGATAATTTTTTCTTGGAAATCTTCTCACCCGTAACCTCCGTTATCACTTCTCCTACCCATTGCTCGAACTTAGAAAAAGTACTTGCACAACTAGGACAACCAGACTTTAATGTCATATGTTCATTCTGCGACTTCTTGAAAACCCCATGTTTAGGACATATAATATCCATCTTCGTTTTACTATTTACATTCTCCGTACATAAAGAATAATCATATTTATCCTTATGTATTTTTCGAGATTTTTCGATAAATTCATTTAAACAAAATCTACTAGCCTCTAATGAACATTCAGGACAACCACTACCTCCAACATGATTATCAAATCTTTGATGAAACCATCCGTGTTTATTGCATTTTATTTTAATTTTACTGCCAATATTAGTATATTCTGTAAAATCATATTCGTATTTATCAGAATGAACAGCTATAACTTTCAATAAAAGTTCCTCATCAGTAAAACGTTGGAGTTCAGCTCCTTCTATTTTAGCACATACAGGGCATTTTTGCCCCTGTAAATGAGCTGAAACTACCTGTGAAAATTCACCATGTGTAGGGCATATTATCGTTATTTTATCAGTGTTAATTTTAAAAGAAGCTTTACTATAATCATAACCCCTATCTTTATGAATAATTTTACATTTCTCTAAAAATGCGGTTAATTTTTCTTCAGGAGTACCACCATACTTACAAACAGGACATTTATACCCCTTTTTATGAACAGCAGGGATAGTTTGAAATTCACCGTGTTTTCTACAAATAATAGTTACAGGTGTTTTGTCATTTATATATTCAACCTTAGAATAATCGAATTCATCACCGTGAATAGTTTTTGCCCTTTCTATAAATTCATTGGTTTTAGATAAATCAACAACAGGGATTTTCTTACACTCCCTGCATTTAGCACCCCTCAAATGAACGCTTGCTATAACCTCAAAATCACCATGTTTTGAACAAGTAATAATAACAGGTTTTTTGGTGTTAATAAAATTAACTTTTTCGTAGGAATATTCATCCCCATGAACCTTTCGCGCCATTTCAATAAATTCTTCTTGCGTAGTTTTTTTCATATTCGTTATTTTACGCAAAGGTAAGAAAATTATATTAATAAAAAAAGGCCCATGAAAAAAATTCCATGGACCTTTTTTATAATTCGTTGATAATCAATATTATCTCAATTCGATTGGATCGAAGGTCTGGATATTATCAACCTTGATGTAGCCATAGTAACGGTTATTCACCATCTTCGTAGCGTAACGAGTAGCAATACCTTTTACCATAGTCAAGCTATCTGGATCTGTGATAGTTGGGGTAAGTTGCAATGGAAGATATGGTGCATAAATGTAACCAGTATCCAACAAAGAAGTACCTTTGTGACCGATAAGAACGTCAAATGCAGAAGCATAAGGATCTACATATACTTTGTAACGGCCATTAACAGTACCTACCTGCTTCATACCAAGATTGTAAGAGTAATCCTCTAAATCATGGCTAGTTGGTAAGAACGCATCCAAATCATCGAAAATTGCACTTACTTCAGAAGATACAACGATAAAGTTAGCACCTCCGCGCAAAGTTGATTTGTGGATTTGAGCAGAAATCTGGTTGATACGAGTGATAAGAGTCTGGTTCCACTCTTTTTGAGTGTACTTTTGAGCACCAGTACCTTTCCATCCGTAGTAGTTCCAACGGAGTTTCCAAGCTGCACCGCGCTTCAATTCGCGCAATACTTGACGGTCAATTTCCATTGCAATCTGTTCAGACAACAATGCTGTCAATTCCGCTTCTGCTTCAATGTTGTGGTATGCTTGAATATCAGTTGCCAATTCTGGAGTCCAACGAGCGCGAAGCTTACGAGATTCAACAGAAACAGTTACTTTCTTAATTTCGAAAGTTACTTCACCGATTTCAGTTTCGTTTTCAAGAGTGTCATAGCGTCTCCAAGCGAATGCCAAGTCAGCAGCAGCGAAGGTAGTACCAGAAGCAGCACCAACGTATCCGTCGTAGCTATCGCATGTAGCGCAATTCAATGGGTGAGTCAAGTCGATTTCAACGTACAATGTACCGTTTTGATCGCAGATGTCAGAAATATCTGTCAAACCTTTACCGTAAGCCTGTGCAGGGAAACGGAAGTTAACTGCATCACCAGTCTTGTAGATAACGTTACCTTGTGGGTCAAGGATGTCAGAACCAGCGTTGATAACACTGAAAGAAGCCAAGAACTCTTCTGTATCAACTTCCAAACCATTACCTTTGTACATACGTGCAGTAAAGTTGTTCAAGTTGGTAGAATTACGTCCCAAGAATCCATCGATTCCGAACTTAGCGTAACGGATAGAACCGTCTTGTGCCAATTTCAAAGTGTTAGTTGCTGTCCAGCAGCTATTTTCATCCAATTCAACAGGAGAACCTGATGCAGTGATGATTGTGAAGTTACCCTTGCTGTGATCGTACAATTCATCGTTGTAGAAACGATCGTACAAAGAACGGCATCCTTCGTAAGTCACATCAGGACAGTTAGAACCTACCAATAAACAAGCAGGCTTTTTGCCGATAGATGGAGCATGTGAAGATGTAGTCTGACCAGCTTGGTTAGTATCTTCGATTCTTTCAGAAATGTTCGGATAGAAGAAGAACAAAGCACCAGTTGGCTGTGTCATTGCTTGTACAGAAACGATGTCGTTAGCCAACAAACGGCTATAAATACGACGAATCATTGGGAAAGCCTGTGCTTCAAAACCACCAGAAGAACCTGAATTAGTTTCTTCGTTAAGTACGTTTTTGAAGTATTTAGCTTGATTCTCATAAAGAAGAGCTACGTTATCACGAACGTGACCTTCCAAATTACGAAGCCAGTTTTGGCCTTCGTTTACCCACTCACCACCGTTTGTTCTTTTACCTCCTACGTGCTGATAACGCTCGATGATTTCTTCACGTAAAAGTTGTTCGCGGTTGGTTTGGATATCTCCTAATTTACCAGATTTTACAAAACTCATTTTATAAATGTTTTTTAATTTTTTTGTGTGTTTTTAGATTTTATAATTTACTAATTTATTAAACTTATCAAAGTCGGGATCATTAAATGTTTTTTCTTCTTTAATAATGTCCTTCTTTGAAGACTCGTTAATGCTATCTTTCAAGTCCTTCAATTCATTCTTTCCAGAAATAGTTTTTTTAGGAAGAGTCTTAGAAAGAGCCTCGAAAAGAATTTTTGATTCATTAATTGTTGTTACAGAATCAAATTGTTCAGCAATTTGAACTTTCTCATCTCTGCTAACAGTTTGTTCAGTAAACAATTTTGTTATATGTAAAAGATTAGTGTTGTGAACAGCCAATTGGTCTAACATATTCTTAGATTCAGTTAAAGCTTGATCGTATTTAGCTTTCTGATTTTTCAATCTAAGATTTTCTGCTACCTTGGTAGAAACTTCCTCCTTCAAGACTTTAATTTTCTCATTATAAGCCTTTTGCATTCTGTTTAATTTCTGTTCGTACTGTTCAACGATGACTTTGTACTCATTAATACGAGCCTCCATTTTGCTTTCTTGTAGAGCTTCTTTGATCCACTCGTCAAGCTTTTCCTCTTCATCTTCCATATCATCATCGTCACCCATTTCAATTTCCATATCGTCGTCCATGTCCATATCTTCATCATCCATGTTCATGTCGTCTTCCATGTCCATATCTTGATCGTCGATGTCCAATTCTAATTCATCATCGTCGTCCAAGCTTTTCAAGTCGAAAACTTCTTCGCCGTCTTCGTCTTCGCTTTTTTCAATTTGAAATTCGATAACTTCATCGTCAGGCAATGAACTTAAAAAATCCATAATCTCTTCTTTAGATTTACCTCTAAGGTCTATAACCTTATCTTCAGTATCATCAGCTGTTTCTTCTGAATCATCTGACATTTCATCATCTCCATCTTCTTCATCTAATTTAGTTAGAAGATCAGATAATTCCTCGTCGCCAAATTCATTATTTACAACTTCTTCTTCATAATCCAAAGGCATATTATCATCAGAATCTTCAATCATATCATTTTTATCCAATGATTCTTTAACAAAAGATTTAACTTCTGTTTGCAACACTGTCTTTAGTGTTTCATTAGTTTGTGATTCTGTAAGAGTTTTTACTTCCGATACTTTTAATAAAAGTTCCTCTATGTTTTTCATACAAGTTTTTTCAATTTATTTAATAAATATGCTTCAATATTAAAAATTACGTAAATTTTGAAAGATACTCTGATAATTTATCATTGAAGGAGTATTTTTCGGTAGATTTATATTCTTCTTTCACTGTTTTATCGATATACGGTGTTAAATTTTTCATATCAGTTGATACCCAACTACCTTTCGAAGAAGGCTTGTTAACAAAGTCCCAACAAATTAATTCATAATCATCTTCGACATGATTAACGCCATTAACCTTTTTTAAAGAGCCTACGCCCCTTGAAGAAACACCAACAACAACTCCATTCATCATCAAATTTGAAATATGATCACCAGATGTGGTTACAATACCTTTTTCAACAAATCCCCTAGAAACATTCAATTTAATTTTTCCTAAAAGTGTGATACCGTCCCACCAAACATCGGTTAATAAACCAGCGCCATTTAAAATATTAATCTGTGTACTTTCGGGGTGGTTGGCTTCAAGTAAAGTATTTTTTTGTGGGATACATTCTTTTAAATATCTGTCAGCCTCTCTCTTCAATAGCTTTTCGCTATATATTCTGTTATTTTCATTTAACACACCGTATTTTTGCAAAACGGCGAAGACAACGGTAGGTACTCCATTACGAGCAACATCTTCATTTGAAGATAATTTATTTTCCACTATGAAATCCTTGGATATACTCTCAATAGTTTGAGCATACCCAGCATCATATTCTAATAATAGCATTTTTTTACTCATGTAAAATGATTTTATTATAAATATCAATTAATTACAAAAAAAAACGGCGATGGACTAACCATCACCGCTTTTTTTTATTTATATTTTTAAAAACCTTGAATTTAGGGTAATTACTTATTATATTTTTTAGTATATCTGGATATTCTTTTAAACTATTTATTGTGTTATCTTTTATTAGTGAAAGTTCAACTGAAAGGTATGCGGTGGTGGACGGCGAATCTCTTATGTCAACATCAATAAAATATTCGTAATTGTCCTTAAAATTTTGCTTTAATTCAAAAACCTTTTTCCTTATAGCCTTTGTAAAATTGCAAATTTCCCTTTTGTAATCAACAGCGCTCAATTGTCCCTGTAATTCAACCCAACATTGTAATTCAACTTTCGTAATACCGTTTTTCTTAATAATCTTGCTCTGAAAATTATCATCTATTGTCATATAAATAATTGTTATATAAACAAATATAAGTAAAACTATTCGTTTATTAAACTATTTTTCAAACTAATTAAATTAATTAAATTATCAACTTCATATTGATTCTTTAATTGTGTTTCATAGATTTTTTCCTTCGTCTTATAAATTAACATTTTAGTTTCATCGTCCGAAGCCTCGTTTAATTTATTGTCAAGGACACTTAAACATTCTTCGCTAATCTGCTTGAAAACTGTTTCGGGGTTATCTATGAAGTTTTTAGCCAAAGAAAGCTCTTCTTCTGAAAATTGAGATAAATCTAAATTGTTTTTTACATTTTTAGATTTGATGTGCTCATAAATCATTTTCTTGCTTTCATTGTACTCGACAAAATTCAAAGCATTGCGCTCTTCAAATAAAACGATACTGATACTTTTTTCTAAATCAGTAAGTTCCAAATTATTTAATTTAGAAGATAAACCCTTCAAATCACTTTTATCTATGGAATTAGAAAATTTAATATTTTCATTTATAAAATCTTCGATTTCAGATTCCTGTAAAGCAGGAGGGTTTTCCAAATTATTAACCGTATAGTATAATATTTGAAGATTTTTATTATTAGCTATTTCTTCAAGAATTAATTTTGAACTATTTGATTCCTTGTTCAAATATGATTCTTGAAGTAAATTATCAATACCTTTTTTTATTTTTATGATTTGATTCATCTTATTTAAAAGTTTATTATATAATTATGTCAATTTATTATTTTTTTTATTCTTCTGGTGGGGTTCCACCTGTTACTTCTTCACCACCTGCTTCAGGTGCTTCTGCTCCACCACCCTCTTCACCACCTAATTCACCACCACCTTCTCCACCTAATTCACCTCCACCAGCTTCACCTTCCATTTCTCCGCCTAATCCACCTCCTAAATCGCTGAAATCACCACCGCCTGCACCGCCACCACCTTCTGCTCCACCAACAGTTGTTCCGTCAGTGTTTTGAGTGTATTCTGCATTTGGCATCCCATAAATCTTATCCACTTCATCGAACAATTTAGTATTTTGAATGATTTGTTCCGTTTTTTGTAATTCGATACCAATAGCTCTTTCAACTCTTTGTTGTAACAAATCTTCTTTGATTTCATTGTCAGTGAAATTAAGAATTAATTTCTTCGCTCTTGCATGTGACATAGGTGCGATACCATCAGCAGCTATTTCCACAGCCGCCTTGTAAGTATCTAATTTTTGAGTTAATAACTCCATCCTTAAAACTTCTGCTTGTATAGATGGATTATTTAAACTTAAAACAAAATTACCACATTCTTCCTCTAAACCCAAAGCGATTAGATGAACCATCGCAATTTTATTTAACTCTTGTAAACAACATAATTGGATCCTATTAACAGTTTTAGCAAATCTAATATCCTGCATTGCCAAAGATTTTCCTTCAGCAACAGATTCCTCGAAATTCAAATATGTTTTGGGTACCCTTAAAGCAGTTACCAATAGTTTCAAATCATACTCAATATCAGCAATATCTAAATTAGTTTGACCCTGTATTGTATCAATTTTTGAACCATCATTGGCATCACGAATTGGAATAAAATAATCTTGGTCAATACCCAAAACATTCATCTTTAAATCTTCCTGCCCTGTTTCTGGGTCAACTGTTTTCTTCCTTTTATATCTATCGGCAATGCTGTTAATATATTGACCAACATCGTTAGGGTCAATATTACCTATATTAATGTAAAATACCCTTCTATCGCTCGCTCTTATTAAACGGATGGTTCTCATAGCATCCTCTGTTAAAAGAAGATTACGCCAAAATCTACGTGCCTTTTCTAAGATGGATACACCATAAGGGATTCTTCTATCATCAATCAAAAGTCTAAAATGTGCAATTTGCCAATCTTTAAATTCAACGGTTCTAGATGTTCTCCATTTAAAAATAGTACCACTTTTTTTCTCTGAAATGATATAATCTAATAAATCATTATCTTCCCTTTCGATTTCAATGGTGGGCAACTGTTTACAATTTATAATACCTAAATCTGAATCTACATCTAAATAAACAAAATTATCGCCATACTTGCACATATTCCTCATCCACATGCCAATATTCATATTGATATTTAATTTATCGTAGAACATTGATTCCAATTCTTTTTTTACCCTTTCACTCTCTGAATAAATGTTCAATACATTACCCTTCTCATTCGGCTGGGTGCATTCTTCCATAAAAATATCTAATGCAGCACCTATAATAGGATACTCCTCCATTTTTTCATAATCGTAATAAGAAGGAATCCTACGGGCTTCATTTTGAAGAACTTGATACTTTATTAAAGAAGTAGCTTTATTCCACAAACTTCTTATATATGAAGACTGTTGCTTCTCTAATTTTTTTACTTCAATATCTTTACTGTCTTTACTTCTTAACAGTTCTCTATCTACACCTACCGTTTGAGTATTAAAACTTTGACCTCCTACTACGGGATTTTCTTTACCTCCAGAAAAGAAGCTAGTTAATTTTTGATATACTGTTTGCCTTGAATTATTTTCAGCCATTATTTGCTATTTTTTATATAAATATAAGAAGTTATTTTAAAAGCCAACCATAATTGGATATATCCACACCATCCTGTCTTAAATATTTATTATTTCTTGATCTGACAGCTTCTTTCGTATTTGTTGAATTGTCTACTCCCAACCAAGCATTTAACATTTGTTTGGATTGTTCTTGTGCTGATTCCATTTGTTTAAAGGAAGTTTCAAACAACCAAAGTGCTCCTGCTACTGCTGTTATACAATCATCGTTGAAACCTCTCATGTGGTCAGGTCTTCCGTTTAACCAAACATAAGTTTTAAGTTCACCTATTAATCTAATAGATTTAATTTTAAATGTGTCTGTCTCAACATAATTTACAAAACGTTGAATGATTTTGGGTCTACTCATCCCACTAAATTTCAACCCCTTTGCTTCACCTTTTTCATCTTTTTTCAGCAACTTAAAATTTAAACGTTCCAAATCTGTTATTAAATTTTCACCGTAACCGCCTGTAGTATCAACATCCGTAATTGCATTGAACATTTCACACCAGCGTTTCACAATAGGTGCAAAAAATTCAGATTTTAATTTACCTTTATATTCAGCAGCTTGTACACCTGTTGTTGTATTTACTATTTCAAGTGAAGAATAATCATCGCCACTACCCGTAGAAACATCTGCAAAGGCACAATAATTATGCCCTTCCTTGGGATATTCAAATATCCACATATTTTCTTTTTCTTCAGCTTTCTCAATTGGATCGCAAACATATTTTTCTTCATGTCTTTTTATGTGTTCAACATCTATCACGTTATGCCCTGACCCATCGAATTTACATAAAAGCTCTTGGTTAATTAATCGTTTATCATTATGTAGAATAGCACATTGTTGTTTGTACCAATCTGATTCTGGAATCCATCCTTTTTTGAACTTAATAACCATCTTTTCATTGTCGTATTCTATTTCCTTTTCTTCGATTAAATTCCCGTCTTCATCTTTATATTTCCAAACCAAATTTTTATTATACCTCGGATCTTGGAAATAATACATTTCATGGACTGTAAAATTATTGGTCCCGTTACTAGAAATTGTTTCAGAATATGTTTTAAAGAAAATAGGGTCAGTACCCATCGGGGTTGAAATCAAAAACATTTGTCCTGCGACGTTTGAAGATAACGCCATCATTGCAGAACCATACATTAATTCACCATCTGTCTTATCAATGTGTGCGGCCTCATCAATAACAATTATTCTAGGCGACGATTGTCCCCTGACAGCATCTTTACTTGTTGCAACTGCTGATAAGTGACAACCATTTTTTAATTTAATTGATTTTACAGACCCCTTACCTATAATATGGCCGTCCAACTCCTTACTGTTATCATAATTTTCTCCCCAAACCCATCTTGGAACCTGTGATAAAAACTCTTTTATCTTTGCTAAAAAATCTTCAGCCTGCTTTCCTTTGTTAGCAACAATGATTACCCTAAAAGGGTTATCCGAAGAGGTTAAAGCACAAATAGCCGCAATATAAGCAGCTGTAACAGTAGAGATACCAGCTTGACGAGATTTATTTACAAGAACATGCTTTTTATTTCTATATATGTCTATTAATTCTTGTTGCTTTGGGAATAATTCAAACTTAACAAATTTTTCTTGACTAGCATCAAATGTCTGAAAACAATCTTGGATTAAATTAACAGGATCCTCTAAATAACTTATATATTTTATAGCTAACGACTTCTTATCCATATTTTTATACTTTGCTATAAATATAGGTTAAAAAAGAAATGTTCGGCAAACACAAGGTTCACCGAACATTATTATCATTATGGTTTTAAAATCTTTTTATGCTCCTGCAACGATAGTTGAAGTGAATGTGATTGAAGGATTCAATGTTGACAATTCAGCAATGTAAAGGTTGTGAAGCTCTGTAAGAATATCTTTTCCTGTAAATTCTACATCAGCATAATTTTTAGGCATAACAGCAAAACCCACAAAATTATATGTTTCAGGGTGTTGAACTGCATCTGTTCCTGTTTCTGGATCAGCAGGTGTTTCGTGTGCAGGGTTAATTGTTACAGGCTGCAACCAAGAATTTAATGCGCCTTTTGATGGGGTTGAGAAATAAATGATAAAGCCTTCAACCTTGTTTGATGTGATTTGATCTTCACCTAGTACGATGTTATTTTTATCGAATTTAATCATGGTTTATTTTTTTTATTATATAAATATATCTGTTTTTTGTTTTTTGGAGGGTTGGACGGCGAAAATGATTAAATTGTTGGATTATTTAACATATATTCGCTTTCATATAATTCGTCCATACCAAAAATGGTGTGCTTTTTTGTGTCAGGCTTTGGCCATACAATATAAGGGGCATAATTGGGATTCGGTTCATCTTCCCATAGAATGTCGACGGCGAATTTATCTGATAAAACAGCTTCTTGGATGATTGTACCATCTTCACCAATAATTGCTGGTGTCAACTCCAAATGACCAAGTGGAATTACTGCGACCTTATTGTACGATGGAATTGGTGAGGGGATTTCCACGCCGTTTTCATCAAATGTAGGCAGTGGGGGTGGCACAATTCCGCCGTCCACCCCTACCATCTCATCATAACTATTAAATTCGTATTTTAAATACCTCATTCTAATTAGGCTCTAAATTTTCTGGTTGTGCTGGTAAAATCTCATATTCAATAGGCTCTCCTAAAATTGGAGTTAAAGTGTCATTGAATACGATGTAATAAATGTTGTCTGTTTCATAATAACTGTAATCCACCCAAGAAGATGTTACACAACCTTCCTTGGGATACCCATAATAAGAATCACAGCTTTGCTTTGCGTTAATCGCATCTTGTTCGGTTTCAAATTTGTATATAAGCATAATTTATAAATTTATGTTTTTTTAATATATTCTGTAATAGTTGTTTATGTTGTTTGAAATTGCATCTTTATTTGTTGAATTTACATCTGTAAACCAGATAATTATTTCTTGTGAGTAACCACCTAAGTTAAAACCACCGATAGAATAATCGAATAAAGTCAAATTTAACCAAGGGCTAAGATTTATTGAACCTTGTAAAAAAGATAAATGAGTTATGTTATCACCAAAAGCTGTAAAATACTGATCTCTTGTACTTAGTGATTGTATGTTATTATTTTTAAAAATATTGTTTATAGTAAAACTATTAGAAGTACTTGAAGTAGAACCACTTTGAAGGATAAAAACCCATCTAGCTGCACTTGAATTATCAGAATATAATATACCTTGAGTATCATTAGTTTTTAATACAGAGAATGATTGAAAAGGCTGACTAAGAGGCATGGTTACAGGTGTTGAAAACCCATCGTCAGTGCCATCTAATAGAATAGCAGGTCTATTATTATCAGGGTTTAGAATAATCTTTGAAATACTATCGTATATTTTAGGTTGTTTTGAAGCAGTTGATTGCACTTGATGTCTCCCATTCCCACTCTGATCATACCATGTTGTGACAAATCCATTTCCGCTTCCACAGAAAATTGATAATGTTGATGTATCCAAATCCCCATTACGATTTGCAAAAATATCGGTTTCGGCATTATCGGAAGATCTTCTGACACGAACCAAAGGTCCCGTGTATGCCGTATTCAACGACCTAACGGAATAGGCTGCTGCGGCACCTGAAAAATTATTTAATAAAAATTGTCGTGATCCATCGGCATACAAGTTATAATATGAATTTGTATTTGTTCTGATCAAATTCATATTCGATTCCAAATTGCCATTCCAATACACCACTTCTGCAACTGTGTATGACCATTCTGGTGAATTGGTTGTTGGTGTAGGTGAAAATAAAACATTAGTACTCCAACCATCTCTATTGATATTAATAGAATTAGGTAATAGGTTGTTTCTTCTATAGCTTATAAGTTGTGATACATTGTCATCTATAACACCACCAAAAGTATGTACTTGAGTGATATTGTGTAATTGTAATGATGGAGAAGATGAAGAAAAGGCGACATACTGATTCGTAGCAGCAGGA